TATTTTAATTTCTTATTAAATAATGTAACAAATCTTAATGTTTTTGAACAGACAAAATTATTATTATATGATTTAATAATTACAACACGTAATGTGTATGAATTTTCATTAAACAACGACAAAAATAAATGTAAATATAGTATTAAAATTGAAGATATTATTAATAATATTGATAAAATTAATATAAATGACTATATTATACAAGTAAATGAAAATATATCTATTAAAATTGGTATTCCTAATGAATTTTTCTTATATAATGAAAAAAAATTACAACAAGATTTATTAAATTATAATACATATAAATATATAAAACAAATTATAATTGATAATGAAGAAGTTCCATTATTACCAGAAATTATTGATCAATTACCAAGTAATATTTTAACAAAAATATCATCAAAAATTAAAGAATATGATGATATTTTAAAAGGTATTCCGTTTTTTAATAAAGAAATAGAAGCCAATTGTCAAATTGTAACATTATTTGAATTTTTAAAAAAACTTTTTACATATAATTATCAAGATTTATTAAAAAAAGAATATATATTATTTAAATATGTTCGAATATGTAATTATTATGATATTAATTTAAACGAAGCAAATGCTTTTCTTAATATATATAATGATGATTTAATCAATCAACAAAAAGAAATTGAAAATAGCACAAATGCATCCAAAAATGTAAATATAATAAGAAAGAATAGTTAATAATGCCTATAAATTTAATAATTTCTATATTGTCAAAACTACAATTAGGTAAAATTAAAAAACCAACTGTAGAAATAGATAAAATTGAACATTTAGAAATTAGTAAATATGAAAAAGAAAATATTTTTATTCATAAAGCTGATAATAATTTAAAAAAATCAGATAAAATTATTCCAATATATATTAAAGATATAAAAAAAGATGTTAATTATCAAATTTATGAAAAATTATATCAATTATCATTTAAATATATTAATAATGTTAATAATATAACAAATAAAAATCAAATTTTAAAAAGAAAAAACAAAGCATATGTTTATTTTATATTAATTTCATTAATTGCTGCTGGATTATATTATGTTTATAAATATTTTGAAAAAATAAAAGAAAATATTGATGTATTTTATGAGGAAATTAATAATTTTATAACATATTTGCCATCATTTTTTAATTGGTTGGGCGAAAGTTTAGAACATCATTTAATTTTATTTTTTAATTTAGTTTATAATAATACATTAAATATAATAAATGACATACAAAATACATTTAATAAAAAATATAATTTAATAATATCATATTTTGATGATTTTTTTAATTATGTAATTAACGAAATTGAAAAATTAATTAATGGTATGATTGGTATTATATCAAATATTAAAATTATTGAACAATTTAATAATTTTTTAAATTCGATAAAATTTGTATTTTTTACTGCTAGTTTTAAAGATGGAAATAAAACAGAAGAAAAATATTATAGAGAGGGTAATTTTCAACAATTAAATAAAGTTGAAATTCCAAAAGAATTAACAGAAAAAATAAATCAAACAGATAATTTTGAAAATGATATTTTAAATCTTCAGTCATTTAATAAGTTAGAAAATAATTTATATAATTATAAAAATATACCGAATATAAATGTTGCTAATACAATACATACAACAAAAAATATGCAAGACGGTATTATTTTTGGTACTCAAACTAAATTTATCGCAAAAAAATATAATAATTTTAAAGCTGCTATATCAGAGATAAATAGCAGCTTTAAAAAGGAATTAAATGTTTTTGAATCAACTGTTAATACAAATATAAATAAATGGAATGAATTATTTATTTAATATTTGAATATATTGTTCCATAAAATTGACATTTTCTTGAATTTTCATATTTTTAGAAACAATATTTGATTTAATTTTATTTTTAACTGTTGGAATTTTTATATTTTTGTTTTGTAAGTAAGTTTCAGTATTTTGTCGTTTATTTTTGACATCCGATTGTCTTGTTTGTGTAAATACTTCTTGTTCATTATCTTCATTTTCTATATTAGAAATATATTCTTTAGTTTTATAATAATACGAATCGGGAAGTTTTGGTAAATTGGGATAATTAGTATCAACAATTTCTAATAAATCGGGATGAACTAAAATAGATTTTGAATTATCTGTTCGATGTGGAGCGTATTCTTGTGCAATTTCAATTCTAACTTCACTTCCTCTAGATTCTGAATTATTAATACTATTACCTTGTATTGGATTTTTGGTTTTAATATCAATTACACGTATAGGAAAATCTTTTGACGCAAAATCATCTAACATTTTTTGAAGCATTTTGTTCATATTTTTATAATGTTTTGATGATTTATAATTATTAATTAATTTAACGATATCGCGAATCGCAAATCCATCTGAATTACCACGATTTAAAAAATTTTCTACTAACAACTTAAATTGTTTTGCCATATATAAATTATTTATTAAAAAAATATTAAAATAAATATTTTTATATGATAAAACTTGATAATATTAAAAAAGTTGATAATCAACTTGAAGTATCTTTTAAAAAAGATGTTGATATTATATATAGTGATTTACATTTAGATTTAAAAACACAATATACTGTTCAAAATCAATTATATCATTCTTTAAATCGTAAAGATTTGGTATTGGATTATAATGAAGAAGCTATAAAAAATTCGTTAAAAACATTATTTACCACATTACCAGGACAAAAAATTTTAAATCCTGAATATGGGTTGAATTTAGAACAATTTTTATTTTATCCAGTGAATGAATTTTACGCACGTAATATTGGGGAAACAATTTTGGTATCTATTAGACTATACGAACCTAGAATCAATGTTACTAATGTTAATGTTTATCCAAATGAAGATGAAATGATGTATGAAATTAATATATATTATGAAATACCCAAATTTTCAGAGAAATCATTTAGTTTTATGGGTAAATTAACACAAAATGGATTCGTTCAAAATTAACAAATCGTTACTAAATAATTAAATAAAATGGCACAAGATACGGCTTATACATCTTTTTATTTAAATCAAAATGGGTATGCAGCATTTGATGCTACATCCATGAAACAAATTATTAATGAACGTTTAAGTCAAACAAAAATTTTTACTGATGGTGTGTATGAAGGAAGTAATATTACAGGATTTACTGATGTTTTTGCATATTTATGCCATGTATTAATGTTTTATTTGAATCAAACAAGTTCTGAAGGGTTAATAACACAAGCGTCATTATATGAAAATATAAATAGAATTGTTAAATTAATTAATTACAAACCTATAGGATATTCAACTAGTACATTAACATTCGAAGCAAAAGCTGATGCATCGTTACAACCAAATATTTATAATATTCCTAGATTTACATATTTAGATATTGCTGGTGTAAATTATTGTTTTACAAAAGATGTTTCATTTACAAAATTATTAGAAAACTCTAGTGAAAGTTTAGATACATTTAGCAAAAATAATATTTTATACCAAGGAACTATTATTGAATACCCATTACAAACTGCAATGGGTGAAAAATTCGAAATAATAACATTAATTCCAAACAATAATAAAAATAGTCAGCAAACATCAATATATGTAGATCATTTTAATTTTTCTGTTTTTGTTAAAGATATTTTAACTGAACGTTGGTATGAATATACAGAAACTGATTCGTTGTTTTTAGAAGATAATACAGCATTAAAATATTCAAAACGATTAAATGAAAATGGCTATTACGAGTTTACATTTGGTAATAATATAAATGGTAAACAATTAAATAATGGAGATCAAATTGCAATATATTATTTAAAATCAGATGGTTCTAGTGGTGAAGTAAATGCCGGAGATATAAATTCAAATACAAGTTTGAAATTTTATAACACAGCACAGTTCAATTCTATTTTAGATGATATTTCAACAGTAACATATATAACAACAGATGATATCATAAAACTCCATTTTGATAATAAAAATAATTCAACACCATTTGTTTTACCAGAAACAGTTGATGAAATAAGAAATAATGCACCTAAAGTTTTTACTAATACAAATTTATTAAAACCAGAAAGTATAAAATCATTTATAAAACAAAATTTTAGGAATGTTTTAGCTGATGTATCTATTGTTAACAATAAATCATATGTTAATGGACATGTAAATTATTTTCAAAATTCATTGGGATTAACTAATGCAAATAAAGATGCTAGAGTATTGTTTAATCAAGTAAATTTTTCAACTGCATGTAATTTTGGAAATATATATGTGTATATGGTACCTGCTATTGGTGCATTAAATAGTGATAACACATTTGCGTTTGTATCAACGGCTCAAAAACAAAATATCATTAATAAAATCACAGATAATACAACAATGACATCAAATATTGTTGCTATGGATCCTGTTTATATGGCGTTTGCTATTGGTGCTGGGTTTTTAAGTGATGATTTAATTAATAAGGAAAATGAATACACATCTCAAACAATTGATGATATTATTAATGAAACACAAATTGTCATAACTAAGTATAAAAATTCTAGAAGAAATGATGAATTGATTAAATCAGAAGTTGATATTGCAATTAAAGCATTATTCACTAATAACACATTAGGTGAGACCATAAGCATATCAAATATTGTTCAATATATTTTAGGTATTGATGGCGTAAAAAGTATACAAACATTGCGTAACGGAGTATATATAAACGGATTAAATTTTCTTTATTGGAATCCGGTTTATAATGGTATTGATTTAATGTCAACATCAAACGATGTTAGTTTGCAGTTTTTCCAATTTCCATATCTATATAATAGAGATTCGATATATAAAAATATAATAATTAATGTAGAAAGTTAATATGAATAGAGATTTATATGTTTCTCCTAATGGGACAGGTGATGGTTCTAAAACATCCCCTGCTAGTATGGCTGGATGTAACGAAATTTTAAAAAATATTATTGATAATCACAATATTGAAGATCCAATTACCCCTATTGAGATAAATGTACATTGTCTTCAAGGGCAATATGATGATTTACCTGGATTTAAAGTAAATACTTTTAAAGATCCCAAAAAATCTGTTTGTAGATTTATTGGAGGATATTTAAATTTTGATGAATCGCCAACATTAAAAAGTACATTAATAAAAAATAATGTTGGTGGTGTAAAAATATGGATAAATAATGATAGTAGCCAAATAAGTTCAAATATTGAAAAAGATAGTTTATTAAAAATTATAAATTTTAATATTATATATTCAAATACAAGTGATGATATTACAACATTAAATTATTCATTATATAATTGTACTGTTAAACTAAATGATAATATTAATCAGCCATATACACAATTATTTACTGAATGTGAAAATTGTAGTTTAACTGGAATAACAACTATATTATCAAGTGTTAATTCTATTTATTACGAATCTGCTGGTTGGACAACAAACAGCAGTAATGTATTACAAAAAACACCATTATTTGAAAACATTGGTAATTCTTATATTAACCAAAATGTACCGTTAACGTTATATTCAGAAATATCATGTAAACAATTAAAATCTCCAAAAGGTTTGATATTATATGGATATAAAAATCCAATAATTTTTAAAAATAATAATGAAATAACATATAATTATAATTCATTATCATGTATTGTTAAAGATTCTGATTTAGAAAGTTATATTACTAATAATGAAATTAATGTAAAATATATTAAAGTTGATAATCAATCTAATAGTAATTTATATTTAAGTGGTAATATTTTTCCTGTAATTGATGTAAAAAGTTATACACAACCATTTACATTAGATTCTTTTAGCACTGTTGTTTCATCAATTACTTTAAAAGGAAATGTGAAAGATTTAAATATATATGATACTATTAATTTAAATAATTGTAACTGTGAAGATCAAAATATTAGTTTAAATCTTTTATCTGCTAATTATACAATAGCAGATTCCGAAGTAAATAAATTAACAACACAAACTATAACATCTTTTAGTATAGGACCTGCCGGTGGTTATATTAAATTTAAACCAAAAAAATTTACAAAAATTGTATATACTTATTAAAATATAAAATATGTCTGATACTGTAAGTAAAGTTTTCAATAAATCATCAGATTATGAGTCTGAATATATTATTAATTATAAAAAACAAGGTGATTATCAAATTTATATATATACATCACCAGATTTATTAGATTCATATGAAATTGAACTTATAAATTATAATATTCCCGATTTAAGTACATTAAAACTTAAAAAAACATATAATATTGATATATATAGTGTTTTTGGAGGATATATTGAATTCAATCCTATATGGTTTTCACAAGTTGAATTATCAGGACCAATATCCTTAACATCTGATTATTTTAGTTCAACAGCACAATTTGGCGTTCCTTATAAATTTGATAATTTAAAACAAGGTAATTATAAATTATTAGTTTATGGTTCTGATAATGATGATAATATTACAAATTTACGTACTGTTAATAATCCTGTATTATTATCAAATTTACAAATATTATCTACATTTAATATTAATGTATCTAGTCAAAATGGCGGATATTTTTATTATACACCAAAACCAGACTCATATGTATATGATAATTATAGTAATACATTTAGTGATTCCCCTGAAAAATGGGATAAGCCGGTTCAATTATCGTTATATTATGGTGAAAATAATATAACTTTATATGCTTATACTAAAGATCATCAAGGTAGTGGTATTGATTACTATATTAAAGATGTGCGAGTTGTAATAAACACTGAAACATCAAGACAACCTTATGTTCAATTTGATATTAAAGATGATTTAACAGGTGAAATTACTGATAAAGGTTATACATTGGAAAACTTTAAATTTCGTTTTGAAGTTTTATCAAGTTCAATACCTAATTATATTTCAGATTATAATTTTGTTTGGCAATTTGGTGATGGGGAATATTCAACAGAATTAACACCAACACATTGGTATAAAGCGCCAGGTGATTATACAGTATCATTGGAATTATTTGGTATCAATGATATTAATAAATATGTATCATTTAAAAATAATATAACAAAAACAGTACATATTTATAATTATACACCCGGATATGAATATAATTCATATAATGATTTTATACAATATATTGATGTCCAGGGGTTATCATCCCGTGATTCACAACAAGGTGAAAATTTTTATTATTATTGGAATAAAACCCCTATAATTAATTTTAAAATTTTATCATTTAATTCATGGCAAACATATGAAGTTAACAATGGTATAAATAAAATTAATTTAAATGTAACTCAATCTAAATATCCTTTATTAAAACCTGATGTTTATAATTCTAATTTGTATTTACATTTAGCACCATCCGATAAATTTTTAGATTTAGATGATCAACCAATTAATAGTATTACATTGACTGGTAAACCAATATATATAACAAGAGATTTATCGGGCAATGTTTTATATGTTGATGATATTCCAGGTGCAACTTTTATAGGAACATCTGCTATCGGACAATTTAAATATAGTGGAACACCATATTATAAAGATGAAGAGCCTATTGAAACTATAATTGAAGTTTCTAACGATGGTTCAGGATTAAGAGTAAATTATGATATTGATAATAATATTAATAATACTTTCGAACATCCTATAATGTTAACTAAACCATATGGATTTTCATTTTATAATGTTTTATCAGGAACAAATTCATCAGATTTAAATGGATTTATTACTTCTTCTGGCGTTAATAGCGTATTATTTAATATATATAAATACAAATATATAAACTTACCAATAAATTTTATATTTAGATATACTTATAACAATTATCCATTAACTTTTATTAATAATTTAAATGTAAAAAATAAAAATATATTATATTATAATGAAATAGAAGTTGGAACCATTTATTTAATGGATTCTGATGATAATAAAGTTGCAACTTCATTATATGATTTTAAATTCGAACAGGTTCAACAACCCGAACCATACGATTCCAATAAAGGCGGATATTTAAAAGGAACATTAATATATTTTGGATCAGATGAATTGAAAAATTGTTATATTGAAGTAACAATTAATTATGATGTTATTAATGAAATACAATTATCAGGTTTAGATATTAAAACCATTAAATCATCACAATTTAATATTTTAAAACAGGATAGTATTCAATTAAGAAAAATTAATGAAAATTTCTCGTTAGCTGAACAATATCATAAAAATAATTTACAGCCAACATTAAAATCTTTACCATATTTAGATAATTTTGTTGATACATTATTTGGAAATGTTTACGATCCTAATTCATTTACAGTAAAATTATACGAAAAAATATCAAATTATATATCAAATATTAATGATATAGATACATGTAATGTAGATGCATTATATGATCACTATCATATGGTTGATTTGTATATAACAAATTTAAATTATATTTATCCACCAAATTTACGAAGAATTATTGATTTATTTTCAATTAGTTTTTGTAAATTAAAAGGCGCATATAATTATTATAATTTAGATTTTAATGATAAAGGATATACTACTAATTTATATGGTAAAAATAAAGGTAAATTATTAGATATTAATACATATAATATTACGGCTGGTGTACCTATAATCGCAAAAGAAAAATTTTCTAACAAATATTCATTAATTAATACAAATTTAATTACTAAAACAACCGTATTAAGTGAATTAAATTCAATTTATCCTGGTATTAATAAAGTAAATAACGATTATATATATCCATTAAAAGAATATAAATTAGAAAATAATAATATTTTAAGTAATAATTCAAAAAAATTATCTGATATTGGTTGGGGTTGGAACTTAATTTTGCCATCTAGATTTAATTTATCTGATTATTATGAGTTTTATGAATATATTGAACATTATTCTGGAGAAATTTTAGATAATACATTAGATTTTGATAATATATACAATACTATTCAATTAAACAATATTGATACATTAGATGATTGGGAAGATATTAAGACAAACTATATATCGCAAACGTTGTATAATAATTTAATACCACGTGAATAAAGCATAGAGTATATATTTTGATTATAATTGTATAATTAATGGTAAGCGATTTATTAGCAAAACCATAGGGTATATTAAACAAATATATTGATAAATAATTACATAATTTAAGTAAATTATGTTAGCTAATATTCTCAATTCAATTGTCAATAATTCCAGCGAAATTTATGACAATAATAAACCATACTCATTTATAAAATTTTTAAATTTTTATGAACAATCTATTGATGTAAAAATTATTATAAATGAATATAATGAGTATATTCAGCAATGGTATATTGCAAAAAACAATCAAGTTGATGTTAATTTATATAAACAGCTTATACAACAGCAATATTTTGCATTATTACAAGAAATATCAATAGATTATACAACAGCAGAAGAAAAACGATTTTTATCTCAATTAACATTAACGGAAGAAATAGTAGAAGATAGTGAAAAATTAAATAATTTATTAGATATAGTATTACCTTTTTATATTCGTAAAATTAATAATATATGCAATTATTATTTAGATAAAAGAAATGAATTAAAATTAAATGTTAATAGATTATTAGATATTAATACAATTAATGATGCAAAGAAAACTATTAAGAATTTAATTTTAGATGAAATAACTACTAATAATGCTGAATATAGTATAGATATTAATGATGTTGATGATTTAAGAAATTTATTAGAAATAGAAATTGATGAATTATATGATCATAATGATTATTTTGAAAAAAATAATTTAAGTTCTTATAATAATAATGATATTAATTATAAAGCATTTTATGATTATGATAATGCGTTAATAGATGCAATAAGGCAATATCCATTTTTCTTAATTGATAATAATATTTCAGCATTTAGTATTAATCCAAAATTAACGACTAATGATATAAATTATTTGCCGTTACATGATTTTATAGATAATGCTAAGTCAGATAACAAAAATGATGTTATATTAGAATTACAGAAAACTTTAGTTGAGAAATATTCAGGAACTGATTATTATTATCTTTCAACAAATTCAAATAATGAGCCAATATCGGGTATATTAGCTACTGCAAATGATTCTGTTTTAAATATTTTAAATAATGATTTATTAAATACTCCGACAATTGAATATGAACATTATGATGATATTAGAAGGATAGGTATTAATTTTAAACCTGATAAATTTGGATTATTATTTTATAATACAAATAATTTAAAATATGAAATAAATACAGATAAATTAACACCGAATTCTGTTTATGTTTTCCCTAACCCAAATAAATATACAAAACATAATGATATTCCATTAATATGGACTGTTAATAATGATAAAAATAAATTAAATTATTCATCGCAGTATGCTTATGGTTCCCCAAAAACAGATCCTTTAATTCAATATTTCTATAGTTATTTTTCAATTGAACAACAACAGGATTCATTAAATAAAGATAAAATAGTTTTTCATGGATTTGAAGAATTTATTGGTGATAGAACAATAACTCGAAGTAAATTTGATATATATGGTAATGAATATGTATTATTAAAAAATATCAATTATTTTAATAATCATTCATATTATACTGAAAAAAATATAAATAAAATTTTAAATGGTAATTTAGATAATAAATCTTATTATACTTCGTTGCCTATTAATATTGAATTGTCATCAATATATTATTATACGCTGCCAATGGGTGGATTTATTAATAATAATTTTGAATATGAGACAAATTTTTATAGAAAATTTAATAAAAATATTGATGGGTATATTATTGATGTAACAATTCATAATTTGAGTTCATATAATACCAATGCTATTAATTGGCCGTATTATAACAATATTAGTTATGACTTATTAATAGATGGTGGAGCATCAAATATTGTTGATAATAATAGTATAGGAAAGTATACAATTCAAGTTCCTATCAACGATAATCAATTATCATCATGTAATTTCCAATATTCAGAACAAGTTGGTAAATGTTATGATGGTGGTGCATTTTATACCACTGAAGATTATGTTATCGAAAATATTGAAACAAAAGATTTAACAAATACTTTTAATATTTCATCAAATAGTTATAATTTATATGAAAAAAATAGTTTATCTGGTGATTTTTACGTAAAAAATATCAATACTGGTGAAATAAATAAAGCATCAGAATCATTAAGTGCAATTTATAGTAAATATAATATTGAAAATGAACCTAAATTATTAAAAATTTACGATGAATTGCAAACAAACATTGAAGATATAGATGTTATTAATGATATTATATTTATAACAACAAAAAATTATATAATTTATGATAAAATTGTATATGAAAATAATTTTATTGTAAAATCTCAATATAATCCATCGTACATTGAACGAAAATTAGATAGTATTGAAAAACCTTCTACATATTTTTATATAGAATCACTTAATAAAGTAGTATATGTTGAAATATATAATTATTCAACTCAAATTAATAATGATGGCTTGTATTATGGACCAGTATTAAAATTAATTAATTTAAATGATTTAAATGTTGAAACTATTAAAATTGAAAATAATCAATTTATAATTGATAATTTTGATTGGGGAATTATTAATCATCGTATTATTAATATAGATACACCTGTTTTAACATATAATTCATTAAACAATTTATATAATGTAAGTATATTATGTCGTGATATTTTTGATTTGCCGTATTTATATAATATATCATTTATTAATAAGATAGATTATATAATAATATATAGTAATGACTTTTACGATAATAATATTCAAACAAAAAATTTTGATTTAGAAAAACATATAGATGTTTTATATAATTTTTCATATCAAATAAACAAAAATAAAAATGGAGATTATATTATATTTAAATGAACAAAACGTATATAGTAATACAAGGTGATACAAGCAAATTACCACCCACAGGAGATGATATAGTAATAGATACTATCACATTGTACAATAATAATACAGTTGCATATAATTTTAAACAATTTGATGATTCAAATAATAAAATAATTAAAATTGAATTCGATTGGGATTGTAATGTTGATGAAAACATTTCTGATACACAATTAATAAAATATTTAAATGATACTGAATTTGTTATTGATGAATATATTACTTATAATAAAATCGAAAAATATAGAGGTAATATGTTAGAAATAATTAATTTCGAACCAAATAAATTTATTAATTCTATTATTACACATCATTATAATTTAGATTACAATAAAAATTTTAATACAAAATATTATACTAGAATTTATATTTATACTGCAAATGGTAAAATATATAAAAAATTTATTAGAATACAATTTAGTTCTTTTGATTTTTTTGATATTTATGGTGATATAAAATTATTAAATTCTCAATTTATTGTTAATGATTATAATTATGTATTTTTAACAGCCGAAGCGAAAACAAATTATATTATAAATTATTGTTTAAAACAATTGGCAAATAGAAAAAATTCAATAAATTCAAGAATAAAAATAATTAAATCAGCGGGAATTGGTGATATAGTACTTATATCCGATGAAAATATATACATAACAACAATCAATGGGGACCCATTATATTTAATAACATCTTAAAATATGAAACAATATAATTATCATTTTGAAATAAAAGATATTATTATTCAATTTGAAAAAGCTTTTAATAATATTATTGTTAAACGTTATGATAAAAAACGTAAAGTACATGATTCAATAAATGTTCGTTTTGTATATGCACCTAAACAACGTGTATTAATGGATATTGTTGATCCACAGAAAAATTTTCAACAAACAGCAATTGCGATTGAAATAAAAAATATAAAAAGGGATTCTAATCGATTATTTAATCAAGTTTTACCTAATTATTATGAAAATAATGATAAAAAAATATTTGGTGAATTTGATACTCCTATGCCTGTTGATATCACATTAGATATGTCAATTATTAGTAGAAATGAAGATGATTTATGGCAAATTATATCAAATATTGCTCCATATCCAAATCCATATATTGTTATTTCATGGGCAATTCCGTTAGAATATCAATTACCAAATTTTCATGAGATACGTTCACCAGTCGAATGGGATGGAAATATCAATTTGACAATGCCAACTAATAATATTGATGCTAAATCTGATATGATTTATGAAGCGTCTACAAGTTTTACTATAAAAACTTGGTTGTTTAAACCTGAACATATATCTGGAGGTATTATATATAAAATAGATAGTAATTTTTATGCTGGTTTAAATGAAAGAGATTATAATAACCAAACTTTGAGTGCTATTCAAAATCATGAACAATATGATGCATCAACAATTAATTTATCATCAACATCATATATAATAAATACGGAGAAATAAATAATTTATATGGCTAATAAGATTACATTTAAACAATTTCCTGATGCTAAACAAGAAATTGATGGTAATACTGATTTATTTTTGATTGGATATAGCGGAAAACAAAGTCCTGATGCCAACGCCTTATATGAACGTAAATTTAATTTAAATGATATGGGCGTTAAAATTTTTAAAAAAAATATTTACATTAAAGATTATAATGAAAAATGGCATCAAATATATATCGACGGTAATGATGATGATGGATATTACTTTGTTATCGGAAACGCTATTGACAAACTATAATGAATATTGATAAAAAAGTAGATAATTTTTTAAATCCTTTAGAATTACATTATAAATATGATGATATTTTAAAGTTTAATAATTATTATTCAAATACAAATTTAGGTTATAAATCATTTTTCAATAACGTATTTGAAAATGTAAGAGATCATAGTATAAACAATTATAATATTTTTTATTTGACAGATAATAAAAAATTAACTGATTTTGTTAATATTCAAAATGATTTATATAATGATAAACATTTGACAACTTATTTGCAAATAAATGATAAATATTTGGTTCTTAATGGATTAAATTTAGGATTAAGTGATGAACCTATAACAAAATTTGAAATTTCTTTTTTATCCAATGGAACTTGTTATATAAAATCATTTGTTAATGATGTTATTATTAACGAAGGAGATAAATTTGGACATAATGTTTGTTTGATTTGTAATTCTGAAGGTAATATCAAAGTAATAAATTACGATACAAATAACAATATTAATGGATTATATTTTAATTATATTTTAAATGATAATAAATTAAATTTATTTATTAAATATGGTGAAAATGCCAGTGGTTATGTAACATTAGTAAATAATGCATTAAAAATTATTAATCAAACTGATTATTTTAATGAAAATCAAACATTTATTATTGAAAATAAAAAAAATGATAATGTTGATATTAATACATCATATGGTATTTATGAAAATCGAAGTTTAGATATAGATTCATATAAATCAATATATAATTTATCAAATAATTTATTATTAACTTCAGAATATTCATATTCCGATGGTGATAATATATATGTTGATATTTTAAATTTAAAAAATCAATTAACAAATCGCGGCTATTCTAGCAATACTGAACTTGTACATGATAATAATTTTAGAGAATATACAAGTTTATTTACAGGCACCAGGCAAGAAACTGGTAATTCCTTATTAACTTTAAATTATGGTTATTATTTAACTGATTTGCAAATTAAACCTGGTTTAAATACTTTTACAACACCGTTGAGTTTTAATCCATATGATAAAATTGATATAAACCATATGTCATTTACAAAATCTGGAGCGTTTGGGTTTGTAAATCCATCGTTAGCAGATAAAATTTATAAAATTAATGACAATAATTTAATAAAATCATATGCTTGGCTTTCTTGTAATGATTTAAATGATGAAGGTATTTGGTTAAGTAGATATTATAATCCAATGTTAACTAATGTTCAAAATATTTCATCAAGTCCAGCAAAAATTATTCATAATGTTACTGATATTGATAAAATTTTTTATGAAAATAACGAAGTTATAAGTGATGGATATGTAGATGTAATAAGCGATTTAACTTTTGAACCAAATACAACATATGTTTATAAACGAATTACTAATAAAGAAATCAACACATATTCAAATAACAATAAAAATTTAGTATTAAGTTCAATAAAATTGGTTAATACTAAAAAAGATATTATATATGATAATGACACAATAAACGAAACTTATACTTTTACGGGGGATCGGTATGCAACATTACCAATAAAAAACTATGTATATAATAATCAATTAAGTTTATCATTTTATTTAAATAGTGAAAATTATGATAATGTAATTGCAGATCAAATTTTAGGTAATTTAAATTGTTATGGATTCTCATTTAAAAAGAATACTGTTATTACCCCATTACCTATTATTTCATTTACAGGTGGATTAACATTTGGTGTTGAAAACGATATATGGGATAAAATATCTGCATATACGCAAGCCGGTGGTGGCTGGTTAGACCATGATACTTGGTCAACATATTTATATACTTGGAATAGATTTTTATCTGATAGCGATACCGATGTTAGAGGACAATATGTTTTTAATACAGATTTAAAATTAATTGATTTATTACCTGTTAGTGATGCTTATATTAGGACTGTTCGCATAGAACATACAGATTTTTATTATACAATTTATTCGAAACAAATATTAAAAATGACACCGGTTGGTGTTGAAGTCATTTCATTTTCATTTTCAAATGATGAAACTGAAAATATTACACATGTTAATTATGATGATAAATTTATATATTGTATAAGTAATAAACATAATATATATGAATTATCATATAATAATGGTCAAATAAGGTGCATATCTGTTGGCGGATATGATTTCAATACTGCATTTAAACATAATAATAATTATTTTGTTGCGAATAATTTATCAGGTATTGGTGAATATGATCCAAGATTTGGTATATTTTATGATGATATATATAAAGATGATTCCGGATTAGATTCAATTTATAAAAATAAACATTGTATATTTTATTTTAATCCAAATACAACAACTGAAATAATAAACAAACTGAATGAAAATAATACTTCTGTATTTTTTAGTGCTGATTCTATCCAAGATTTTAAAATAATTGATAATTATATTGGAATAATATATAATAATTCTAAAATTAATATATATAATACAGATAGAGATTTATTATATTCTTATGATTTTAATAATATTAAAAAACGCCCAATATCGTTTGATTATGTTAGTGAAATAACACCAGATGGGCATAAAAATTATTTTATCATTTTAACAGCAGATAAAGTATATGATGAATATGGTAGAGAAATATTATTAAGGGAAAGTGAAGACCCAAAAGTAAAAACTTTACAAACTAATCCATATGATTATGTTTCTCTATATAAATTAGAAAATTTTGAATTAACATTAATCAATAAATTATCAAATTTATCACACAACTTACAACCAAATGAAACTCGTTTAACTAATTATTCACTAATAAAACGCATTCATGAAAATTATAATGATTATTATATTAAATATAAATTAATTAACAAATATAATAATATCATTGATACCCGTATTATTAATTTGCCGAAATTTGATAATGGTGAAAATTATTTCGTTATCAATTTTGATGGGATTAATGGCAAATTAGAAATTTACAATAATGGCAAATTGATTGTAACAGATACTTTTGAAGCGGGTAAATTTTTATCAGAAAATATATTTGACGAAAATTTCTTGATAGGTACTGATTCTTATTTTAATACTCCATTATTTAATTATATACAACAAGATAATTATTTTGTAAAAAATTTACAAATTAAATATTTCAAATTATACAAAAATATATTATCTCCAGAAGAAATTAAAATTTTAAATTTACAATATTACAAGGTTGATGATATTATTTTAAATATACCGTGTGGATTTAGAAATAAACAAGAAACTATTAATAGATTTTTCAAACAATCAGTTCCTGGGTTTAAAACTAATAAATTTGATATTATAATAAAAAACATGAACGTGAACGAAAAAGATAAAGAAAGATTATCTAATGTATTGCGTAAATTATTATCAGATAAATTACCTATTCAAACAGATTTAAATAACATTAAATATATATTTACAATATGAAATATTATTCATACTTTAATACTAATACAAATTATTATGTATATTTTAATCGATTAACAAATGCCCCAATATCAGGGTTTTATAATGTTGATAGTGATGGAAATGCATGGTTGGGTAAATATGAACAAAAATATCCTTTATATTGTGATAGTGTTATAGAAGATGAATTTAATCATTCAGATTATTATAAAGATCGTATTTCATCAGAAGTATTAGAATTACCTTATGATTTAAATGATATAAAAATTAATGTAAACGATCCTGTTAAAGCATCTATTTTTAATAATGCGATTGAAAAAATATATAATAACATGTTATATATATATTCAAATTGTTTTATACCTAATAATCATATTCCACAAGATATGAGTATATGGCTTGGAAGATATCGAACTGATTTTGAAAATACATCAAATGATGATGAAAAATTTGAAATACATAAACCAACAGAAACACCATATTATCCACCAATGGATTTTGATTGGCGGGAAAATAATAATGATCCTATAAATATTCGTTTGATTAATAATATAAGAGAATCTGTTGTATTTCATAATAAAAATAACGGATTTGATTATTTATTTGCGATAACAACCAATGATGTTAATACCCCGATGGCAGATGCTCCATATTCTAATCGGTTAATTTGTTTAAAAATAAACATAAAAACCGGTGTAGTTCAATTAATTTTGAATACACAATTTATTGATGATAGTGCTGAACAAGATATTGATACTATTAGTGAGATCGGTGGTAGAATTGAAGGATTGAATTATAGTAATAATTTAACATTTGGTAAATTAAATAGTATTACATCAGATCAACAAAGATATATTTATATTTTAGACGAATATAATAATCATATATATATGTATGATGTATATAATATAATTAATGAAGATAAATTATTTAAAAAACGTTTAATATTAGTTAATATATATGGAGACCAGGATGCTATGGGTAATATAAATTATAAATTCATATTACCAGAATTAGTAAGAGTTATTAATAATCAAATCATTGTATTTGATACTGGTGATGATTCTCTTAAATTATTTGATAAAACATTTAATTGGCTTGGTACAATGAATAATAGGAATTTTAAAAATAATATTCCTAAAGATATAATATATAATGAAAATAAAAATGAATATTATATTTTGACTAAAGATTCGTATATATTAAAATATGATCGTGAATTTCGTTTAATAGATAAAATTTTTTCGGGAATATATCTTGATAATGATGAATATTGTTCAAAATTTTATAAATCATATAATAATTCAAATATATGTTATATTGCAACCAATCGACGTATTATTAAAAAATTTATAACAAAATTAGATAAAAATATTGGCTCATATTTGTTTAGACGTTATCACGTTATTAGAGAACAACAAGATATTTGGAATTTTTTGAACATTAATTGGGATTTAAATAAATTTAAATGGCATCAGTATGATAATCCCGAAGATGATTATTATATACCCAATATTAAATGTATGTCTTTTGTTCCTATTGATGAACAAGAAGATACAATATATATTGTTGTCAATAGTAGAATATTATATTGTAAAGATAATATTTTATACAATTCTTTAATGTCTAATAACAATAGTAGTACTTTAAATTATTATCCAGATTTTCAAATTTATAGTTTAGATGATATTTATATAAATGAAAAGGAATATGTCCAATCATTAACATATAATAAATCATTATATAAATTGGTGTATAGTTTAAATTTGTTGGCTTCTAAAATTATATTTAAGCCAATAATGCAATATGATAATTATACAAATATTTTGATAAAAGAATTTAAATATATTGAAAATGAATTATTAGATAATAAAAATATTAAAATATATGATAATGAAAATGTTGATTATATGGTAGTGAATCGAATTTTTGAAAAAATTTATAATTTTCAGTACATGTTATTACAAAATATTCAATCAAAAATTTTAAATACAAAAAAATCTTTAACAACCCCTATTAGTTTATTGTAATTTTTGAAGTAGATAATAAATATTTTTATTAAACATGAGTGGTTTACGAAATCAAATAATAGGTGGTGAAGGCAGTAGTAGTACTACCCCATCAATAGATGATGGATCACATTTTAATGTATATCATCTATTGATTCCTTATTATATTGGTGATAGCAGAATTAATATTTCACCTGTTTTTATATATAATGTATTACAAACTTCATTATCTTTATCAAAAACAGCTGTTAAATTTGGCGATTATTTTTATCCAACAACGGCCTCTAATGATAGATTGTTTTTATTATATGGAAACAAAATAGTTCAAAGTGATAAAATTATTATACGAGACGATTTTATTAAAATTGGAAATAATACATATGTTTTTGATTTGGGTGTTTCAAATGGCTCTTATTTTTTTCAAAAAGATTCGGATTCATTTAAATTAAATAATTTTGGTACCAATATCAATACAATATTATCAACCACTGCTTTATCAGATTGGGAAGGAATAACATTTTCACCACAGAATAGGCCAACAAGCATACAATTAAGTAATCATATAAGATATAAAGATAATGATTATGGTATTAATACAGTATCATATATAACATTATCGACTTCAAACGGTGCAAATATTTTAGTTGTAAATGATAATTATATGTATAGAAATTATAATTTTTATGTTGGTGATGGTGGTAAAGTAAGTATTCCTGTTATTAGTAATAGTCAAAATCAATTTACAGTTACAGCAATAAATGGAACGGATAATACAACAAAAATTAATCTTGTAAGTTTAACAATTAATAATAGTAATTAATATGGCATCAAATACATTAAGTGGAAATAGTATTAGTTTAACATATCAATCGGTTTTGCAATTAAATTTAACTGCAAATGGCGAACAATCATATAATAATGTATTAGATGGATTAGGAAATTATTCTGTTTTACAATTACATGAAAAAAATCCAATTATGGTTGGAAGTTTAATTTATCCAGAATATAATTCATCGGATAATAATAAATTTTTAACTAAAAATCTTAATGCAAATAAATTATCATCCATGGATGATAATTTATTTAAACTGAGTAAAGATAAAATTTTATATAAAAATAAAATCAATTTAAGTCCTGAAGGTAATGGGTCTTTAATTTTTAATAAAGATAATAAGGGTATAAATATTTCAGGTTCTTCGAAATTATCAAATCAAACTAAATTTTATCGTATATTGGATGATGAAATAATAAACGACCATTTTAAGGGTGTAGATATTACATATAAAAATTATACTATACCATCACAATATCAAAAAATATTACGATTATGGATAACTATTACTGGATTTAACACTTTTTATATGACTTTTTTTGAAAATGAAGAAGTGAAATATACAACACAATTAATAAGTAATTCATTTCCTTATTGTTTTAGTGGAATTATTGAATTACCAAATGATGGAAACACATCATATACAAAATATAGAATACAAGCATCGAGACTAAAAGATTATAATTATAGTAATTGTAGTTTTCGTATATCACAATTAGAATGTTTTATTTAAATTATTATGGATTTTACAAATAAATATATTTCAAAAACATATAATAATGTTATGACAAATGACGGATTCCCGTCAGATAAACCAAAATATATAAAATCAAATGAATTTACAACTGTTTTTAATAATTTAAAAGTTTTAAACAATGGTTATACTTCTATTTATGATGGTGTTGGTCAAAAGGCGAATTTAGATTTATCAATTTCAAATGAATCAGAAGTTGATGGTAATCCATATCCATATAGTAGATATACAACAAACGGAAATTATTTTTATATACCGGGTGATAAATTAAATTCAGGTCAAGCATTAATATTTAATAAATTAAGTGGTGGTAATACATTATCTAGTACAGATAAAGTTATATTTGGTGATGAATATATAACTTTAGGAAAAATCAAATGGCCTTATAAAGAAGCACCAAATAAATCTATTTTAACAATTTTTGATAATCAAATTGAATTTGATGAAAATATATATAATACATTAGTTAATAGAAGAGAAAAATTTGCGGTTATTAATAGAAGTCAAACAGCTAGTTCATCTAACGCTGGTTCATATACTATTAATTTTGATCTTAGAAATTATATGAATTTAACCAACGCAACAACCGCATTTATTAGAATAAAATCTGAAGCAACTGGCAATCCAACAGGTCGTGGGGTTTCAACATGGTTAAAATTACCTGGTACGAACCGTGTTACAACTAATTATATGTATAAAGATGGGAATAATATTACAACAATTCCTGTATCTTATGGTGTTCCTATATCACAAGAAACTGATAGTACTGGTGATGGAAATTCCCGAAATTCAATAGATATGATGTTAATGTTACCTATTATACCCAACGATACTAATATTCAAATATATCAAATACATAATAATGGTAGACCAGTCGCCGGTATGACATATACAACTGCTGGATACAAAACATTCGTAGATTCACAAACAACAACAATCGTATTATTAGGAGCAATGTATACAAATAATGAAAACTGAAATAGCTAAAATAAAATTCAGACGAGGTTCAGAATCGGAACGCAAAAATGTAATTTTCGATGAAGGTGAACCAGCATATACAGTAGATTCAAAAAGAATTTATGTTGGTGATGGAACAACTAATGGTGGTAATCCAATACCATATCATTGGGTTGCTAATTCTGCGGATCAAATTACAAATCCACAACCTAATGATTTAGCACTTATTGGAGGTACTTTATGGTGGTATAATCAAGATTTTTGGCAGAATGTTGGTGGTGATAACGGTGGTATTGGGTTACCAGATGACCAGGTTTTTGAAACTAAATTATTATCAACTGGTGACGGTATAACTTATCCCACATTTTCATTAAAATTTGAAGAAAATGGACCATTATCTGCTGGTGGGGAAGATCATACTGGTATTTATTTAAATTATTCAAATAATTTTACTTCTTATCCAGTTACATCTGGTGATAAGGTAGGAGTATTAGAAATACCTTTTTTTACACCATTAACTGGAAGTGAAGGCAAAATTAATAGTATTGATACCAAAGGTCCTATTGGCTTACAATATGTAATACCCGAATGTATGAGTGGTTCATCATTACTCACATCTGGTGGATCCTCGTTTTACGGTCCAAGTCAAATAATACCAATTTCTAATAGAAAAGAAGGATGGAAATATATGACTATATTTACCGACAATACGTTAACAATTACAGAAGGAACAGTACCATCAATGGCTACAGTTATTTGTAGTTCATTACCCCTCACAACACAAAATAGTCTTAAAGCCAAAGGTGTAAAACCAAACGATAATGTTCATATGTGGTATCCTAAAAAAGTTAAAGTTTTATCAGTAAATTCAGTAAATAAATAATATGGATATTGTTACAATAAATGAAAATACCCCCTTTCGATTTATCATGAGAAAGGGAACTAATTTAGAACGTTTAAATTGTATATTAGCTGAAGGAGAATTGGCATATACTACTGATACTAAACGCCTTTTTGTTGGTGATGGAACAACAATGGGCGGAAATCCCATTAATAATATTGTTTTATATTCTGGATCGTTAGATTCAATACCTACGAGTGGACTTGTTAAGGGTGATATAGTATACAATAATAATTCAATTAGTGTATTTAATGTTAATAGATGGTTAACATATACTGTTAATCCAGATTCATTTTTAGTATGATAATATGCAAAATTCATTATATAATTTTCAAATAACTAATAATACATTGTTAAAACATATTTTACCAAATATAAATAATGTATCTGATAAAAATGGTGAATTATATTATGATAATGAAAAAAAGAAATGTAGTATATATGATGGAAATCAATTAGAAGAAATAAATTCATTAATTGATATTTCTTATTTAGGTATTTATAGTAATCCTTTTGATAAACGAAAAAAAATTAAAATTCCATTAAAAGGAGCAACAATTAATTCAGTAATGAGTGCTACTGGATATTTAAGAGTTAAATTAAACCCATTAGGTGCTGATATAATAAAAAATTCTGCAAAATTTGAAAAAACTAGTGGAAGTGACGATATTGCAACAATAACACCAGATGGTTATGTAACTATTAAAAATACTGGTTACATAACTGTTAAATTTACTATCAGCGATATTTATAATAATATTATTACAACCACATCTAGTGTTCGTTGTGAATTAAAGTAAAAAATCGAAATTTGAATTTAATTGGGATGTATTTTTATTTAATTTATTAAAAAATATATCCCAATATTTTTTATAAAATAATATTGAATTTATATTATTTTTGACACATAAATTATAAAAATTATCTTTATTTGGAATAGGCCAATCTTTATTGTATTGTTCTCTATAAATATACTCTTCTTGTGGTTCATTAACTTGCCAACCCTTTGATAAATCTATTAATTTTAAGTTTTTTTCAATTATTTGCAATTGTTCGTTGGTAATTTTTTCGGGGTGTTGAATCAATTTTTTAGCTCTTTTAATTCCGTACCCTTTTAATCCCTTAATATTATCAGAATTATCACCGGTTATAGCTTTAATTAAAACAAAATCTTTTATTGGATTACCAATTAGAGATTCAAAATTATCTTTTGTATATGTAATTTTTTTTATTGGATTAAAAATTTTAGTGTTTTCATTAACTAATTGTAAGATATCTCGATCTGATGATACTATAATATTTTCATCAGTATTTTTAACAGAAATATAATGCATAATATCATCCGCTTCTAAACATCCAGGATACATCACTTTAATACCTAGTGTTTCTAAAAATTCATCAATTAAATATGTGGCTTCATATATTTCTTCATTTTTAATTCTTGTAGCTTTATAATCATGATTTGATTCATCTATTCTAAAATTAGATGAATGATTTTGAAGCTTTTTATCCCATGTACATATAATTTTATCACATTTAAATTTATCAAAATCATATCTAATACTTTTTAAAAAACTTAATACAATGTTATTAACATTATAATTTTCTTGTTTTTTAGCAACCCAATAGACTCTATGTAATAAATTATTACCGTCAATGATTAATAGTTTCATATTAACATTATAATATAAACATTTATTAAAAACAATAAATATTTTTATATAAACGATGGAAGATAACGAATTAATCTGGGAAAATTACATTACTGCAAATTGGGGATATACTAATTACAACACACCAACTTCTAATAAATATACTGATATTCCATCACCAACACAAGATAGTTATTATCAAAAAGGAAAATTACCAGCATCGCCAGGACAAAGTACTTATTATATCCCTAGTTCGGATGAAGAAGAGATTAATAATGATATATTAATTGATTTTGGAACAATTTTTAATCATAATTATGATTTTATTCGATTATTTGTTTTACTTCCGTATAAATTTGTCTATAATGATACATCACATAAATTAAATAATATTAACAGATTTAAAGCTATGGTACTTAGAATTGTAAATTTATTTATAAAAAATAATCCAGGTTATATGCATGATGTTGATTCAAATTATTATTTTAAAAGTTGGCCTATTCGTACAATTGAAGGAAATAATAAAAATAAAGTTTATAAATTAAAAGATGCTATTATAATAGATAAAGAGGGAAATATTGTAAATAAACAAATGGAATTAAATTTATGAATAAAATAGGTAAACAAATCATATATAAAGCAAATCCTAATGCAATGCCTCAATCAGGAATAATTACAGATGTTTCTAATAATGGTGACTTATGCATATCAGGAGTTTGGTATTCGCAATCTAATATCATTATTTTGGAAATAAAAGATAATAATATTAATGAATCACAAACTTTGATTTTAGGATAATATTAAAATTCAATAAATTAATATAAAAAATGGTCTAACTTAGACCATTTTTTCTTTATATTTTTAATAAATATTATTATATGGATTCTGTTGTTGAACGTCTTTCAAACGAAATAGAAAAAATTAATCATACATTATATACCGGTAATGGACAACCTGCTATGACGGTTCAATTAGCAACATTAAATAAAGAAATGGCTTCGGTAAAAAAATCATTAGAGATTGATTTAGAAAAAATTTTAAATATGAAATTTAAATGTGCCGAAGAAACAACTCAGGTTAAATTAAATGAATTAAAAATAAAACTTTTGAATGTTCAACAACAGATGGACGAAGGATTTAAACAAATAAATAACCAATTATATGAATTTAAAGAAAATTATGAAAGGCGAAATACATTTGATTGGAAATTTAAATTATCTTGGATAGCTTTTGCTGGAACTGTTTTGGCGGCGATTTTCGGAAATTGGCAAAATATATTTGTAAAATAATAGTGAAATTAATATTATGGTGTAATATAATAAAAATTATATGAAAAAGCCTTTATTAATTGAGTTAGAAGGACCTGAGTTCTCTGGCAAAACAACCCAGGCTAATAAATTAAAATCCATTTATAATTTAGAATATGTTAGAATCCCTGGATATACATATATTGGTGAAGAAATTCGCAAATTAATAAAATTTGATCCGAATATTACTAGTAGAACACAACTGGGATTGTTAATAGCTGCATTTTATTCTGTATATGAAAAATTATTGGATAATGATAAACATCCATCATGTGTTATAGATAGAGGAATTACATCAATGTATGTATATCAAGGGTGCATACATAAATTATTAGAAACTAATTATAAATTATTTTCTGACGTAATTCGTGATATTATTAATTTATTGAATATTCATTTTGAATATAAACGTTTTTATTTAAAAATTTCATCAGAAGAGATTATTAAAAGACGCCAAACATCTAACAGAAAAGTAGAATTAACTGGAAAAATTGATTATTATGATAATTTACCTAAAGAAAAATTTGTTGATATGGTAAATTATTATGACCAATCTATGATAGATCCAATATTTAATAACGTTAAAACATATGTTATAGATGGCGTGCAATCATTAGATAATATTACATCAGAAATCCAAAAATATATAGAATTATAATGTATAAAATTTGTTTTAATAATTATATAAATAATGAATTTGTGGAAACAAATGATTTACCATTAATATTTTTGGGATTTAATATAAAATATTCATCTGATGAATTATTAAAAATACCAAAAAAATACAATCCGTTTAAATTAATGCATTATTCTAGAGAATGTGCTGATGTTTATCAAAATTTTTATTATTATGGAATAGAAATTTATAATAAAAATGAAAACATAAGTCAATTGATAAATAAATTAAATAAAATAACATATAATGATGATATTATTACATTAGAAACTTATAAAAATTTATTAAAACAGTACAAATTGTCTTGTAATGATTGTTATTTGACTTATAAAATAGGTTGTTTTCCATTAGATTTATTAAATTTATATAAATTTATTGATAAAAATATTGCATATGAAATGATAGAAGATTTTTTGGGCATAGATAAACAAAATCAAGTAATTAATAATATGGCTGGACTTCATTTGCAAATATTAACACAACACCCGAAATTTAATTCATATAATTGTGAGATTTTACCTAATACAAAAAAAGACCTGTTATAACAGGTCTTTTTTATTTAATAAAATATTATTTATTATTGGTTCTGTGTTTGTTGTCCAGCGTTTTAACACCGTTCCAAATATTTTTAACCCCATTAATTAATTTTCCTGGTGCATTAGCAACAGTATTTGCTGTATTACTTAATACAGTACCTTTATTTGCACCAATTGTTTGCTGTAAATTATTAATTAAATTAGTAATAATTTCGCCTTGAGCTGTTGCACCTTGTTGTTGATTTATAACATTTGATTTGACTAAATCATTTATAAAATTTTGAATAACCTTTGTTATTTTTCCTTGATGTGATTTTAATAATGAGTCAAACTTCATATGGGCACTATCTTGGGCTAAATTATTGGTTAATCCTTGTGTATTTCCGGTTAAAATATTTCCAACAGAATTAACAGTTCTACCGATTAAACTATCATTTAATCCTGCTCTAGCTCTAGCTAATATACCTTCATTTACTTGATTATATGCTTCTAAAATTATTTCGTCATCATTTTTTGCCATATAAATATTTATAATGAAGATATTTATATTTTGGATAATATCATTATTTTTAATTGGTTGTGTTACTGAATATAATAATGATGATTTAACCACTGCGTATAATGTACAAACGATTTATATGGAATTTATAAACAATAAAGATTCTATAAATTATCCAGATACATATTGGTTAAATAAAAATTTTAAAACAGAAGAAATAAATAAAGCGAAAGAAGTGTATGAGATTTATAAATAGTATATTAAAAAGTATAAGAAAACTTCGTTGTCAACAGAAACATGGATTAGGTATTAGTCAACTTGATATTGAAGATAAAAGAGATTTTATTTATAATCCTAAAATATTAGAAACCAAAAAAGCGGGTATATCATCATATTTTACTTTAAGAAATTTTGGATGTAAAATATTAAATCAACAACAAACAAATTCATGTACTGGTCATGCAGGAATTGCAGCAATGAACATTATATTGTCACGATTTATAAAACCCGAAGATCATAAATTAAATCCTTGGTTTGTATATTATTATGCTAGAAAAGAAGATTATTCTTCAACTGATATTGACGGTGGGGCAACAATGAGAAGTTTATTGAAATCTTTATATAAATATGGTGTATATAGATGTAGTATGGATTCCCCATATTCAAAACCAAAAAATATTAATTATGATAAATGTTTTCATATTTCAAATTATTATAGATGTAATAATGATATAGACAAAATAAAATACGCAATAGAAAGCGAAAAATTACCTGTATTACTGTGTTTTAAAGTATATGATAACGATATCGATAATTATTATGGATATGTAGGTAAAAATAATAAAAAAACAGGTTTAAGGGGATATCATGCTATTTGTTTAACTGGGTATAAATATATTGATAATGAATTATATTTTGAATTTCAAAATAGTTGGGGCCGTTCATGGGGAGATGATGGATACGGATATTTACATGAAAGTTATTTAAAATCTCCCGATTTATGTCCTGATATTTGGATACCAACTTTTAACAAATCATAACTCTAAATTATAATTTCTGCATGTATAAAAAATATAATACAGCAGAATTTGACGGAAATGATTTTGGCGAAAATATAATCGATGTTATTGTTGATGATGATATGTTCAATAAATACATCGATTATATTATACGCGATGAAATATTCATCAGTAAAGAAGATTTTGGTGATGAATTAATGTTGGAAAGAGATAATTTTACAAATGAAGAATCTATTGATATCGCTAATCATATATTAAAATTAGATGAAATTCAAGAAGATTTACAACAATATAAACAAAATTTTTCCAATTCTGAATATAGAAACGATTTTATTGAAGGATTAGCTGAATGTATTACTGCCATTTCTGAAATGAAATTGCAAGATCGTTTATATGATATTGATATTAATGAATATAAACAAGAATTAATAGATAGATATACACCAGATAGTAATAATGATATTTAAATTTAATTAACTCACAATTATAATATTATTATGAGCATTGTAAATTCAAACGAAGTTGATTTTTCTTTATATCGTTCTTATAAAACAGATATAAGAAATATTGACAATATATTTGGTGGACAATTATATTTTCCACAAACATTTGTATTATATGGCGTACCTGGTGTTGGTAAAACAACATTTCTTTTACAAGTTTGTAACGCCTTTAAAGAAAAATGTAATTTAAAACCAATATACATTACAGGTGAACAGAATTTGGCAATGCTTTCTATGAATTGTAATAGAATTGGTGTTAATATGGATATTTGTGATAATACAGATATTGATTTTATTGAATCTATTATTCCTGATTATGATTTAATAATGCTTGATTCTTTACCTACTATTACATATAATAAAAAATTATACAAATATAAAAAATCAGAATTTCCAATGATTGTCATTAATAAAATGATTATATGTGCAAAAAAATATAGAAAATGCATAGGTATTATTTTACACAGTACAAAGTCAGGAACATACAAAGGTGGTTCTGATATTGCACATATGACAGATGCACAATATTTTATTAATAATTATAAAGGTGAATTAACAATAAATGTTATAAAAAATCGTTTCGGTAGAACAGGACCAATAAAGTTATCAATGAATAACAAAGGATATGATTTTGAAGATTATCATATTATTGATAATAAACATATTGAAATTCCTGGTATAGGTGTTATTACATTAAAATAATTATTTAAATACAATATATGGATAAATTCGAAGAAATTAAACAACTTGAAGAAGAGTTAGAACAATATGAAATGGCATATCGTTTAGGTATGCCTACTGGTGTTTCTGACGAAGAATATGATAAAAAATATAAACATCTTCAGGAATTATACGGGGATAATGTAGATAAAGATTCTATATTGAATAGAATTATTCCCGATACAGTAGATGGTTTTGAAAAAGTTAATCATGAAATTAAGATGTTAAGTCTTGATAACACATATAATAAAAATGAATTGGATAATTGGATTAATCATATTGATAATAAGAAAAGTTCTTTATTGGTACAACGAAAAATTGATGGCTGTTCTCTCTCGTGTGTTTATGTAAAGGGTAAATTACAACGAATTGTCACACGCGGCGATGGTATCACGGGTGAGAATATAACATCAAATATTGATTGTATTAAAGATATTCCAACGATTTTAAGTAAATGGGATGACGGTTCTGAAATTCCGGATTTAATTGAAATTCGTGGTGAAGTATATATGACTTATGAAGAATTTAATAGAATTAATAATGAATTAGAAAAAAATAATGAAAAATTATATGCAAATCCTCGAAATTTAACTGCAGGTACAATTAAATTATTAAATCCAAATGATGCTAAAAAAAGACAATTAAATTTTATTGTTCATAGTATTGGTGCATATAAAGAAAATATTAATAATGTTTATCATAAAATAAATTATTTACACGATTTTTACGTTTTTTGCGAAGCATGGGGATTTAAGGTTGTTGATACAGAATATATTGAAACATATGAAAAATTATGGGATATTATCAATAAATTTGATAATGATAGGAAAGAATTAAAATATCCAACTGACGGTGCTGTTATTAAAGTTGATTCTTTTTCTTATCAAAAAGAATTAGGTAATACATCAAAAGTACCAAAATGGGCTATTGCTTATAAATATGAAGCAGAAAAAGCTAAAACAAAAATAAAAAGTATTACTCTTCAGGTTGGAAGAACTGGTGCTATTACCCCTGTTGCAGAACTTGAACCAGTTGAATTATCAGGCAGTGTTGTTAAACGTGCAACTTGCCATAATATTGATGAAATGATTGCACGTGATATAAGAATAGGTGATAATATATGGATTGAAAAATCTGGTGAAATTATACCTTACATTATAGGACCCATTAAAGAAGATAGAACACCTGATATTGTTCCGTTTATTTTTAATAAAAAATGCCCAATATGTGGTTCAGAAGCAATTCAATATCCCGGATTAAAACATTGGTTTTGTTCTAATTCAGAATGTCCTGGTGTTTTACAAACTAAAATGGAACATTTTGTAAGTAGAAATTGTTTAAATATTGAAGATGTATCTGGTGCGTGGATTGAAAAATTTATTCAATCAGGATTTCTTAAAACTTTTATTGACTTCTTTAAATTAACAAAAGAACAATTACTTACTTTAGATAGAATGGGTGATAAATTAGCAGATAAAATTATTACTAATATATCTAAATCATCATATACAGAATCTTGGAGATTATTACATGCAATCGGAATTGAAGGAGTGGGTAAAACAATTTCGAAAGATGTTTTGAAATCATATGATAATGATTTTATATCTTTATATCAAGATTGTCAAAACAAAGAAACTACAAAATTATTTACTTTAAATACAATAGGTCCAGTGGTTAAAAATAATATATTTAATTATTTTTATCAAAACAAAGAAATAAAAGAACTATTAAATTATATATCATTTAAAGTTACACAAATCCCATCATTTAGTAAATTATCAGGAAAAACTATTTGTATTACGGGTACACACGAAGTTAGTCGTGATGAACTAATACAAGAAATAGAAAATCTTGGTGGAAAAGTAGTTGGGAGTGTATCTAAAAAAACTGATTATTTATTACTTGGAAAAGACCCCGGATCCAAATATGCTAAAGCAATTAAATTAGGAACAAAAATAATAACAAATCTCAATGAAATTAATAATTAACTCTATATTAATATTATTCATTCTTTTATTACAAGGATGTAATTCTGATAATGAATATTTTCATGAAGCACGTGATAAAAATGGTGATATAATGTTTGATGATTATGGTAGAAAATTATACTACTACAGTAATTTTGTAGTAGTACAAACAAAAAGAGGTGAAGTTGAAGTTGATAAAGATTCAGGAGAAGTTACTTCACGTTTCGCTCCGAAATATTATTATCGGATGGAACGATATTAGAATTTAATCGATTTTTAACTTCAATGTTAACATCTTTTTCCCAATCTTCCCAATCTTTATTTTCTGCTATTCTTCCTGCAGTAGTATCTAAAAATGCACGAGCAGCGATTAATCCAGTAATAATATCAGATATAGCGACACCCATCCAATTATACCACCCCATGTTAGCAATATCCTGAGCTGTTGAACCAGAAAATAATGTCGCCCACGGCGTTAAAATCGCAGTTCCAACGTAAATTATAAATTTAATCCAATATAGTTGTTTTTCGCTTAACATAATATATAATTATTTATTAAATGCAAAAAGTAATTTTCAAAGAAGATACACATCAATATTTTAATACAAAAACAAACGAGGAATATATTTCGTGTACCACTTTATTGAGTAAATTTAAAAAACCATTTGAAAGTGAAAAAATGGCATTACTTTGTGCCAAAAAAAGAGGGATAACCAAAGATCAAATTTTACAAGAATGGGCTGATAAAGCAAAACAAAGTACTGATTTTGGCACTATGATACATGCAGGTATCGAGGGATTTATAACAAATCAACCCGATTTATATAATAATAAATATAAAAAAGTATGTGAAGATGCATATAATATTATTAAAAAAGAATTAGGTAATAATGGATTGCAAAGTGAAGTATTATTATGGAATCATCAATATAAAATTGCAGGTCAATCTGATGTAGTTCAATTTACACAAGGATTTAATAGTAAATGGGGAAATCAACCAACAATTAATATTGTAGATTTTAAAACTAATAATAAAATAGATTTTTATTCATCTTATGATGATTATATGTTATATCCATTAGATCACCTACATTGTTGTAGTTATAATGCATATGCTTTGCAATTATCATTATATGCTTATATGTTACAAACACTAAATCCAGAATTTAAAATTGGTGTATTATTTTTGTTACATTTAGATAAAGAAAATAAAAAATGGACAAAAATTAATTGTAACTATATGTTATATGAAATAAAAGCACTTTTAAAAATATATGAACAACAAAACAAAAAATAAATAAAATGAATATTAAAGAATTAAATCAACTAATTAATAACACAGGCGAAGCAACTAACATTTCAGATATTGAAATGATTAAAAAAAGTATTATGAGAAGATATTCACCATCAAAAGCTAGAGATTTAAAACAATCGTTTCAAAATCTAGTTAGAGAATATCAAGATAAATTTATTGATTTTAAGGGTAATTTATCTGATGATGAATATCTTTATATGATACGGTGTTATTTATCACAAAAAGATCCACAGTCTATTAATTGTAATGAAGAATTGGAAAATATAAAAAATATTAAAATAATCCCATACGATGATTGTATTCCTACAATGGATGATTACTTTAGTATATAAATAATTATATGTCAATACATCAACCAACTGAGTATAGAGATAAAATAATACAAGAATTAAAACAATATCGAAAAGAAAATAAATTAAAATTTGATTCATTAATTAAAAAATATTTAAATACACCGTTTCCAAAATTTTTAAAGGGTCGTAAAAATACATTAGCCTCACGAAATTGGAAACGTGGTGCTTGGTATAAATCAAATGATAGTTTAGGATTGTGTTTTTTATCACCATATAAATATATTTCTTTTAATCAAGCATTTTTAAATGAACCAGGAATTGATGATAAATTTGAAGATGTATTAAGACATGAAATCGCACATGCATTAGAATTAGAGTATTATGGTAATACCGAGGACACCAATGTAGATCCTTTTAAAAGAATGATCAAAACTTGTAAAGAAGCATTTGGTGATGAATATGCTCATAATGGTAAATGGTCAACAAAGACTGATTTTTCAATATTTGTAAATTATTGGATTATTTTTGAAAAATTTACTGGCACCCCGGATGGTGCTATTATTTTAAGACAAAATATTCCAAACGATTATAAAACAAATCCTGGATATGTTTATTCGACAATTATTGATTTGATTAAGTATAGTATTGTTGATTCGAGATATTTTGATAATGATAATGAATTAAAAACATTCATGAAAAAATATAATTATTATGATCAAGATATTGCTAAATTACGTCGAATAAGAAAAAAATTATTACAATCTGATATACATACGGAAGATATATCTTTTGATCAAATGTTCTATATTGAAGAAAATTATAAAAATTATTTCAAAGGAGCTTTAGCAGGTTTGGGAATATTAGGTTCAACATTTGGTGGATTTAATAATGCTGAAGCTGCAACAGATAACACAACAGCCATAAAGCAAGAAGCGAAGTCGAATATTATTAAAATAACCAAATCATCTTCGGATTTAGATATAATTGCTGCTACTATATTTGATGAAGCTAAAGGAGAAAAAACAATTGGTAGAAAAGCTGTTGCGTCTGTAATTCAAAATCGTTCTAAATGGAAAAAATATAAAAATAATCCAGTAAATGTTTGTATTGCAAAATGGCAATTTTCTGGATGGAATAAAGGTTATATTACAATTGATTTAAAAGGTAAAGAACATCAAAAAATATGGAAAGAATGTAAAGAAATCGCTAAACAGATAATTGAAAATAAATTTACACCAATAACAAAAGCAAATCATTATTATAATCCAAAATTAGCAAATCCTAAATGGGGTAAGTCAATGAAAAATGTTGAAATAATAGGTAATCATAAATTTGGTGTACTTTAAAAATAACTATTATATAATATAAAAATTAATGAAAAAAGTTAAACATACACTAGAAGAAATAAATAAAGAACAAGAAGAACGTGTTGAACATCCTTCACATTATAGACAAAATAAATTAGGTATCGAAGTTATCGATATTGTAAGGGATTTACCATTTAATCTCGGTAATGTGATAAAATATACATTAAGAGCTGGGTATAAAAAAGAAGAAGGTTTAACAGATTCTGAAAAAAAATTGGAAGATTTCAAAAAAGCTAGATTTTATCTAAATGATGCAATTATACAATTAGAAAATGATATTAAAAATAATAAATTATAAATCATAAATAATTATATGAGTAAATGTGATGATGATATTATTTTAGAAGCTTATTTAAATAAGTTTAAAAAAGTAAATGAAGATTTTGAATTTTTTGAAGAAGAATCAATTAAAAAAGATGATAAAAAAGATAAAAAAATTGGTTCCGAAACCAAATCTTTTGAACGACCCAAAAATAAATTAACCGAAGATGAAGCAAAAGAATTTTTTATAAATTCTGATGCATTCCACCAAGCCTTTCATAAATTTATGGAAGAAACTGGTTACAAGGAAAAAGAAATTAATGGTAAGGAAATGTGGTGTAACTGTAAAAAATCATTTGATGAAGATGAACAACAGATTATGTCACAACCAACAACTGGAACTAATATTAATCAAAATCAACAAAATCAAAATAATCAACCAGTTCAAAATCAAAATAATACAGAACAGCAAAAACAAGAAATTATTCAGTCATTATCACAAATGACACCTGAACAAATAACAGCAACATATCAAGCTATTTTTTCGTAATTCGATTATATAAAAATAATTATTAAATCCTATCGAAAGATAGGATTTTTTTTTGTATTTAACTCTATTATAAAATATATACATAATGAAAAAAATAGCATATATTTCTAAAGTTGGTAAAAATACTTATAATATATATAGTTCTGATGGCATGATTATTGGCGGCCAAGTTTTACCTGGTGAATGTCAATCAATGACAACCAATGGGGATACATATACTATTACTATATTAGATAATAATTTAATTACTTCGTATACATATGATATAAATAATGTTTTACAAAATTGTATGACCTTGCCAGCTCCTAAAAAAGAGAATGAAAAAATTGTTGATAAAAATATTTCTAAACCATTTTCTTCGCGTGTTGCTAATAAAGACGATGTAATAATTAAAACACCTAGGGCTGTATCATATGTAAGTTGTGCACCATATTTTAGTTCATTAAATAATAATCTTAGTAGATTATTTCATTTTATTAATGGAATATGTTTAATATTTTTATCGATCTTTTTTTCTGCATTAACAATTGATCCAATAAACATATTTACTGGTGGATGTTTTATATACTCATTTTTATTTTATGGTTATTGTGTCGATAAGCCATTTTTTAACCTTAGAACAAAAATTTACAAATGGAATTGTATATTAATTGTTTTTATTATATGTTTACGATATTTTTTATAAAATTATAACTTTATTATATAATTATAAAATGGAAATACATAAAATAACTAAAGCATATATTGATAATAATAATTTGATTATCGAAGATGAATTTAGAAATCAAACAATTATATCATATTCAGGAAAAATAGTTGGTGGACCTAATATTATGATAGGAAATCAAACAGTTGCTGTTATAATGGAATTTGAAAATAGTTCTGAATGGCATGTATTTTTGTATGATTATTCTGGGCGTTTAATTGAAACTCGTTTAATTAATAAAATTAAAAAACAGAATAAAGAAGAATTTAATAATATTAAAATAAATAAACAACAATCAAACGAAAATAAAAAAAATTATAATTTTAAATTGATAAGTATTATAATTGTAATATTAACAATATTATTTTTTATATTATAAATTTTATGAATATTGAAGAATTAAATCAAATAGAAGAATTAATTATTAAATTAACTAATTATATAGATAATTTAACAAATAACAATAAAAAATATCAATTGGATAATATGGATTCAATAAAAGAATATAATGAATACATTAAAACAATTCCAGAAGAAAAATTAGAAGCTATTGACAATAAAATTAATATATATTTTGAATCATATACAAAATTTTTAGAAAGCAAACAAATTATTTAATATGAATTACTTAATTTTTGATATTGAAACTGGTGGTCTTTCAACAGAAGAATTAGAAAAAGTAATGCCAGAATTTACTGCACCAGGTAATTATAAAAAACAAGAAAGTATTGATGCTTATATTTTAGAGTCCAAAGAATCTTATTTATCTGGTATTGGTGCACCATTATCTGCAGTAACAGGATATGTATCTGCATTAGGATATTGTATTTTTAATGATATAACAAAACAATTTAGCAAAATTGATATTATTATTGGAAATGAAATTGATATTTTAAATAAATGGTGGGAATTATATAAAAATAATGATTATGTTGTTGGATTTAATAGTAATTATTTTGATATCCCATTTATGATTAGACGTTCATGGAAACATAATATTAAAATTCCTAAAATGTTTAATGGTCGTTATATTGATTCAAAATGTATTGATTTAATGACTGTTTGGTCATGCGGCACTTTAGAAAAAATTAAATTAGATAGAATCGCGAAATATTTTGGAATTTCCGGTAAAAATGGAGATGGATCTAAATTTACTGACTTATTAAATAATCCAAACACAAAACAATTGGCGTTAGATTATTTATATAATGATGTATATATAACACAAGTTGTTGCAAATAAATTGTTACAATTAACTATATAATATAATAATTATATGTTTAAAGACGATAATATTAAAAATTATATTTACGGTAAACAAGTTAAATTAAATTTAAACGATGAAGTTGAAATGATGCCTATCGAAGAATTTGCTAGATGGTGTGCATTTTTAAATGGTTTGGATTTAATCTTAGATCAAGCAGAGAATTTAGGAATTAATATTCATAAAAGCGAAGCATGGATTAAACCTTTACCACTAGAGAAATATATTACAGAAAAAAGTCGTGAATATGAAAATGAATTAATTAATTTATATGTCAAATAGATTTAAAATAAGTAAGCTTCCAAAATCAAAACTACCATCGCAATACATTTTAAATCAATTAAAACAATGTCAACGTAAAGGTGGATTGATTTATTCTACTTATAAAAGTTTAATACAAAATAAAGAAACTACAAATACTGATATATTATTTGAAGAGATAAAAGATTTTGGTGCATTTTATATAAAAGACACATTTAAAAAAGATGAAATAGTTAGTTGGTGTTTATATATTAATGGTAGAATTGATAATAAATATGGGATTCAAACAATGTATTTTACCCGGCCATTTTATAGAGGTTTAGGGTTAGGAACTATATTATTTTCTAAAATTGTTGATTATTCAAAGAAAATTAATTTACCGATATGGGTTTATCCATATAATGATAATAAATGGTTTTTTAGAAAACTAAAAAACCATTTTAAAGATATAAAAATTAAAAATATTTATAAAATTTAAACTGAAGGAATATCTTCAACATCAATAGATGTACCACCAGTTAATGTTTCCTTTAATTTTAATTGAGCATATCTTGTAATTTTATTTTCTGAATTATATACTGGTAATACCAAAGCGCCATCAGTAGTAACTGCAAAACCATTACCTAATTTTATGGAACTTAAAGATTTATTATTTAATTCGGTTGATATATTTTCTTTTGTAATTTGTTGTACATCTTCAGCTTGTATTGAATTTAAAACATAAACTAATTTTGCATATCGTGGAGTATCAACCCCGAAATATTCAATATGTGGTATTACATTTTCATTAATTTCTGCTAGTGAAGTATCATCAGCAACAAATGGATTATAATTTTTGGTTGGATCTATAATACTACTAAGTTGATTATAATTGACATTATAAACTAATTCTGCATATTTAGATACACTATTTTCTGGTAGATTATTTTGATTAATTTCTACCATTTTTAAATTATTTGCAATATCAGGATTATAAGTATTGCCTATATTTACTTCATCACTCATATAAAATATTTATTTAAATTAAACAATTTAAATTATCTATCAAATTTTTTTAAAATATCATATTTTTCTAAGCCAACCGCATTTTCATATTCGGTTTTTTTATAAAAATAATATGTTGCTCTATCAGCTGCATAAAAATTTACAAAAATACGTGGTTTAAACATAATTATTTTATATACATAATCATTTACAAAAGTATTAACTGTTTGTAATTGTAATGAACGTTCAAATGAATAATTAAGATTATTTAATAATATCATTTGTTTTATATTTAAATCATTTTCTTTGTATTCATTAACTAATTGAATTTTATCATTTAATTCAATTAAGTCTAATGTATCTTGCCAATCATTAGCAAATGAAAAATATGAAGTTGTTAGAATTGTTAGAATTGTGATTATTTTTTTATACATAATTAATTATTTTTAATCTTCTGGTGATTCGTTAAAATATTGAATAAGTGCTGGCCGCCAAATACGGCCCCCTTGACCATCTCTTTCATTGAGAAGATTATTTTTTCTGTTAATTAAAACACTATTATTTGGATCTAAAAACATTTTTATTTTTTGAAGATCTGGAAATATTTGTATTGCTGCTATTCGTTGTTGGTTATTAGTACCTGTTGTATTATCTATACTAGACGAACTACCCGAACTACCTATAGATGTATTAGACCCGGATGCGGGATTCCATCGATGTTTAGGCATTGCACAAAATCCAGATGGCTGATTTCCTGATATATAGAAATAAGTTTTAACTTTAGTTCTGTCTTCTATTATCTTATAATCAGCATTATTGTGATCATATGTAAAATTTGCATATCGTTGTGCAACTGTTTTACCTATACATTCACTATGATATTGTTGTGTGAGTTGTTCAAACATTGCGGTTGAATAAAAATAAATCATATTGCCGTATTTGTCTAATACTTTTACTTCGCAATCTGTCCAATAATCACCTATTCCGTTCCTTATTGGATTTCCAGTATTTATACCATCTCTATATAAATCTACATATAAGCAAATACTAGTTGATGTTACCGCATTTTCAATTAATTTAATATCAGATTTTGATGCAATATCGTTAGCATCTTTAAATGTTGTTGCGTTTGGAGTTTTTAAAACACCATCCTTATTAACTGTTACAGTTTTAACTTGTGCATTTAATACAACACAACACGTTGTGAAAAATATTAAAAATATATATTTTAAATAATGCATATAAAATATTTATGTATAATTTATTTATTACGTTTCCACATATATACTGTTAAGTAAGGTGGCATGTTATTATGTGGTTGATTTCCACCAACAGATTGTATTGCTGTTAAATTACTAAATTCTGTTCTATTTAGTGCTCCGCGGTACGGAGCAGCTGTTAAAGATGGAGTATCACCAGTTGGAGTCATTAATAGATTATGATTATGTTTTGGTATTTCATCGATTGTTAATGTATGTGTTGCTTCTCCACTTAAAACCCCTGGAGAATACGTATCACCAGTTGCTAACAAGAACCTATCTTTTATTTGTTCCCATGTTCCTCCAAATAAAGATGATGGATTAATCCCATTAACTGATATATAAATAGATCCAATTGGATATATTCTTTCAAATATTTTTTCTATAGCATCAGCAACTGCTTTTTCTGAAGGCAATTTAGTATTAACTGCGGATTCAGAAGCTGGTATCGAAGTTGAAATTGCTGTACCAGAAACTGGTCCATTTATGTTAATACCGGTGTAATCAAGCTCGATATTAATATCATTAGAATGAGTTAAAAATACACCATCATCTCCAGAAATATAAACTCCTCCCATGGAGAATAAACTTACTCCAGAATCAGTAACTGTTACATTACCAGCCATTGATTCTATCTGCGCACTTGTATCTGTTTCAGAATAGAATTTTAAGTTATTTTGTTTAGTAGCTAATATGTCAACACCATTTTTTTGTAAAGTTCCGGTATAATTAAGGTTACCAGTTATCTTTGTATTGTTTTTAATCTCAAAAGTAGTGTCACCAGCATCTGGATAAGCTTTTGTTACTTCTATTGATTTTGGGTTATAGTTTGTATAAAAATCACCATCATATAATTGAATATAATTACCTGCTGTTATTTGAAACTTATCACCATAGAATTTATAAGCGTCACCTATAGTTGCTGCATAAGCATTTTCTGTATACTTTGTTAGTTTATCTTGTTTGTTTGATAAAGCTGTTACTATTGCTTTTTCTGAAAGAAGTCGTGTATCTGATGGTGAATCTGGTATTGTTGTATGAACAGTAGAACCACTTATATTTCCGTTAAAATATGTGGTTGAAAATCCTTGGGATCCTTGTCTACCAATATAAATGTTAGGATAGCCTGTTTTAGCACCTATAAGTATACCATTTGCACCATTTATTGATGCTACGCCATCTACTAAATCTTCAGAATAAAAACTAAGTTTATCCGGTTTAGTTGGATCTGATGCATTTACTATATTCCATTTATCATTCTGATAAATTCGAAGATATCCATCATCTGGATTATACCATGCTTTTCCTTTAAAAACATTAACGGGAGTTGATGATAATGTAAATATATTGCTAGAATAACTTGTTTGACCTGCCATTTTTAAAAATATTTATTATTAATGTTTAAAATATCTAGGAGCCCCTAATTTGTTCAACAACAATTGCATAACCATCCCCTACAATATGTACGTTTCGATTATTAATAGTCATATTAAATGCAAATTCATCTGTATTATCATAAATTACTGTCATATCAGCACCATAAATAAAACATTTACCACCATTTAATGGTGTTGTAAAAATATAGTTCTGACCGGTGCCTATTCTGATATCAGCTGATTTGTATTGTGGTATAACATATTTAATATATTGTAATTCTCTTGTTGATGATGTTATATTAAATTTTCCATCTATTAATGATAATTCGTTTGTTTGTAATTGATTTGATGTAATGTTTCCATTGGTTTTTATATTGCCATTCCAATCAACAGTTAATGCATTTGATCTATTCGATGCTTCATCAGCTGTACCATTACCAATAATAAACGCATATTTATTATCCCAATCAGATTTATTGTATTTACCTATAACTGTTTGATAATTACTACCAATTTGATTTCCAATACCAGTTGCAAATGATGCATCACCATATACTCCATTACCCTTTCCTAAAGCGGAAGAATACCAACCATCTACACCGTTTTGCATACCAGCAGCAAAAGAGTTTTCTCCACCTGCTCTGTTTCTATCACCAAAAGCTGCGGAAGAAAATAAAAGGGCTTTATTACCAACACCAACTGCAATTGAATGTTGACCTAAAACAATGTTACTTCTGCCAAAACTTACACTATTTAATCCTGCTGTAGTATTTGAGTTACCTAATGAAAAAGAATTAAATGTTAATTCAGCTTCTCCAATATTAAGTTTGCTGGTATCTAAAGAAACAAGTTTATTGTTATATTTTCCGGAAACAAACAAACCATATCTAAAATTTAGAAGATTAGTATTATCACTAGGAGGTAATGCGGTTGATCCATCATATGGTGTGGATATATCTTTAACCTCTATGGTTCCATCTGAATTAACAGCTTCAACTATTAATTTATTAAGCCAATGTCTATCATTGTAGATAGTTAGTACATCATCTTTAGCTAACGTTCCTAGATTTGGTTTTATCCATGATGTTGGTTCGCCATTGGTAATATCTCCAAATTGTTTTTGTTCTTTACCTAACCACAGTTTATATTTTCTAGTTGCAGATTCGAGTAGAGACCAGCCTTGGATAAACCAACCTTTTGCTTGTAATACATTTGGTTGATTTTGATTGTCTTCATTTATGTTTATGTGAATAGGATTATCAACCCCTGATATATCGCTATTAAACTTAAGTAACTTACTTGATACGCTCAGATTGTTATTTATTACGATAGGTACAAAAGGATCACTAGCAGTAGTAATAGCACCACTAGATTTTAGTAGCATTCCATCACCAGGTTCTCCTAGGTTTATACTTCCAGGATCTATATCGGTGATATACTGGGTTCCATATTCAGTAATACGATAAAAATGAGCTGAATCGGAATTGATCTCTTTTGAAGATATAGCATTTGAAAGTATGGTGTTTGTATTTACATCACCATTCCAACTAACCGTGAATGCGTTTGAACGTCTTTCGTTTGTTGTACCATTACCAATAATAAAAGCATACTTACCTTCAGTATCTTCTATATTCCATTTGCCACCTACGTGTTGATATTGACCAGAAGCAATTGTTCTGTAACCTTCAGCATGTGATCCATAACCGTTGACTGTATTATATGCACCTTCTACGTGTCCATAATTAACAGTGCATAAATTGTCCCCACCTTCTACATGTGAACCATAACCATAGTTTGTATTATTCCAACCTTCAACGTGAGCACCGTAACCAATATTAATATTGTTAGAGCCTTCTACGTGTGAAAAATCTTCATATGTTCCACAACCCTTGCCTTCAGCATGAGCAGCTCCACCTGCTGCAACAGTCCCGAAACCTTCAGCATATGAAAAATTGAAAATTTGAACACATCCCAGCTCTGGATTTGTTGTAACTCTCAATGAAGTATCCCATGAACGTATATTGTTATCTTCATCGCCATATTCACCACTAAACAATTTAACTATATTAGTATTATTAGAATCACCAAAACGTTGAGATTGATATTCCAAAATCATAGTGTTGTAACCATCTTTATATTCGTGTGATTCATGAATTAAATTACCAGTGTAGTGTGAATTTTGTGTATATGAAAAATTACCTAACTCCCCTGTATAATTATCTAAATTAGTAAATAAGTTACCTGGATCTTCTGTAGGTGCGTCATTATCAGTAAATTGTTTTATAGTTGCTTGTTTATTTGATAAATAAAGTTTGCATTTATTAATTTTGGCTACAGTTGGGATAGAGTTCCAATTTAATGTCGGTATAAATTTATCATTAGATATTAATCTACCATTATCATCAGATATTAAATTACCATTATTTGATGTTATATTTGGGGTTCCGTTTAAGAATTTATCGTCTGGTGATGCAACTGAAAACGTAACGGTATATGTACCATCATCTGATTCTTTATCTTCGTTTCGTAAAATTACTGCAAAATTAGTATCTTTAACTAGATCATCTAATGTGTTTACTTGGGCAATACATTCCAATTCTTTAGATGAATCTACTATTGATGTTGCTTTAAATAAGTAATTAGAAACATAAGCTACATTATATATTACATTGTTATAAGTAAATTGATATAAATCATCGACTTTTACAACTTTTAATGGTTGTGTTAGTTGATAATATTTTACCTTATAATTGTTTATACCATTAGAAGGTTCGTTGATTGCACTCACAACAACGCTTCTATTGTTAAAAGCTTTTTGAAAATATTGCCAATCTGAAAATTTAATTGATATGTTATTACTTGTTAATACCCTACCGGGTGCATATTTTAGTTTAACATTGGTTATCGTTATATTTGAATTTGGTAATAGTTCAGTACCATTTTCATCAATAAAAACACGTTTCCATACATACCAACCTAAAGCACCATTAATATTTTTAGCAGTTCCATAATAATCACCTGTAAATTGTACGGCTGATGCATTTGTGGTTATACCAGTTCCATACAAATAATCACCAGTGTAATTGGTTATACGTTGCCAACCAGCATTTATTAGTTCATCAAATGTGACATCTATCGGATCAATATAATCAGGATTGTCAACTAAATTTATTAAAGTTTTAGAATTTTTTAAATAATAAATTCCATCATTAGGAACCGTTACTATCATTCCATCATAGGCAAATTTATTAATATCACCAAATGTATTTTTTGCTAATAAATCTTTTGTATTTTCACATACTATTCTATTATCAAGCGGTTGGGCATATTGCATTTTAAAATTGCCTGAATAAGGAAATAAGCCATTATATTTTGTTGCCATATTTAAAAATATTTATATTTTACTTTCATATAAAATCATCAAAATTTGTTATAGAAATATTTATCTTTTATAGTAAATCAAAAAATTTTTCAACTTTTTCTTGTTTAAATCAATCTTTTTAATTAAATATTTATATAGAAAATAATTTACTAATAAATGTATAGTGTATATAAAATTCAAGTTAAAAAGAATGAGTATTTAGATAAGGTAACTACTCTGTCTAATAACTTGTATAATTTTGCATTATATAATGTTAGACAATTTTTCTTTGAAAATGGAGAGTATTTGAATTATTATGGTAATTATCCATTATGCAAAAATAATGAAAATTACAAACAACTTTATTCACAAACTGCTCAGCAGGTTTTGCAACAAGTTGATAATTCATTCAAATCTTTCTTTAAAGCAAATAAAGCTTATAAGAAACATCCTGAAAACTTTTCAGGAAAACCAAAACTTCCAAAATATAAAGAAAAAGGATCAAAAAGTATAGTTACTTTACCTGGACAACATTTAAAGATAAAAAATAACTATCTTATTTTTCCAAAGTCTAACTATAAATTATTTCTAGGTGAATTAAAATTTGATAAAATTGTTGAAGTAAAGATTAAACCTTACAAAACATATTATGAAATTTTAATTACATATGAAAATAATGTACAATATAAAAAATTAGAAACAAATGAAAATTATATTTCTATTGATTTAGGAATTGATAATTTTGTAACTATTACAAACAACATTGGAAAGAAACCAATTCTTGTTAAAGGCAGAAGAATCAAATCAGTAAATCAATTCTATAATAAGAAAAAAGCCAAGTTAATGTCTAATGTCAAAAATAAAGGCAATTCAAATAAACTTGATCAATTGACTAAAAATAGAAATAATAAAATAGAAAATTATATTCATAATGTTTCATCTTTTATTGTGAAATATTGTCTTGAAAATAATATAGCAAATATTGTTATTGGTAAGAATAAAAATTGGAAACAAGAAGTGAATATTGGTAAGCAAAATAATCAAAACTTTGTTTCAATACCACATTCATCTTTTATATTCAAACTTCAATATAAAGCTCAAAGACATAATATAAATGTTATATTGAATGAAGAAAGTTATACTTCAAAGTGTGATGCTTTAGCTATTGAAGATATTAAAAAGAAAGATGAATATTTTGGTAAAAGAATCAAAAGAGGATTATTCAAATCAAAATGTGGTTTGATAAATGCTGATGTAAATGGCTCATTGAATATATTGAGAAAAGTAATTGGGAATGACTTTATAAGTCTACTCAATAGAGGGTTAGTTATGAACCCAGAAGTTATAGTAATATAATTTCAAAGGATTTCATTTAGAAAATTTAAGATTTTAATTAATCTTTAATGATTTTAGATGAAATTAATATAATAAGTCTGAAATTGTTATTTTTATTTTACGAGTACCAATTGTATCACCTTTCCAAACAAATGGTGTATAACGATGATTTGATTCATATGGTAAAGGATCAACAATAATTTTACTATCAGTTCCTGGAATATCTATATTAGATGTAGTTAATTCAATAGGAGTTGAATAATCAAATCCCTGTATTTCGTCCCATGTTTTAGTAAATGTGTTATATTGTTCTATTTTAAATTGTTTTCCTTCATACCAAATATGTGGTAATAAAAATACTTGTTTTTTATTTGGAGATTCTTCTGTTAAATCAATTATTAATGAACTAATATTATTGGAAATCAAATTACTACCCATATGTAATTGTGATATAGATTTTGAAGTCGCATAATATGGTAATCCGCCGTAAATTTTAAATGTTAATTCAATTATTCCTGATGTGTTTTTTGTTATTAAATTTCCTCTAGATGAATATTCATCATAATTTCCTTTATTATAATAAAATTTAAATTTTTGATTCATTTCACCCCACATATTAATATATGTCATAAAATTATTCAATGGTTCACCTGGAACAAATATATAATTTTCAGTAGTGGAACTTTCAGAAAATATGCTATCATTAGCTAAATCACCGATTATATCTACTTGATATATATCATTAGTCCAATCCGCGCTACTTAAAATATATTTTCCTTCGGAATTATAAACCGGATTAATTACCCCTGGTGTATATATAAAAGACGTCTTCCATTCAAGTATATCACCTAATTGATATGTTTTATCGGGTATAATACCATCATAAATATCAGCAATTATTTGTGGTTTTGTTATAGTTGGATTAACTTCTTTATAAAGCATCTCATATAATAAATTTAATATTGATTTATTTTCAAAAGTAGAACCAGCCGAAATACCTCCGACAGTTACTGTAGTTGGTTGATCGTTAGTAAATCTTGTTTGTGATTTAATAGAATTAACAGTAGCGGGAACATTTGTTGCTATATCTTTCCATACAATATCTTCTGAAATATTAGATATATCATATGTTGATAATGGAATATCGTTAACTGCTGATTTAATATTTCCGGCTGGATAATTTAAAGTATTTTGAAATTGAATATAATTATCATACATATTCAATGTTCTACCAGCTAATGTAATGCCATATTTATCGTATAAAAATGAACCTGACGTATCATCACTACTGTCGAAAAATATTTGATTGGGTGTAATTAAAATTGATGAAGATTCAGAACCAAATTCTTTTATAAGAGTAGATTCTAAATTTATATTATTTTCTTTGATTATAATTTGAGATAATTTATTTTCATTATTAATATTACTATGATTGTTTGATTTAATAATTGTTGTAAAATTATCATTAACAACTAAACCTGTTTCTTTTTGTCCATTAGTTAAATAAAAACTATTTTTATCAGCTTTGCGATTTTTTAGATATCTTATATTGTCAAAATTATATGTAGTTTCTTGAATTTTTTCCTCTATTTTTTCATTTAATTTATCATTAATATTATCTATTTTTTCATTTAATTGATTATCACCAGTAGAAATATTATTTGATAATTTATTATCTAAATCATTAATTGCTGATAATGTAGCTTTTGATAATGGCTTATCTATATCGGAAGTATTATCAATTTGATCTAATCCAATATCTGTTTTATTTAAATCAACTACTTTAATAATATTATTTGTAATATCAATATTTTTACCTGCTATTAATTTATTTTGTTTATTTGATAAATCAATATCAATATCATTTAATTTATTATTAATATTATTTAATGCCTGTTGTGTTAAATCAGAAATAGGTTTATTTTTATCACTTGTATTATCAATTTGATCTAATCCCAATTGTTCTTTAGTAACATTATGAGGATTATTTTTATTTTTAATATGATCGATTAATTTATTAGAGTTATCATTAAGATAATTAATAGCACCAACAATTGTTTTATCAACTGTATTTAAATTAGTATCTGAGCTATTTTGTTTTAATGCTAATTTATTATCAATATCATTTTTTGAATATGTATTTAATTCAATATTATCTGTAATATTTTTAACAAAATTAGCAACGGCATTAGTTGTTGGATATTCGATATTATTAGGATTATCAAAATTATCAATTTTATTAACAATTTCTTCGAAGTTTCCTTTTTCTTGAATATTTAAATCATCTAATGTAATATTGCCAGACAATACAACATTATTAATGAATGGTTTGTTATCCAAATTATTATAATCCGTTTGCTTTTTAAATTCCGGATTAGCATTTATAAATACATCTGGTTCCGGATTAACTAATCTATTATTTTTATCAATTGTTAATGTTATAGTTTGTAAAGCCATTGTAATATAAAATATTTATACAAAAAATGGTCTTATTTCATAAGACCATTTTTATATAACTTATTTATTTGTTTTTTAATTTGTTTAATATTCTTTTTAAATTAATTCCGTTTTGAGGCCTTCTATATATTAATATATTTTTATAATTTCCTGATGAATCAAACGAAAAATACATTGGAGCATATGAAGATTCATTGGGTGTAAATGTCAATACAATATCAGAAAGACTTAAACTACGATAAACGGTTGTATCAGTAACGAATCCAGAATTTATAGCTAAAGAAAGTAATGTATTTGTATAAAATAAATTAATTTTTGTATTACCGATAAAATCTGAATCTATTATTGTTTCGCCATTAGCTGTTGTATTTAATGATAATGATAAGCTCGCTAAACTTATTTCATCACTATCACCACCAATATAAAATAAAATAGGTTGGTTGTTCCAATCTGATGTGGTTTCGTTATGAATTTTACATTTTAAATTCCAAATACCATTTCTAAAACTATCATATAATTGAAATCCATTTAAAGTCGCATGCCATGTTTTAATAGAAGTATTTGAATTGTTTGCGGGGATTGTAATATTTAATTTATTGTTTATATTCGATAAATTACCATTTACTTGAATCCATGAATCTATTGAATTATTAAAATTAGAACTATACCACACTTTGGGATAAAATATAGGACCAGTAGTACAAAAATCACAATATTTTAATTCTGCAATATTTTGAATAGTCCCGGTATAATCTAAATTTGATTCGGAATTATTTTTTCCATTATTAACTCTTGGATAATTTTGTAAATGATTTACTTGTAAAATTTCAATATAATCAACACTAAATGCTGATGTATTTAATTCTAAATTTTGGTTATATGTACAAAGTATTTGAATAATCGGTGTAAAATCTTCTCCATTTCCAATTGTTAGATCAAATTCATTTTCAAAACTATCATTAGGTGCAATATTAACGTTCGAATTATTTTCAGATGTATATCCCAAACCATTATAATTTGTAGATTCTGCTCCTATAGTTATAAAAATATGCTCAATATTAGCAGTTGAAGTATTTGTAATTTTGTATCTAACGTGAAATTTGCGATTAATTTGGGATTTTAATAATCGATCATCTGTTAATTGTATTCTAGCATTTGAATCGTTTGTAACTACAGATGCATTTAATTTATTATTAATAATATTACAATCTGAAATTCCATAACCATTTTTCCAATTATCAGTAACACCCGCACTAAACGCTGATTTATAAATAACAAGATTTTTATCTTGTGGAATTTTTGCTTTTGAAATTGCTATATTTTGATCATCATCTTGACTAAATCCAAGTAAAGTATTATATGGATATTTAAAAATATGATCGACATATCTAGATATATTAATATCCGATGTTATTAATCTTCCGTGCGCATAATCTGATACTCTATTATATACAATATAATCTGCTCCTTCATTTAAATTATATGAAAATAAAATATCTTCATTTGAATCTATAAAATCTAAAGCATAATTTATATTATAATTTAAAACTCCTATTTCAATTTCATTATTGTTTATTTTATACGCATTAAAATATGCACATCCGTCATCATTTTCTTCTACTATTGTAATTGTTGGATTAGATATTATTTGGTCCGAGAATTGAGCTGTGGGAACACCAGACGAATTTAAACTAATAGTTACTAATGCAGATTTCCAATTAGGTATTGAATATAGAAAACTATATAAAGTATTATTTACTAATATTTCTAATTTATTACTATCATAATCGTATGTTGCGCGTTTTATCCAATAATTTCCGTTATTTATAATATTACTACATATGTGCCATTTTCCAGATATAGGTGCAGATAATAATGAATCATTTATATTAAAACTAATTTTAACAATATTTGAAAATTGACTTTTGTCACCAAAAGAAATATAAGTTGATGAATTAAATTGTATATTATTATTATTTGTTATTCTTGCACTAAATGAACAAGGTTTATTGTATGTTAACGCATTTCCTAAACAATTATTATTATCATAATTTAACATAATTATAAAACTTTCCTTGGTATATAAACGTTATTATTTAAAGAATATCCAACAGCATTTAACCATGTACCATATCTTTTATTTGGATAACTTTGAATATTAGACGTATATGTTATCGCTATTTTGTTATTTAAAGATTGATCCAACCAAACTCCATTACCTATGTTTCTTAATGACACAATAATTTTTTCATTTTGTAAAGTTCCTTTTATTAAACTTTCAGGAATTTGTTTTCCACTATTTATATCTGTAATTGAATATGATACAGGAGTCGATAATACATCATAATTATAAATATCAAAACCTTTCATTAAAATTGGCTTTGTATTATTTGGGCCGCACAGACTTATATTCGAAGTTTGAATCATTCCATCAAGATCACCAAAACCTTCAATAATTGGTCGTGTAATTGTTGCAATTAATGTTGAATCAAAATATAAATTAACTGTATTAGCGCCGAAAGAAAGTATTATTTTATGATAAGCATTATCGAATAATAATTTTGTATTATCTTCTGATATTGTGTGATTTACTTCTGTACCATTGTTTGTTTTATAATGTAAGGCTAAATTACTATTTCTTTTATAAAAATATAAAAAATTATTTTGAGTTGATTCTGGTTTACTGAATATATAAGAATTTGTAGTATCTGATTTAAATTCTTCGTATGTAAAATCAAATTTTACATCAGCAACTATAGAAAAAATTGAAGGTAGTATTCTTAAATCAGCATCAACAAAATGGGCATATGAATAATCTTTGCCCATAAATGTATTATATAAATCTTCTTCATTTATAATAAATTCTTTAGAATTTGATGAAATTCTCATAGTTGTAATATCAGTTACATCATTAATTGTTGCACTAATATCACAAGTTGCATCATATAGTATAGTTCCTGATGATTCTTCACATTCAAATAAATTAGAAATAATTCCAGATGTTCTATCTATAAATGCAATATAACTAAGATTAAAATATAAAGATGATGTTTCGCTTAAAATTTGCTTTTGCTTTATAGATATATTAGTATCAGACGTATCAACATATAAAAGATCTATATTTCCTTCACCTTTAATAATAATTTCATATAAATCTCTTTCTGACGAAGGTATTGCTGTTTGTATATAGGCATTTGGATTTGTTTTATCAAAATGAATACAATAACCAGGAAGAGGCGTTCTTGAACTATCTAAATCACCACCAATTCGACTCCACAAATTCCACATTGATGGATTGGATACTTCTGTTCGAACTGAACCTATTTTAGTTGTATTTGAATCTGATAATAAATCTGATTTATTTATGCGTGTAAATCGATTACTAGGAAAATTTTCCGACATAAATTTATTCTTTGTAATTAATAATTAAATCAGTTGAATCACCAACATTATCAACAAATATTCTTACATCTGATAAATTTGCAAATTCATACATATTATTAGTTGGATCGGGATATATAGGATTAATACCAGAATATTGAGAACTTGCGCCTTCTCTAATATAAACAGCACCAATATTTGCTAATTTTGGAATTACCATAACTTTAGCTGGTTTTGTTTGTGCATCAGGAATTGGTGTTGCTATCTTAGCTTCAGTAGGTGTTATTGATACTTCGATTGCCGGTGTAAACTTAACGGAAGATTGAATTGCAGTATAAACAGCCTTTGAAGTTGGAAGCCCATTATCCGAAGCTGAAGAATCGATTATTTTATTAAATTGATTAATTGTTACTTCTTCACCGTTAGATATTGTTATACTAGCGGTGTCTAAATCATTAGTAATAATTTTGGCTCCATTTTCAACAACATTTAAAGTACCCGAGATTGATGTTGTTGTATCTTGTGTTGATATATTAGTAATTTTACTTGTGTTTTGACTTATTTTTGTGTTTAACTCACTTAAAGCAGATTCAACATCATTTGACTGTAATCCTGCAACATTTGATGAAATATCAGTAGCATTTAAAACGACAACGCCTGTATATCCATTAACAGAATCAACTTCACCTTTTCTATTACTATTAATCCAATCATTTGAAGTTGTATCCCAAATCCATATTGTATTAGTAGATCCTAATATTACATGATCACCATCAATACCTGTCGGGTATGCTTCATGTAAAGCATCATAATCTTTAAACCAACCTTTATTATGACTATCTTTATTACTACCAGTTCCACCACTAGGACTATTAATCATATAAACTAATCGAGCATATCTAGGATAAACACCTTCTCGACCTTCTAATGGTGATATTACAGAAGAATCTATCTCAACTAATGAACAATTTTCTGCATGTCCTGGATTGTAAGGATTTTCTGGTAAAATTTCTGGCATATATAAATTATTTATTAATATCAAACAATTTTCATAACTACACTCATTGGAAGAAGTTCACTATTTGCACTGTTCAAATACTCAATATAATCACCATCAACTTCCTTAGTAAATTTAAACACATCTTTATAAGTTAATGATGGTGTATCTGTTACCACTTCTATACCTTCTTCTACATTATTCAAATAATCTGCTAAAGCAGCAGGAATTTGGGTATTCTCAAAATCTGTTTTCTTTACTCTAATCCAATAAGGATAACCTTCAACTTCTCCACCTGCATTTACAATATTCTTTGCATCTTCAATGGTGAAGAAAGCGTCAGTAGAAAGCTCTAATGTTGCTTGTGTATAGTTATCATTATACACAAGAAAATCTCCTCTAGTAGAAGCTTGTGTTATTTTTGTAAAAAATTGTGATTCAGGTAGTGTTTCACTAGTTGGTAATGTAATTTTGATCATAATTTAAAAATTCTCCACGTGATGTTTTATTCTTTCTAAATTTACTCCATATTGTGGCTGGCTGTAAACAAGAATATTTGATATTTCTTTTTTATCCAGATCCATTTTAGCATAAATTGGTCTATAACTATCAAAAACAGGTGTTATTTCATAATGAACATCAGCTAATGAACCAACATAATAAGTTGAATCATTTAAGTCTGCTGATTGTGTAGAACCACTTCTCCACCCATACCATGAAAACCCTATGGATGCAGTATAAGTACTAGACATAACATATAATGAGTTATAAATTGCTTCAGCTTCCACGTAGTGCCAATCAGTATCTGTTATAGCCGAGTTATTTAAGATTACAAAGTTTGTATAGTTGGTACCAAAACATAAGGCACCCTTAGTGGTTGTTAAATCTGCTTTTTTATACCAAAAACTATATTTGATTTTATATCTTGTTAGTGTTTCGGACCAAACCTTTCCTGTTGTTCCTTTATAATCATGTAAATAATTATTTACATTATAATTGGAAATAGCTGATTCTGTTTTTAAATCAATACCATAATTTATACCTTCTGGTAAATCAGAAGTATCGTGATTTTTTAAATAATAAAGTCTATTACTAGAATAACGTCCCCAACCATTCTTATATATATTGGTATTTCCTTTCGTGGTAATATCCCAACCATCACCATCATCTGCTCCAAAATTAGAAGATGTTTGAGTTTCTGGCTTCCACCAAGTATTTGGGATTTTCCACCTACCAGCTGTTGCGGGAATTGTATCTGCAACTAAACATGAATAATCTAAATCCGCATTTGATTTATTTTTACCATTTTGAACATATGGATATTCTGTAAGGTAATTAGTTTGGTTTAACTCAACATTAGATAATTCAATTGTAACTTTTTTTAAATTCTGACTATCAATACTTACATAAGGCAATGTTGAAGGATCAAATTTAAAATAGAAATAGATATAACTTGCAAAAGATGTATTTGATAGTGGAATTGATTCTACTTCCAATGTTTTTTCTTCATCTTGATTAAATGTTATATTGGATAATTCTGTAAATGTACAACCACTAGATGTATATGTTAACCCTATTGCACACTTACAATCTGTTACCTTTATATTAAACCCAGTAGTAGCATTTTTAATTTTAAATGATAATTTAAATTGTCTACCTGCATTTAATTCTGAAATTCTAGCTTCATTATTAGAATTAAGTAATGGTAAACAAAATTCCATCACTGGTGTATGACCTGATGAATATATTGTTAAATCATTACTTAGAGAAGACTGAGTTATCTGTGTAGCATCATATTTTATAAATGAATTTGGATTATCTTCTGAAAAATATGATTTATATAAAACTAAATCCTTACCCAATGGAATTTGAGCTTTAGAAATAGCTGTGTTTAAATCACTATCTTCTTTAAAACCTAGAACAGTGTTATAAGATAATCTTCTAGTATATATAGTCCAAGCATTTGAAATAGAAGATGAAATTATTTTTCCAGTTAAATTGCTTTTTAAATCATATACAATATCACCATTACCTTCACTTAACGGAAATACATGATTTACATTGTTTATTAATGTATCATTATCACCATCTATACTCCAGGTAATTATACCATCTTTATAATAATTTGTGATGGAAATATTATTAGAGTTAGAAATTATCATGTTTCCATTTTTATCTTTATAAGCTCCAATATAAACCTCATCATTGCCAATGTCGGGTACGTCTTCAATTGTAGGTTCACCCAAATTATAATTACCAGGTATATTCAAAAATTTTGGAACACCCGTTGTATATAATATTATACGAACATCACTACCAGCATACCAATTAATTTTGTTCATAGGCCAGCTATATAAAGTATTATTAACCTGAATTTTAAATTTGCTATCATCGAAGTCAAACATTGCATATCTTACGATATAATCATTATAGTTAAGTAAATTACTACAAAATATGTATTTGCCTGATGTTCCTTGTAGAAAACCACCATTCCAAACTAGGTTAAAACTAGCAAGCATTGTTTGACCTATATCAGATGTTTTACCCAGTGAAATATAAGTTGGGTATTTGCTAGTAAAATTTAATATGTTATCATTGGCAATTTTACACTTATAATTAAGTCCTCTACTTCTAGCTTGAGTAGTGGTTGATACTAGTTTTGCCCCTGTACAATCTTTATCTGAATATTTCATATTATGATAATTCCACTTTTCTAGGTCTATAAACTCCGTTTGTTAAATTAAATCCAACACCATCTAACCATGTACCATAGCATTTAGATTTTGAATATGGATAACTAACATTACAATACATACTGTTATTGTTAATTGATCTATCACACCAATATAATTTAGAGCCACGTAAATTAGAGTATCTAGCTATTTGTATATTGCCTGAGGCAAACAATAAACCATTCATATTATATTCCGGAATTACATCATTTTGATAATCTTGAATAGAATAAATGGATGAATCGCTAGAAATGTCATTGTTAAAAACATAAACATTATAACAACCAACTGGTGGTGTATCTGAGCTACCCGCTCTAGTTCTATTTGCAAAAAACATGGCTAGTGTTGTTGTATTAGTTTTAAATGTGCTAGTAGTAATTGTTGTAGATGTATCTGTATATTTTAACACACCATTTACATAAAATTTCAAAGTAGAACTAGTGTCACCTATATTAAGGGTATAAACACATTTATATATACCTTTTCTACAAATGTTTCTGGTAGCAACGGAGCTATTACCCTCTCCAAAGAGTGTATTCATTAATGTCGTTTTAAACTGTAAGGGGGTCGATGTTCCCTTTCCACAGTCAAACTGAATATAATAGTTTTGAAAAGTTATTCCATTACCATAAATATTTGAACCAACTAAACCTAAATCTCCAATAAGTGTTGTAGGGGTGAATGAGGAGTTTGAAGCCCAATCCTCCGTAAATTCTAATGTAAAACAATAGCTTCGAGAATTTACCCCATTTAATGGATATGTCGATGTTTGAAATACCATTTGATTACCCCACATTGGAGGTACATCAACTCTATTAACTAGATTTATATTTTCATCTATAATCCATTCTTTACAATTTCTATTTGTTCTTAATACAGAAATAGACACAACAGATTCTAAAGTTGCTGTATCACCTGTAACAGCATCATATAATACTGTTCCTGTATTTTCTTCACATTCAAATAAATGCTCAATCTTCTTAGTTGTTTTATTTCTAAATGCAATATAACTAAGAAAAAAATAGTTTGAATCCGTAATGGAATATTTTTGTTTAATTGCAATATTTGCACCAGAATGGTCAGGATATAAAATATCTACTGAACCTTCACCTTTTATAAATATGTCATAATTAGAATACTCCGTAGAAGGAATTTTAGTTTGAATATATGCTGCTTGATTGCTCTTATCAAATCTTAAACAATAACCTAAAATAGGTGCACTTCTGACATCGTCATTCACATAATGTAATCTGGATTCTAAATAATTGGCACCACCACCATATAAAGTATTAGAATAATTTAAATTATATAATTTATAATCTATATCTTGTGGATTTCTAATATCTTCCGAAATAGAACCAGCCATGGTTAAATTAGAATCAGATATTAACTGATTTCTATTTACTCTTGGAAAATTTTTGTTATTAAGATTATCCATAGTATTCAATAGTTAAGTCGACTGAATCACCAATAACATCTGACCAGATATATACCTGAGATGCATTTGGGAATTTATATTTTGGCATCTGATCAGGATATAATGGATTGATTGTTGGAGCAGTATCAGATGAAGTTGAAATATATATTGCTCCAACATTTGTCTTAACTGGATTAATAGATACCATACACACCTTAGCTGTAGTAGACATTTGAATACCAGTTGATGTGGTTGTTGTTGTAATTCTCTTTTGTTCAGTTGAAGTAATTACGTTTGCATTAATCGATGCCAATAGCTCATTAATTGCTCCAACAATAGTTTTGTCTGTTGTATTTAGAGCTGCATCTGTTGAGTTTTGTTTGTTTTTGATTTCAGGAATCAAAAAAGCATCAGCCATTTTAATACTGTAACCGTCTACATCAAACAAAATTGGATCAGAATTATTTTCCCAACTATTATTAAATATAGAAATAACAGCTTGTCCTGTATTAAAAGTACTATTTGTAATAGTTATACCACCATTATTAGTATCAAGGATTAACCCTTTATTAGTACTTTTTATTGAAAATGAATTAGCTCCTTGTATTGAAGCTTCTTGATTTGATGAAGTATCTTCATGATAGTATAATAAATTATTTTGTTTTTTATCTAATTCAGTTTTAACTGCTTTTTCAGAAGGTACTTTAGTATCAACTGCTGATTCTGAAGCAGGTATCGAAGTTGAAATAGCTGTACCAGAAACCATTCCATTAATAACAACATCACTACTACTATCGATAGTAACAGAACCACCATCAATAGTAACATCATCTCCACCTTTGATAGAGACATAAGCAGCATTAGTTTTAACTTCATAAGCGCCGATCGTAGCTTCGGAACTATATTCAGTAACTTGCTCAAAATAGGTTTCTAACTTATCTTGCTTTTTACCTAACTCAGTATCAACTTCAGTCTTGGTATAAGCATCGCCGATATTATAACCAGCTAATGTAGTTGCTTTATCAGCTTTACCAGAGATAGCTGTAGCATTTGTTGTTGTTGCATTTTTAATTTCAGTTAATGCACCTTCAACAGTCTTTGCTTCAATACCTTCAAGGCTAATAGCAGCATTTTGCTTTTTGGCAATATTGGTATTGGCAGTATTAATTGCAGCAGTATTATCAGCTACGTCTTTAACTAAACCAGCTTCGGCATTACCAACGGTTGTTTCTAATGTTGTTACTTTACCCTGAAGAGCTGTGAAATCACTAGAAGAAGCTTTGCTATCAACAGCAGTCTTTAACTCTTCAATAGCACCTTTAACCGTTTTAGCAGTTGTAGCTAATGTAGAGTATTCATTAGTTGTAATACCATTGTTAACTGCAGTCGCAACTTCATCAGCATTTTGATAACCTAATACCGTTTTCCATGTAGCAGCTTCAATATTAGAAGCATCCTTCTTAGCAGCATCATCAGCAGTTGATTTAACCGAAGTTAAAGCTGTATCTAAAGATGTTAATGCATCGGTTACTGTTGCAGCTTGAGCACCCTGAATCTCGAGATTGATTGTGGAATTTTGTTTTCCAGCAATAGCGGTTGTATTAGCTGCAATAGCACCTGCATTAGTCACAGTAGCAGCTTTTACTTCATTGATACCACCAACAACTGTTTTAGCTGTTGTATTTAGGTCTGTTCTGTCAGCAGTAAATGCAGCCTGAATGTGTTCATCTGTTTCTGTATCCGAGAGAACGTCATCAATATCGGCAGCTACTAATGTAACATTACCAGATTTACCGTTAACTGATGTTACACCCTTTGCCTTACCACTATCAGTCCATTGACCACCAGTAGAAATCCAGGTTGTGCCAGTTGAAAGAACTGTTGCACTCCAACCATCTTCAGGTGTTGGATAAGCAGCTTTAAGTGCGGTGTCGTCAGCAAATGTACCTTTATCCGAAACAGCCGATGCAGCAAAGTCTTTAATCTGTTTACCTGTGATATAAACATTAGTTGCTTCAGGAGTATTATCGCTACGAGCAGCAAATGTTGTACCTTCGCCTAATGTACCTTGTGATGATTGGGTTACGAAGTCTTTGTCGAGCTTTGAATCAATCTTATCTGCATTGGTTTTAATAGCAGCAATCTTTGAATCAGGCTGTGAAATACGTTCCCAGTTAGATGCTACTTGTGCATCATCATTGGCTTTATTTGCACCACTATTTTTTAATACATATAAGCCATTGTTTTCTTCGGTATCATTACCGACATAAACCAGCATACCATAGTAACAGAACATCAAACCTGCATTCTTACCTGCAGCTGATGGTGCTTTCCATGTTTCTGGATTAGTAAGGTCGCTCTTTAAAGCAACGTTTGTTTTTGCGTCTAGAGGAGCTGCTAATGTTACTTCGAAAGGTGCTCCTGTAATTTGTGTACCCTTAATTCTTGCCATATTCTAAATTCTCCTCCTTATTAAAATACAATTTGAAGTTGCATTACACCCTGGTTAGCACCATTAAATGTATATTGTTTATAGGCTACTCCTGTTGCATTTGCATTAACGTCAACTGATTGATCGGAAATAGTCCATTGCTGTAATGATTCGGCCTGACCACCACCCATAAAGTTAAATGCAGATGAACCTACGTCAGCAACTTTAAAGCCTTTTACATTACCCCATGAAGCAGGATATCTGATTGACCATTTATGTTCATCGGTTTCTGCTGCCATTGTATAAGTTAATGTACCTTTACTTACAAGGTTTTGTTTTGTTAAGGTTGTAATATTAGCAGTTGTTGCATAAACAGGATATACACCAGTAATAGTGATAGTGTTTGATACCTTTGAACCAGCTGCACATTTTGTTGAGAAATTATTGCCATAGTTCGTTAATGGCTGATAATCGCCTGCGTCATATGCTACTGTAACCTTCCATGACTGTGCACCATCTGCTACGATATAATCAGTAGCTGACTGTGAATCAGTTAATGCTGTTGAGCTTACTGCACCTGTAGGAAGACTTGGACCTGTATAGGTATATGAAGTTGGAAGACCTGAGTAATAAGCATTCATAGTGGCTTTATCACCCCAACCTTTAGCTACTTTACCTCTATTAAATGTTGAACTAAATGATAAGGTTGCTTTTGTGCCGATTTCCTGTAATCCTGCAGCTAAACCGCTAATTGCAATAGAAGCTGAAGGCTGTGTAATAACAGGATTGATTTCCTTGGTAAGAAGTCTTTCAGCAAATTCCTGAAGCGTAAGGTTTTCAAGTTTTGAACCTACTGCAATATTACCAGCAGCAACATAAACTTCGTCGATGTTTACCTTAGGTTCTGTCGATACCCAATTAGCACCATCATAATAATAAAGAGCATTTTCTGCCTTTACTACTGCAATGTCGCCGGCGTCTGCATCAGTAGGAAGATTAACTTTAGCTTCTGCTAAGCTTACTGTGCCTCCTTTACCACCTGCTAAAACCCATGCATTGTCAATCCATGCATAGAGTTGTGGCTTACCACCATTAGCAACAACACCAATACAACCGTTTGTGGCTGTTTCTGGTAGTGTTTCTAATGTGGCAGCATATTTAATATCTGAAGTTGGGATAATTTCCCAAGCTGTACCTGAATATCTATATAGTTTGCCTGTATCTTTAGCAAAAACAATTCTATCTGTTATTTTGATAGAATCTGCTGCTGATATAGCACTTACAATATAGACTGATGTCTTAATGAATTCTTGTATGTTTGCCATATTTAAGAAAAAAATTAAATTATATTATTTATAATAGTTTTATTTAATGAAGTATATAATACTACATTATCTGAAGTTGTTGTCACGTAAAATTGTATTTTTGTTGAATCTTCAGTGTCTGATTTTACATCAACATTGTTTATCAACGACCCTCCATAAACACTTACCGATTCACATGTTGGGCTAGATGTAATAGTTAATGTATCATTATTATTTATTGCAAAAAAGTTTACTGAATATTTTTCAAACTTTGTGTTATCAACTGATTTAGCAAATATCTTAATTTTATAGTCAACAAATTGATCTATTTCAGGTTTTACATAGTTATCACCATTGGGCATTAATAATAACCCTGTAGTAGAACCTGTACTTAACTCCACTTTTGATGCATCGGATAAACTATTATCTTTATTAAAGATTTCATTAATTGCCCCAACAATAGTTTTATCCGCAGTAATTAAATTAGCATCAGTTTTATCCTGTTTTTCAGCAAGAGCATTAGTTAAATCTGACTTTTTAGCATATGTATTTGCTATGTTGTCACCATTTTCGTCTTGATATGCTTTGGTTGCTTCTAATGCGTTATTTACGGTACCATCAATTTTATTTGCAGCAATAGTACTATCGGAAGTTAATGGGGTAACTGATTTGGTGCCTATTGTAATTGTGCGTCCGTCATCTCCAATATTAATATCACTAATATTATCTGCAGATAAGCTTATATTACCTGTTTCATCGGGTCCGATACCATTAACAGTTTTAACTGTATCTACTACACTACCGCCACCACCGATTACTGAAATAACATTATTTGTGATATTGATACCATTTCCTGCTGTTAATTTTTCTTGGTAATTACTTAAATCAATATTTCCACCTAATGTATCCCATTCAGTACCTGTCCATGCATAATTAGTACCAGCAGGTGTTGTATCATGAGCAGCAACAACATTCCAAACATCACCAACTTTATTACCTTCAGCAGGCAAATCTTCATAAGTAGCCTTAGAACCCTTAAATTTATATAAATCTGTAACTTGTTGATCAATATAATTTTTAACTGCTAATGAACTTGGTATATGTTCATCATCTGCATTATCATCTATTGTATTTTGAATTGAATCTTGTCCTAATAATTTTAATTCAGATGAAGTTTTATTACCATATAATTCTATACCATTAATTTTTGGTTTGCTTTTTAAATCATTATATGAGACACTAGAACTAGAACCCGCACTAATATTATATATTAATTCTGCATATCGTGGATAATTTCCAAATTTTCCTTCTATATGGGGTAATGTATCTTTATCAACTTCAACCCATTTTAAATCTTCTGCTAGTGAAGGATTATAATTATTTTCTGGTATAATATCAGCCATATAAATTATTTATTATTTTTTTCTTGAATATTATTTGCATATTATTATTATAATTTTATTAGTATAATAAAAAGAAAAATATATTTAACTCTTAATTAAAATACACCCATAAAATAATATTTAAATTACATGAAACTTCAATATTTATCAGATTTACATTTGGAATTTCCTAAAAATAAAACTTGGGTAAAAAGAAATATTAAACCCCAAGCCGACTATCTCCTTATTGCAGGAGACACAGGCTATCTTACAGATAAAAGAGATAATATTCCTTATGAAGAATATTGTGATGATTTTTTAAAATTTTGCCATGATAATTGGAAGCAAACTATACTTATTCCAGGTAATCATGAATATTATGGAGGCTTTCCACTCTATAGACTTAATACATTTAATTTAGAAGAAAATACAGTATCAAAAATCAACATTTATGATAATGTTACTCTTATAAATAATAATTTTGTTGATTTAGATGACAATGATTATGTTGTAAGGGTATATGGATCAACTCTTTGGAGTTATATTAAACCAGAAGAATCTTCTGAAGTTTGGAGGGGTATGAATGATTACAAAATATGCAATTATAAGGAAAAAGAAAGACTCAATCCTGGACATACTATTTTAGAATTCTTCAAGACTTATCAAAAACTTCAAGATTTGCAATATTGCAAATATAAACCAATTTATAACAGTCCAGAGACAACAGAAGATGGTAATATTCACATCACTAAAAAACCAATCAAACATGTTATTATGACTCATCATGGCTGTCATCCAGATTGTATAGCAGAATGTTATAGAAGTAGCAGAGTTAATTCAGCTTATACAAGTGATGTGTCAAAATTAATCAGTAAAATTAACCCAGTAGCATGGATCTATGGACACACCCATCAAACTAAATCATTTGAATATAATGGTGTAAAGATTATGGAAAATAGTTTAGGTTATGTTGATTATGATTCAATTGATCATTTTGATAAGAAAGCAGTATTGGAAATAAATTAATTATGTGGTTTATTATTACTTTAATATTTACTTTACCTGTGGTATGGATGATGGTAAGTAATATGGAAAAATTATCAAAGTCGGATAAATCCTTGGAAGAATTTAAAAAGAGTGTGGATGATTTTGATAAGGGTATGGAAAAGTATGTAGAATGGTTGGAAAGGAATACCAAAAATGGAAGACATTGATTCATTAGACTATGATACACAAGTTGCTATTAAACAACTTGATGTGGAAAAAACTAAATACAAATTGAAATACAAACATTTGTGTGATTTGATTAATATGATGCATGATACAGCATTTAAACAAGATGATATGCATTTAGTAAGATCAATGAATTTAATTAATTCATTACAATTTCAATATTGCAATGAGGTAGAGGAGAAATTGAAAAATGGTTATTGATAAAGAAACAATACAAGGGGTTATAATGATTACTGTATGGGTAATTGCAATAATTAGTACACTACTATATTTTAAATGGGATATAAATACAACATTAAAAGATAATAGATTAGCATTTAAACCTTGTTTTAAGTATAAAGATGTTGATAAAGAAATATATAGATTGGTAAGAATGTTAAATTGTATACCATATCTTTATACTACTTGTAGTTGTAGTGGACATGATGTAAATCCAGTTAGAATATGGTTTAATATTCCAGCTAAGAAGATTAATTTTGTTATGTATTATTTCTTTAATAATTTGAATTTTAAAGACTGGATTATCTGTGTTGAAACTACTGATCCAAACTTAAAAAGCAAAGAAATAAGCTTCTATTTAGAATCAAAAAGAATGGTAAGTGAGATGAAAGATGAGATAAATGCATTGTGTGATAACATTTTATGCATTATGCTTGAGAATGGATTCAAACCAAAGGAATAAAATTATGAATTTCAAAGAATTACAGAAAGAAATTGAAAAGAATGCTAATCAGGGAATGTATACTCAGTTATTTGCTGAATCTGACAACAGTATTAAAGATTTAATAACATATATTCTTTCAACTAAAGAAGATCAAGAAATTGTTAAAAATATTAGAATTCTTATCAATCAATCTGCATTTCCATTTATGGAAACTATTTATAATAGCTTATTGTTTCAATTAGATGATGTTGATATTAAGATAATAATTGATGACAAATGCAAAGATGTTGAAAATATACTTAAAGAATTTAGTAAATTGCATATTGATAGTAAGAATATAAAAATTAGCAATACTGAAGCATGTATTAGATTTGCTATTATTGTGGATGATAATGATTATATTGTTCAATCTTCAACAAACAGTGATAAGTTTAAAGTTCAAGCAAATTTAAATTGTTACAAGAAATGTAAACATATTTATAAATGGATAAAGCAATTTGATGAAATGTTTGATAAACTGAAACCTTTGGAAGATAAAAACAAAGTATGGTTTGAATATCATCTACCTGAATTGAATCATAAAGATATTCAGGTTGAATTTGAAAGAGAAATAATAGATGATATTATACAAAAATATAAAAAATATGAAGAATGTATTAGTAAATTAGAAAATAAAATTGAGAAGCTAGAAGAAGAAAACAAAAACCAAAAAGTTAAAAAATAAAATAACTCTAGATTAAAATAAAAATATGATTACAATTCAACTCAATAAAAAACTTCTAAAATATACTCTTGTACCATATGATGATTGTGGTAATGTAATCAAAGCATTTAAAGATGCTTATGCTGTTGGTATGGAGCCAGTTACAAAACCATTTTTAAATAAAGACTTTGAAGAAAATAGTGATTATGAAATTCCAGTAGCAGAGTATTATGCTGAAAATAGCAAAACTCCAATTGCAACTGTATCTATAGAAGGTTTGTATGAATATAGTCATGAAGGTAAAGTTGATGAGTTGGTAGCTAACATCTATTGTCATGATTATTGGCCTGATTATAATGAAGTTTGTTGTCTAATGGATTTAAAAAATTGCAGTGTTATACAGGAAAGATTTGATAGTAAAATTAAATTCAAAGTTACAGATATAAATGCAATTCAATCTGCAATTATGAAAATGCTTAAAAAAGCTGAAACTAAAATGCTTAAAACTCTTTCTAAATACTATGGGTATAGCATTGGTAAATGTGAATTTAAAATCCAGGAAAAATAATGAAACAAATTAGACACAGTGTATTTGAAACTAACTCATCTTCATCACATTCTATTACATTACATATTCATAATGTAAATGGTAAGATTATTCCAGATGTAATTAAATGTAAACCTTTCTGGGAAATTAGTTTTGACTATAGAGGTAAAATTGCTGACAATATTTCATTGGTATTAGCAGCTATTTGGAAAGATGAAATGAAACTCCCTGTTTCTGTATCTAGCTATGAATCAGATTGTGTTATTGCTGATTTTATTGAAAAACAAAAAACACCTGATGAAATATTAAACATAATTGAAGATTATACAGATTGTGATGAAATTGGTGAAATGTATTCAAAATATTTGATTGAATTTACCAAAACAAATGCATATCAAGATATTAAATCTAATATTAAACAAGTTTTTCCAAGTAGTAAAATTGAAATATTGGATTATTTAGATACTATTAATAAGCAGAAATTTGATAGAGATTATGCAAGATTGCAAATTACTGGGTTAGGTAAAGTATTGGAATATATTGAATATGGTTCAGAATATCATTCAGTAAATAAGGAAAAATTTAAATTCTTCTTACAATATGCTGCAGATATAATGGATTCTGGATCAGAGATTGTTGAGTATTGTAATTATTAATTATGATTGACTTTAATAAAGAATTAGAATTTGCTAGACTAGCTGATGAATTCATAGAAGCTTTTAAAAAGAAAACTGGTATGGTGGGTGATAACAATATCAGTATGGAAAATTTTAGTGAATATATCAGAGTTAAATGTGAATCAGAAACAGGGATAGTAACATGCAATTTTGAGTCTTATATCAAAAATATTCATTTTCAAATATTTATAACAGTTGATGGTTTTGTAACTTTGCAGCAAATAATTGATCAGACTGCTGATTTTCTAACTATTACAGTTTATCATTATACAGATGAAGATGATTTTGATGATAATGATCCAGAGTTTTATGTTGAATTTACATCACCAGATTTCAGATTCTTAAAAAAGTTAAAAAATACAATTTGTGATATCTTAAGAAACTATGAAAGCAAAGCAAGCTAAAGAAATCTTAAAACACTTTAATAAATTAGAAGAAAACTTCAATGACAATACTGCAAGTTTAGATTATCTTAGTTATCTGATGCCTGAAAAAGATAATGAAGATAATGAATATATTGCAAATTACCCATTCTTTACTTTTAAAGATGATGAAAAGAATCTAAGAATTGAATTGTTTGTAAACTGTGAGAATGCAACATTGAAAGAAATAAGAGAAATGGTTGATTTTATTCATTTTGATGTTTATATTGGAAAACTTGATGATGATTTTACTAAAATTAACCCAGTAAGAATATCTGCAAATTCATTGGATTCTCTTAAAGATAAATTTTTAAAATTTCTATTAGAATACAAATGTTAGCTAAACCTTTATCAACTTGGATTGTTTCAAAACAATCAGAAGAATATACTTATTATTTTGATCCAGAATCAGCTATTTTGGCTTACCAATATTGTGATTATCCTGGTGTTATGATAATAAGTATACAAGGTAAGAATCTTTATACTTGCTCACAGTGTGGAAATTTGCCTCAGATACATATTACTAAAGCTGGTAAATACTTTCTTCATTGTCCAAGTAGTTTTGTATCAGGTGGAGAAGACTGTGAGCCTGGAGAAAAATATGATGGTATGGTTATAATTCCAAGAGATATTCCAGTTTTTGATACAATTAAAGAAGCTGTTGATGATTGGAATAAATGTCAGTCTTATTATAAAAATAGAAAGATTCTAAGACAAAAGATTGTTGATGGTGAGATAACAGAGTGGAAGCAAGTTTATGATTATCTGTTTAAAGAACAAGATAGTGTATTTCCTGGTATGAATCTAAATGCAAGTTTACAATGTGATACTTTGTGTAGATTATTAAACATTAATATCAGTGAACATGAGTCTGAATTGTTTATTCCATTGACAAATGAAAATTGGGATAAAGATGAAAAGGCTTTTGATGTAACTGTTGAAGCATTATGCAAAATGGTTTTGAAACATTTTAGAATACAAGTTAAATATCCAGAAGAAGTTAAAATTTAAAATATAACTATCTTTTAAAATAAAACAACAAAAGGAAATAAAATGAAACCAAAGATAAGATTTTATAAAACAATTGGTAAACCAAAATCTGCAACTATCACAATTGGCAAAGTTAAGATATACTTACATGATATTGAATGGGAAACCCCTAGAGAGTTATGGTTTACTGTAACTTGTCCAGAGTTAGATATTGATCCATATGCTCATGTTATTTATGCAAAGCATAAAGTATTGTCAAGTAATTTATTTGGAGGTAATATTGATAAAATTGAAATACCTTATGAAAATAAAATTTCTAAGAAAACATATAGAGATGTGATTAGAAAAGTATTTACATCAGACAAATTTGTAAACAACTATATGAGTATTCTATTGGATAAAATATACTATATTGATCATATAGTAACTGATACAGAAAATATAATAGTTAACTTGCAAGAAAAAATTGCAAAATTAAGAGATAAACAATCAAAATTAATGGATTCACAAATCAGACTATGAAATTTCAAATAGACTCAGTTCAAGCTTGTAATCATGCATGGAGGGTGGAAGATAGATTTGAAGAAATGCTCAAATTGTATCCATACCTAAAAGACAAAATTACTGAATTACCTGATGATAATAAAAACATAATTACTATTGAAATTAATTCATTAGAAGAATTGAATGATTTAGTAGAAGGTTGCAAATGTTATATTGTGTATGATGCAACTAATGATGTTGATGATGATGGTTTAAATGGTGTTATTACAATTTATGATGATTATATGGAGTAAAAGGAAATATGAAATTTTCAATAAAATCACAAGAGGTAAATAATAACTGGTATCATAAACCTGATCTTAAGATAGTAGATTTATATCCAATCCTTAAAGATAAACTTACCACAGTAAATATTGCAAATGATAGTAAAAAGGGTTATTATTCAGTCAATGTTATTGAAGTTGAAAATTTAGAAGAATTGATGCAGTTAATTGAAAAAATTGATTGTAATATTATTGTTGATAAACCTATTTTAGATGAATACAATCAACATGGTATTAAAGGAAGAATCACAATTTATGATGATTATATGGAATAAATTATGAAATCTGCAACACAATTACAAGAAGTAAATAATAGAAGAGGATAATAATGAATAAAAATATTATAGCAGAGCAAGTAACAGCAGTTTATCTAAAAGATACACTAATTGGAATGTTTCATTTTGGTTTGGAAGAAGCTGAAAAATATGTAAATAATAGCTATATATTTTTAGGATTGGAATATGATGATGTGGCTGACTTGGAATATAAAACTTTTTGGAATATATATTATGAAGAATAAAGTATTGAAATGGATTGAAACACATAGATTGTTTGCAAATATTATTGCAAAATTTGCATTAACAGCTATGTTTCTAACAATGATATATTTGTTTTTGTTTACAAATTTTATATTTGTAGCAATTAGCATTCTTACATCAACTGTTATTGCAACAGCAACATATTTGCTTTGGGATGAAAAAGTTGACTTGTTTGAGAAGATAGAAGAATGGGAAGATAAAGAAACTGATAGAAATGATAAATAATTAGTATATAAACAATTTTTATGTATTAGTTATTGAAATGAAAGATCCATGGATTATTAATTACAAAAGGCATTGTTATCAGCTTGATAATGGTGAGAAACAAGTATTTAAAATCTTTGTAACCTCAGACACAATGAGGTTCAAGCTTGAATTAGAAGATTATTCTGATTCTAGTTTGTTATATATAACTAAGAGTAACAGTCTTCAATTGTTAAAAGACTTAGTTCACTCAATACAAAACAATGTTGGATTGGATAGAATAAATAATCATTTTAAAATGCTTGATTTGTCTAATTTGACATACATAATGAAAAAAATAAATGAAACTTAGAATTACATATAGAAAGCAGGCTGCTGATATTGAAATAACAGTAGACACTGATATTAATAATCAACAAATTTATGCTAAAGTGTTTGATAATGAACAATTAGCATTAAAAGCTATTGAAAATATATTGAAATCAGCTGAAGTCGATTTAGGCTCAATACAACCTCCAATCGAGATTGCTGAAGAGTTTGGCAGTTTTACTTTTGATGTTGGTTTAGACTTTTCTAAAGAAGATGACTATAAGAAGTTTTGTGATTCATTAATTTTGAATGAAATGTCACAGAAAACAACAGGAGTTGAGGAGGTTAAATAATTAAAATATGAGACAATATCCTTTAGATGAAAGAAAAATATGATTTAATAATAAAATTATTGATAATTTAATTTTATCATTTATAATAAATAATTGTATATGAAAAAATATATTATAACAATATTATTAGGTGTTGCTGGACTACAACTATTTGCAAAAAATATTGATGAATTAGCAACAGAGTTTAAAGATATTAATTCAAACTGGCAAATTGCTACACAGTGGGCATCGGAAAATGTAAAAGATTTACAAAACGCATGGTTAGAATTTAAAAAAACACCATATACTAATAATTTTTCGAATGAATTTTCATTAGCAATTAGTAAATTAGACAAAGAACAAAAAGAAAATATTAACTTAAAACGTTCTATGTTTTCTTATTATTATGCTCAAGTAAATGAAAAAATGGATGCATCAAATCAAGAAAAATTTAGTATTAATTGCATCCGTTTTTTAAAAAACAATGGTAATGAATTGAAAAAATTAAAAAATGAAAATTATGCTTCTTTTGAAGGATATACTTTATCATATAATTTTAGGTTGTATTTATCTTTTTCGTTTAATGATTTAAATGGTCTCTATGCTAATAAAGATAATTTTGATAAATTTTCAAAAGAAATATTAGAATCAAATGTTGAAAAGTTACGAATTATGCTTTTAAATACCAGAGATATTAAAATGGCAAAAGAAATTTGTAATGCATATGAAAATGCAATGATTTTAAAAGATTGCAATAATTTAGAAAAAATACAAATAGTTAATAAAGTATTAACATCCCGTTTAATTGATACAAAAGTTTCAAAATAATTATGAAAAAATATATTATTACCACATTAATAAGTTTAATTAGTGTTTGTGGTTTTGCTAAAACAATTGAGCAACTACAAACAGAATTACCAGTTTATCAGGATAGCGTATCAGTTCGCACTGAACGTGAAAATTATATAAAGGCAAATAAAACTGACTTTATTGCTGCATTTGAAAAATGGCAAAACGTTTTCGCTGATAAAAACGCAACAAAAGAACAATTAGCTGAATGTCAAAAATATATAACAACTATTATGGCTGCATATTATTGGCTGCATGATGAAATGAAAGTTAAAGATATTGTTGCTATAAAAATATGGCCACAGGTTTTTTTTGAATTAAATCCTAATAAATATCAGGAAATAAAAGAAAATAAATTTGTTGTTGATGACACACAATTAACACCCGTACAAATTTTTAACATTGCATTGATTAATGGTGATGATGATACTATATTGGCATTTGAATCACAATTATCTTCTTTTAATGTTAATTTATTAAAAGAAGATATAAATTATATTAAAAAATTAATTTTAAACATGTCAGATATTAAAAAGGCTAAATCTTTTTGTACATCATACGAAAGAGCAATGTTAATTCAAGGTGTACCTACGGATTCACCTGAATATTTGGCAATCAAAGCATTTGGTAAATATCTTACGGATCGTTTATTAGAATCTAAAATTACTGGTGAGTAATTTATGGTTTTAAATCATTAAAAATAGTTGATGTAATATTTTACATAAATTTATTATAATAGGTAATATATATTACCTCTTTATTTTTTCTTAACTCTTATTTATAATAAAAGTATGAAAAATAATATTACAGTCGAAAAATTAATTGAAGAAATTAAAAATAACAACATTTTAAATATGACCAAAGATCAAATTAAAGTTTTAATGAACTTTTATTTCATTGACGGACATATCAATGGGGTATCATTGATTCGTGATGAATTTAGAAATCAAATTAAAGATTTTAATTTTCTTTTAAAATATTCAGATGTAATTAAAGCATTTGGCACATTTACAAATTTTGTAAATGTAATAAGAGCTTTTGAATAAAATATGTTGATATATTAAATATTTTTAATATAATTATTATTGTTCTTTAAAAATATTTTTACGAGCGTAGGGTGTGGTGGTTCTTGCACGTGAAGTTTGGGACTTTAAGGAGCTCTTCGATTGAGATACGCTCGATTATTTTAAGGCTAATTATTCCTTAAAGACAGGACGCGGACTGTAAATCCGTTGCGGTTATCGCTGGGTAGGAGCATTACCTACATTAGCCATTTTGTTCTTTGATATTTTAAAATAAATTTTCTCAATTGGTGATTTGTTTGCTTGAACAAACTATGCAAGTGAGTTAAAAGACATGTGGAATACTGAAAAGTATGAAATATGGTTTAAGTATTGTAAATAAGTAAAGTATGCTTACTATTGGATAGGATCAATCCAGATAGTATAGTTGTAATCACCTGAATTGCACAAGAATTTGTAGGAGGATTTAGTAGTATACAATCTGCTACCTGAAAAGGGTTAAAAATCTAGAGTTAACCTGGTTGACTGAATAACTGAAGTGCAATATTTATTATGAGTAATCTTTAATCTCATAGCAAATTACCAATTGAGAAAATTTAAAGAATTTTGCAATTCCAGAAGAAAGAGGAAGCATACTCTACCCAATACATAGGTGCAATACAGGAAGATGATGTGTATCATCTAATACACAAGCTAGTCATTATACTATAGCAAAAAACAGACTAGTGTAAGGTTAAATATTCCAGGTGTGTATAATTGCAAATCAAGTTAAGCTTTAATCTCTTAGAATGATTAAAGTTGTGGTAACCACAGCAAAGTGAATGCTACAAAGTCACTCCATATTAAAGTAATCAATGCATGGGTGAAATAATATTGTGGTTGGTTAGCTTCTCCAACTATAAAATTAGAAGCAATACTCTTTGACAATTGGTAGATAGATGGAAATAGTGACATAACTCCCTCATAAGGAGTTTGCAGTAGGAGCATTACCTACATCTACCTAACACTTTAATGCCAATTTACTCAAGTGGTTAACGAGGAATCATTTGTAATGATTTGCTTTTCAGCTTCACAGGTTCGAATCCTGTAATTGGCTTTTAATCTTAGCTTGCTATATTTGACAGCAACAAATAGATATAGTGGAGTTTAGAGATAACAAGCTGTCTGTTATCTTGGCCTTTCTTTCATATAAAAATATGTTGGCAGTTAACCCCAAACTGCACAAAAACTTGCACCTTTTTATTTCCTTTTGGTGCATGCTTCCAGAAGTTTTTCCAAAGTTTTCAAGGAAGCTTACAATTTTAAATTTAATACTCCCCTGTGATGTAACAGCAGCATAACTAACTTTGACTTAGTTTGATCAGATGCAAATTCTGACTGGGGAATTTTTTTGTCTTTGAAGTTAAACCTTAAAATATCAAACATGAATCTTAAAGAAAAAATAGAAGATATATACTTAGATATTAAGAGATATATTGCAATTGTTATTAATTGGTTGATTATATTTCCAATTGCATTAATTGTTATGACAATTTCCAGAATAAAAGAAATTCATTGGGATATATCAGAATTTAAAAACTGGAATGTTTCTTGGGAAGACAATTTTATTGATTATTTTAAACAATGGAAATGTTGTTTGTATAGAATGTGGAAACCAGTAAACAGTCATCTCAATAAACCAATATATGAAGTTGGTAATTGTGATAGTGGCTGGTTGATGAAAGAATTAATCTTTGCTGAATTAGTAAATTTCTATAAAAAAGGGTTCAGAACATGTCTCTGGGGAGATGAGCCAGAATGAGATCGGAAGAGCAATGAGTATGTGAATACTGAATATATTAATGAAAGAAAACCTGTTGCATTGACAATTGAGTATTGTTATGCATATATTACAAAAAATAAGAAGAAATTACATGAACAATACAAAAAGAATCCAATGAAATCTTTAATTAAGGTATTGGGTAAAAAGAAAGCATATGAATATGCTGCTAAAAATAAAAAAGATATGAATGATGAAGTTTGGTGTGAAATCTGGGCAGATGATGCAATTGAGATAGAAGATCAAAAAATTGTTGAAAAAATTATAAAAATTAGGAAATATCTTTGGTGGTAATATGAGCAATAAAATAAGAGTAAGCTGGAGTGAAGTTTTCAAATTTGTTTCTGATTTAAAGAATTTTTGTTCAGGTAAACAATTTGATTGTATATTAGCAGTTGCTAGAGGGGGATCAATTATAGGAACACTGCTTTCCTATCAGCTAAATATACCTATTAGATATGTTGGTATCTCATCTTATAATGGAGATAAGAAAACTGATGAAATGAGATTTACACAACATGCTGAGATTGGTGATTATAAAAATATCTTAGTAGTTGATGATATTGTTGATACTGGTGACACTATTAATTTCATTAAAAACATAATTGCACTTAATTCATTTGATAGGCAATTTACTTATGCTACTATGTACACAGTTACTGGTAAGCAGGAAATGGTTGACTTCAAAGTTGCTGTGAAACAGCAAGATGAATGGATTGAATTTCCTTGGGAAATTTAATTAAAATAACTCTAAAATATAATATTAATATGGCTAAGAAACAGATTAGAGAAAAAATTAAAGATATAACACATAAAACTATGGGTCGTTCATGGGGTCCTATTGTAACAGATCCTGTTTTGGGTGATCGGGTATCAACCAAAATACTTAAAGCACGGAAACAAAATAATCCAAATCGATATAAAAATATTTAAATACAATGGCGATAGAAATATCGCCATATTTTTGAAGTATGAAAGAAAATATTAAAATTGAAAAACAAGATGATAAAATAAAAATATTTGTTGATAATATTTTTATAGGTTCTTTATTTTTTCAGAAAAACAAACATCAATTATATTGGAGTATTGAAGATAAAGAAGGAAATATTGAAAATCATTTAACAAATATGATCAACGCAACTAAAGAAATTTTTAAAAAAGCATTTCCTAGTACATATTTAAATTACTCTTGGTATTATAATAATGAGTTCGAAGAGAATAAATAATTATATGAATAAATCAGATAATGATATAATTTTAGAAAAATATTTTTCGTTTCAAACACGCGATCCGGATGTTTATTATTCTTGGGATGAGTTTCCGGAAAAGGAAGAGATTTTGAATAAACTTGTTGAAGAAATTAATCATATAATATTTAACGAGTTACACGAAAATGATATGGATGTTGATGAAAATAACATCCAGCGATTACGAAGAGATTTAATACAAAAATTACAACAATAAAATTTTTTAAAAGTCCTGTTAACAGGACTTTTATTTTTTAACTCTTTTATATAATAAAAATATATGAAAGAATACATTAAAAAATTTAATGAATTTAATGAAAAGGCTGAAATATTAGAATTAAAAAAATCGATGTATGATAATATATTTCTTCCTTTTATAGAATATATGTCCGAAAACTATCCTCATGAGGATATTATAGAAGCACTAGACGAATATTTACAAGATTATTTAAATCAACTTATTAATTTAAAAGATAAGATTCAAAAAGAAATTGAGAATGATTAAAATTATAAAAGGAAATTTGTTTAATTCTCAATGTGATATTATTACTAATGCAGTAAACTGTGTTGGTATTATGGGTGCTGGAATTGCAAAGGCATTTGCAGATAAGTATCCTAAAATGTATGATGAATACAAAGAACTTTGTAAAAACAAAAAGTATAAATTAGGAATGCCTATTATTCATTGTGTTGATAACCGATTAATATGTAATTTTCCTACAATGTTTTATCCAGGATCATTGGCAAATAGAGAAGCAATACAAAATGGATTGTTCTATTTAAAAGGATTATTAGACGGTTTAAATCAAAAAGATAATTCAAAACATATTTCAATTGCTTTTTGTGCATTAGGTTGTGGAATTGGTCATTTTTCATTTGAAGATTTGAAAAATATGATTGAAAATATATTTCAAGATTATGAAGGATTAGTTGAAATTTATGAACCAATTAGATGATTATCATTCTTTAATAAGAAAATATATATATTCAAAGAAAAAACGCATACAGCAAGGTAGTATTGTTAATTATCTTATTGAAATAATAGAATATTGTATAAAAAATAATACTATAAATACAAAAGAATATTTGCAAACCTGTTTAAAAGAAGTTGAGAATTTTAAATTATTAACTAATAAAGAATTATTAGAACGATATTTAAATGATATTAATAGTTCTGAATCATATTTAAAAAATTATTATTCAGAATTAGAATTAAACACGATAATTGAGTTATTAAATAAAGAAGAAATATCGGAATGAAAAATAATAACATTGGTTTAAATGTTGATTTTCTAGATTTATTGACACTGACATTCATAATATTGAAACTATGCAATGTCATTGATTGGAGTTGGTGGTGGGTTTTATCCCCCATCTTAATTCCAGTAGCAATTTTAATTATAGTGTTTATTATAATAAAACTGTTAGTTAAAAAATAAAATAACTCTATACTAAAATTAAACAAAAGGAAATTTATGGAAATTAAGTTAGATAAAAATGAGTTTTTGCTTGGGGTAAAAATATTTGATGGTATAGATAAAGAGACAGGAAAACCATATTGTCAACCTGCTATTGATGCTGATAGTAAAAAAATATATGAAACAAATAGCATAGTCAATTATTATGATGGTAAACTTAAACTTTGTGAAAGTGGGTTTCATTTTAGTATGACTTTGCAAGATGCTTTTAATTATAAAGATCTTTTCAGTTTATATAAAAATAAAAAGTATCCAAAAGCAATGATAATACATCCTGTGTATAATGTATATGCAGTTGGAAAAATAAAAGCAGAAACATATTGGCATAATGGTGAATATAAGCAAAAGTATGTTACAAATAAATTAAAACTTAGTAGACAATTTAGTTGTGAAGAAATAATCAATTATTCAATACAGCATGGTATGATTAGCTCATATGCTGTATTGAATAAACCAATATCAACAACATCTCACCAGGATTCCAATAGTAAAATTCTTTTTCAACAATCTTATACTTTTTTTGTAACAATAGATAATATTGCTTTAGTTGGTAATAATTATACAATATTTTCAGATTCATTTAAAGAATTGACTATTGAAAATAAGACTAATTATACACATTATGTAAATAGGTATTGTGGCTATGAACAATATATCATACCAATTCCAAGACACACAACAATAACATTTGAACAGTGTGATAAAGTTGGAAAAGTTATTAAAAATGTAAAGGAGTAAAAATGGAAATTAAATTAAACCCAGGTGAAGTTTTACAAGGAATAAAAATATTTGATGGGATTGATAAAAAGACAAATCTTCCATATTGTCAACCTGATGGTTACAAACAAATATATCAGTTAGGTAAAAATAAATATGATGGTAAAATAGAATTTTGTAAAGCTGGTTTTCATTTTTGTTTAGATTTAGCTTCTGCTAGTGACTATAAATATCTTTTTAAAACACATGTTGATAAAAAGTATCCAAATGCAGTAATGATAAGTCCAGTATTTTATGTGACTGCAAAAGATAAAATTCAATTATATGAATATGAAAGATGCAAAAATGGTGTATTCACATGTAAATATGTTACAAATAATTTAAATGTTGATAGGCAATTAAATTATGGTGAAGTAATGTATTGGGCTTTAGAGCAATCTGTATTTAGTTTCCCACATTCTTTACTAGATAAACCAGAAATATCAACACATGAAGTAACTGACTATTCAGTTAAATCTCTTGTTCAAACAAGAGCAAGAAAAGTAACAATAGATACTGCATTTATTGGTAAACATTATACAATATTTTCAAATACCAGCAATTTGCTCACTGTCACAAACAAAACTAAACTTGTGCAATATGTAAATAGATATGATGGTGAACAATATATTACACCTGTTCCAAGATATTCAACAGTAGAATTTAAACAAATGGATAAAATTGGAAAGCTAGTTAAAAAATAAAATAACTCTTGTTTAAAATATTAAAACAAAATTAAACTAAACTTAAAAAATAAAAGGAATATATAACATGGAAAAAGTAAGTCATGAAGCAAATGCAGCAATTAACAATTTTTACCAGGCTTTTGGTGGAGATTTTGAAAATCTTTCTCTGAGAGATTGTCATTTTCTTGAAGAAGAATTGACTTGTGCATTAAACTCTGTTTCAGATATTGTTGCTAAACATACAGCAAACAATTCAAAGCCTAAGAGGGGAGATGAAATTCAGCAATTCTTCTTCATTGGTGAGACAAGAGGAGGCTGTCCAAAGCTTGAACAGAGATCAGTTGGAGATAAAGGTATCACTTGCATTGAAGTAACAAATGCTGGTAAATCATTTCTTGAAGATAAACATCTTACCAAAGTAAGAGTAACTGGATTGAAAGAAGATGGCAAGACTGTATATCAGATGTATTTCAATGATGTTTATACAGAATGTTCAGAAGCATTGTTTAAGAGATTTTCCAATGAAATGGAAAAGTATCAGCAGATGCTTAGAAGTATTATCAATAGTGTTCAAGCAGTTATTGATAAGCATAGTGCTTTGATGGCAGCTGATTTGGAAAAGATTTACAAGAGAATGAATAGAAACAATTCTTCTTCACCTGCTAAATCAGTAACAGAATAATTTTTCATATTATTATTCCAGGGGAGTATCAATGTAATAGTTGATACTCTCTTTGTATAATAAGTTAAAAAATAAAATAACTCTTATATAATATTTTAAAAAACAAAAAGAAAAATATAATATGAAGAAAATAGCAAATTACAAAAATGGATGTGTTGATGTTACTATCTATGATGATGGTACAAAGATAAGAGAATGGGATGATGAGAAATATGGCATTGAGCCTGAATTGGAATTTCCTGAGAGTTGTGATATAAAAATTACTAATTTTTGTGAAGGATCATTTCAAACCAAAAATGGTACATGGACAGTTTGTGAATTTTGTCATGAAAAATCATCTCCTTCTGGTAAACATGGTAATCTTGAAAAACTCTCAGATATGATTGAGAGAAGTAATCTTCCAGAAGGTATTGAATTTGCTATTGGTGGAGGAAACCCTCTAACAACTCCTGGTATTGAAAAGTTTCTTGAAACAGAAAAATCAAGAAATCATATCATCAATATTACAATGAATTATAATCATATTTCACCAAATGGTAAATATAGACAACAGACAATTGATTATCTTAAAAGAGGTTTGATTAAAGGGTTGGGTGTTTCTGTTATGGATTATAATCTGGAAAACTTCTTGAATGATAAAGAGTTGCAAGATGTTTCTTCTAACATTGTAATACATATTATAGAAGGTATTAACAGTTTTTATAATGTTAAGGAAAAGCTTTTTAATTGCAATTGGAAACATCCTAAAGTTTTGATTCTTGGTAAGAAGAATTTTGGAAGATATGGAATGTTGTCTGAAGAAAAGAAAGCAATTGATGATAAACAAACAGCAATCTGGAGAGAAAATATTCTAGATTTTCTTAAAGAGTTTAATGGTGTAACAAGCTTTGATAACTTGGCATTGGAAAGATTGGATGTATTGAGCAAGTTGCCTAAGGAAGTTGTTGATACTCAATATATGGGAGGGGATGGAAACTCAACAGCATATTTGGATTTTGTTAAAGAAGAATATGGAAGACAATCAACTTCTAAAGATAGAAAACCTATTGGTAACAAAACATTTAGAGAAATATATAAGGATGTTTATCAACACAGAAAGGAATGGAAATAGATGAATATTCAACCATATCCTAAAGATTATTTAATTGGGTTAAAAATGTTTGATTTTGAAAAAGATGACAAACTTTTTACTAAACCCAATTTAAAAACTGATAATGTGTTTGAATATGAAAAATATAAATTGCAAGAATATAAAGGTGAAATAGAAATAGGTAAATCAGGATTTCATTTTTGTTTTTCTTTAGATGATGTAATTTATTTTAAATCATTCATAACAAATGATGAGATATTTCCTTTAGCTGCAAAATTCAAACCTATATATTATGTTAAAATTCCAAATGAAGCTAATGTTAAATTATACACATTAAGCAAAACTCATTTTCAAAGAGTTGTGTTAGCTGTAACAGATAAAATAATGATTGAACAATTGTATAAATATTCAATTTTTAATAGTTATTTGAGTAATAGATATTATAAAGTATTTAAATCAAGAAATGCAATTATTGAAACTGACAATTTTGTGTTTAATCAAGATAACTGCAATATGCAATATTCAATAGTTAATCATAAAGATTGTAATATTGTATTTGATGAATCTGTTACATATAATAAAACATTGTTTATGCAATATCATTATGCAGCAACAATTGATAATCAAAGTGACTATTCACAATATGTAAATCAAACTCATTTTGATACTCAGAAAATTATTGAGATTCCAAAACATACAACAATGACAATTAAAAGATATTATAAATGATATATGCTACCCACAAAATTGCAGCAGCAAGTGTTTATGATGTGTATGAAGAATACAAAGAATGGATTGATAAAATCAATCAGAAAGAATCTGCTAAAATAGTTATTGTTTCAACCAATCTTGTGCAGAATGCAGCTTGGAGTTGTATGATAATCACATATAGCTATGAATAGCTTAAAAAATAAAATATAACCATCTTTTAAAATAATTTAAAAAGGTAAAATAGTATGAAACAAATTAGAAAGTCTGTATTTGAAACCAATTCCTCTTCAACTCATGTTTTGAGTATTGAAGGATTGAAAGGTATTAGAGAATATACTAAACATCCTCTTTGTAAGTATAGTATTGATTTAGTTGCTAGTAACATGCTTCAAAGCAGACTTGCTGATGGAGATAAGATGTATTTGCAAGGTATTAATCCTATATTTGCTAACCCAGATTTAGAAGATAGGCAATATATTAAAACTCTTTCTAAAGCAAAACTTTACTGGACATATCTTGTGCAAAACAAGATTACAGATGAAAGACTTGAAAACTATGTTTTTGTAATGAATCAGATAATGCAATTCATTCAGAAATGTTATGAAAAAGATTGGAAAATACATTTTCTTATGTTTGATCTTGTCTTCTTTGCTTCAGATGAATATTTAGAAGTTTTGAAACAGAAGAAAAATGTTAAGCTAATAAAAGATACATGTCAAAAATATAGAGTATTTACATCAGAATTGGATAATCCATTGCTTACATATATATTGCTTGAACCTTTGTCAAATTATCATAGATGTAAAGATAGTTATAGTAATTATCCTTGGTATGCAGATGATCTAGATGATGTTTGGCAAAATGAATACACAGTCAATTGGCAAAAGAAAACCAGAAAAGCAAAGAATCAAAAGTATACTGAAACAATCAAACCTGAAAAGGAATGGGGAGTTTTTGATGATCATTTTCTAGCTAAAGAGATTGAATCATTTGATGAAGTTTTAAGAAACAAGAAATATCTCAAAGCTGTCATGACAAATAAAAAATGTGTTTACAACTGTAAAAGGGTTGGTTAAAAGTTAAAAAATAAAATATAACTATCAATTAAAATAAAATTATGAAAACTGAAATAGAAGCAAAAACATATAAGTCTTATGACATTAAAGTAACTTACAATGGCTATTCATTGTATCATAGACATAAAGATTTCTGGTATGGAAGCATTGAAATTACTAATGAAGAGAAAGAAAACATCAATAAAGAAACTGTAAGAGATGCCAAAGATGCTGTTATACATTACATTGATATGTGGATGCAAGCTTTTACTGGAAAATCATTTATTGAAGAATTGAATACATTTCAATCTGAAATTGAAAATTGTGAAAAGACAGTTTTTGAGAAAAAGAGTAATTTTCCAATTTACTTTTATAATTTAGTTTTGCAAAAGTTTAGCAAAGATTTGAAAATTACTGAAAGTTTGATTCAAGAATTAAACAGTAATCCACTTGAGAAAAAGTAAGTTATGGAAAATGAAATTGATGAATTGAAACTTCAAATTGAAACCCTCGAGGAAGAAAATACTTCATTGAAAGAAGAATTAGAAAAACAAGAAGCATTGGTAACTGCTTTGGATGATATTCAACATTGGCTAAACATCATCAGAGATGTTTTCTATGATTTGAACAAGAAAGATATCTACAGGAATAATTTCTAAATGAAACAAATAAGAAATAATGTTTTTGAAACCAATTCATCATCAACACATGTATTGTGTTTGAATAAGAATATGCTAAAAGAAAAGCATATTTTAGGTATGAATTTTACTAAAGAAGAAAAATATCCTGATGATATTTGGGATAATTATCTTCTTAAACTATCAGATGAATTTGCTAATATGTCATTTGATATAGATTGGTATGATTATTCTAAACATATTCAATCACCTTATCAGAAACTTAGATACATCTATACATATTGCATGAATAAAAATATGCATTGGATAGAATCTTTTGCTCATTGTATGGTTAAAATTGAAAAAGCATATTTTATTAGGATAGCAATAGATGATGAAGATGCTGATAAATGCATGTTTCAAAATGAAAGAGAAAGTTATTGTTTTGAAAACAATTATGAAATCAATTGTCAATCATCTGACAGTTTAGATAAATACATTGACAATGCTATTAAAAATGCAAAGCTATTCAAACCAAAGTTATCTGATATACTTTTTGATATAATAACCAAACCAAAATATATAATTTTCAATTGGGATGATGGTATTGATGAAGAATGGTTTAATAGCAAGAATCTTGAAATAATTAGTCAATAAAATTATGCATATCAATATTGTAGAAGGTAGTTTAGCTGTAATTACATCAACTGTTGAGGGTGATGAATTTGGATTTGATCCAGGTGATTTGGTTATTATTGATCATTATGATACAGTAGCAGATAACTGGGTTGTAAAGTCAGCTTTTGATGACAGTCTAACTTGTAATGTTTTATCTAATAGTATAGTTGCTATCAATGTTAAAGATGTTGTTAGATATCTAAAAAATGCCAAGGAAGTTAAAAAATAAAATAACTCCTATATAAAATAATAATATGACATATACTGAAAGATGTTATCTAAATGCTAAAACTGCTTTGACTAAGGCAAGATGGTTGCAGTTTTTTGCATTTTGTTGTTTTGCTGTTTTAATTATGTTTGCCAGTATGCTAAGTTACATAGTTTTGTTTGAATTGCCATTTACAATAATGCATACTCTTTTTAATTGCTTTGGCTATATACTTATTGGTGGAGTTGGTTGTTTGTTATTCATTGAATACAAATCACTTAGCAATTATATTAAACAGCTTAAACAAGAATGCAGAGAATATAAATTCAAATTAGAAGATGAATCAAATTGATCAAAAAATACAATTGCTTAATAAAAATATAATTAGAATGCAAGCTTGCAAATGTCTTATATGGTTTGCTTTTGCAATGTTAATAGGAATGTTTTGTGTAATACATTATGTATGGTTTAAAATGCCACTAACATTTATTAACATTGTATTTTATATAGGTGTGGAATGTTGGTTTGGAAGTTTGTTTTATATATTAAATGAAAATTATAAACAACTTAAAAGAGATATTAAGTTTTTTGAGAATACACTTGAAGAATGTGAAACTAAAAGAAAGGTAGAATAATGGAATTGTTGCAAGAAGGTATATTATATCTTGAAAAGAAGCTTAAAGGTATAGCTTTTGATTTGAATATGGCAAAAGCTGTGAATGCAGTTTTGTGGTTTTTTGTATTTGCTTTGGCAGTTACTTGTGGTGGATTGTTAGCTTGTAGTAACTATATACAATCAGGTGAAGTTAAATTTACATTATTTATTATTGTGTGTGGTTTGATTGGATTTTTATGGATTACATTACCTGATGTAATTGATTATTATAAAACTGAAATTGCTAAACTTGAATCAGAAAAAATTAAATGTGAAGCAGAAATTGAAGATTATAAACAACAAATAAGTGATATTAGAGAGGAAGAGAAGGAATTGAATATGAAACCAAAAACAGTATTGACAGAAAATCAACTCAAAACACTAATTAACTATGGTGAAAAAGCTAAACAGGTTTTCAAATGGTTAGTTGTTACAGAAAATGGAGAGGTTGTTGCATCTGATATGAAACCAGATTATGATAAGCAGTGGGGTGTTTGGTTTTTCAGCAGTGAAGCAAAGACTGTACAAGTTGGTAGTAATAAGAAACTTGCAAAATATTCAAAGCATACTTTGACTAGGATTGTCTAAGACACTATCTAGAAAAAAGTGGAATATAATGGGTTAGAGAAATCTAACCCAATTTTTTATTTTTAGTTAAAAATTAAAATGTAACTATCTTTTAAAATTTATAAAAACAAAAGGAAGTAATATGGCATATAGAGCAAAGAATGGTAAAACTTACCCTTACAGAGAATCTAGATCACAGTATAAGGAGAGAAAAGATTATGAAAATGCAAATCTAGGGTATGGATGTTTGCTTCTTATCATTTTCTTGTGGATATTTTTTTAAAAATGGAAAGGAAATAAAATGGGAAATAGAGCAAGTGTAATTATTAAACAAAACACAAAACAAGGTATTGAAATCTATGGACACTGGGCAGGTAATAATATTGTCAATACTCTTCCTCATGCATTGAAAGTAGCTAAAGGTAGATTTGATGATATATCATATTTCACAAGAATTATTACTCAGAATATTCTTGATGATATTGCTGATAAAGATAAAGAAACATCTGCTGGGTTAGCAATTTGTGATTGCAATGAATCCAATCATGGTGATTTGAATAATTATACAGTGTTCATTGATCCTTTTGAGAAAATGGTTACTTGCAACAACACAGAATTTTCTTTTGAATATATAATGACAAATGGAGTTGATGATTTGAAGAAAACAATGTTGTTTGAATACTAATATATGCAAATTACTCCAGTAAAAAAGAAACATATTTGGCTTACAAACATTGCCAGAAGCCTTAAAGAAACTCATCAAACTGGACAAATGTTTGTAACTGCTTTTGCATTAAAAGGTAACAAAATTCTTGCAATTGGTTGCAATAATTATAAAGTAAATCATCCTGAAAAGAAGTTTGGAAAATATTTTCCTGTAAAACATAGACTTTGGGATTATCATTCTGGGTTGCATGCTGAGATAAAATGCATAAAGCAGCTTGGATCATTTAGAGATGATTATCACAAGATTGAGATATTTGTTGTGAGAATTGGTAATGGTGATGATATGGCTGTAAGATATAGTAAACCTTGTAAAAATTGTCAAAGAGTCTTATCTGAATACAATTTTAAGAGAATAGAATTTACAACAGATAATGAAGCTGAAATTGGAAGGTTGTAGTTATTAAATAAAATAACTCTTGGATAAAATAACTCTTGGATAAAATAATTAAAAACAAAAATGACTAAGGAAGAAATTAAGACAGAATTAGAAAAAATTGCAAAAGATAATAATTATACATTAACAAACAATGTTGATAGAATTATCAATGCAAAACTGAGATTTTTTGGTGAAGAGAATTGGAGAAACTGCCCTTGTGTGCAAGATGGAAAGCATGCTTGTCTAAGTGATACTTGTAGACAGCAGATTGAATCAAAAGGAGTTTGTCACTGTAATTTGTTTAAAAAAGGAGAATAGGATAATGGAAATACAACCAAAATATAAAGATAAGTTATTAGAAGGAGTTAGTTATAGATTTGGAAATGGCTTGTTTGTTGGAGAAATTGTTGGTTTCTTTTGGGATAAAACTAAGCAAACATTCATATACACATTGATTCAGCATGATAATGACTGTGTAAATGTTGATGAAAATGATATTCATCCATTACATAGCTATATAGTAGCTGATACAGAAACAGGTTTGACAACAATTATTGAGAGAGATGAAAAAACTGTTTAGTTATTTTTTGGATTATCTTAATCCTAGGAAATCTGTCTAATAATGGTTTAAAGTTAGCTAAACAAAAATAATTATGACACCAGCTTTTGCTATAATTGGTTTGATTGTATCATTCATTGCCATAGTATTTCTTTTTCATGTGATACTTGGCATTGAACTGAAACAGATTAAAAAAACAAATAAAGTTAAAAAATAAAATAACTCTTATATAAAATAATTAAACAATTAAAAATTAAACAAAAGTTAAAATAATATGAGTGGAAAAATGACAAAGCAATTTAAAACAGCAATTATCAACAAACTTAAGAATATTGATATTCCTAATTGGGAAAAGTATAAGTATATTGCTGCTGATAAAAATGGTGAAGTTTGGGGGTTTAAAATGAAACCTGAAATTGATAGTAAAAAAGAGCATTGGAATGTTGCAGAATCATATGAATCATATGATCCATCAGATTCAGTGTTTCTTTTTAAAACAGATTTTGATTCAACAAACTGGAAAAAAACTTTGATTGCATTGGAAACTATTAAAATTGATGTAACTGTGAAACTTGAACCTGAGGTTAGAAGCATTGAAGGAAAGTGTATTGCAGTATCATCTCAGCCTAAGTCAGTTTTGAGATTCAAACTTTGGCAGCCTGCTGATACATTCTTGGTATATCAGATTCTTGAAGCAAAAAATATTCCTGATGATACTAATTATAAATATACATCTGTTGACATAGAATATGATTTGTTGCATCCTGAAAAGGTTGTAAAGAATTATGAAGGTATTGAAATTTTTTCTTCAAAAGAAGATAGATATGCATTCATCAATAAGATGACTAAAAATCTTAAAGAATTGTTTTCTAAAGATGAAGAAGTAAAAGCAACTGAAAAAGACATTGGTAAGAATGTTGAAACAGATTATGGAGTTGCAGAATTAATTGCTGTAACAACAGATGGTAAATATGTTGTTACATTCAATGGTGAATCAAGACTGTTTATGGTTAACAATGCATGGTTTAATGTTAAATCTGATTGTGATTTCAATATAATGGCAATACCTGGCTCATCAGCAGAATACTATTTTGCAAGATAGACTTTCTTTCATATTATTGTTATCCTGCCTCTCTAATAGTAACAAATTGCTATTAGAGGGGGTTTACAAAAATTTAGTTAATAAATAAAATAACTCTATATTAAAATAAAACATATGAAACCAAAATATCAACTTAATTCTCTTATCAATGCATATATTGAAGGCTGTAATGCATTGATTACTGGACAAATCACAGGCATTTCAGTTGTTGAAAATACAAATGGTGGCTATGCTTTTAATTACAGAGTATCATTTGATAATACATTTGACTTTGTTGATGAAGCTGATATTTTTTCAACATATGCAACAATTTCATTTGAAAATGGAAAAGTAATAATCACAGACAAAGAAAACAGGAAGGAATATAAATACAATGACTAAAATCAAATATTATAAGACACCTAAAGCAAAGCATACATATTACTTTGTAGCTGATAATCAAGCTTATAGAGTATTCAATACACAAGGATTGGTAAGAAAAGAGAAGAGAATGCTTGTGAATGATTCTTACTCAACAAATTATGAATATCTTAGACTTGCAGATTTTATTAACCCTGTGAGTCATGTTGCTGAGAGAGCAGTTGAAGTTGAAGCTGAAACAATTCCCTTTAGACTTAAGAAGAGTTTTATGTATTATACATCAGTTGCTGATAATAGAAGATATAAGAATCTTCAGTATCAGATTAAGCAGCTGATGGTAAAGTAACATTTTTACTTAAATATTTATATCATATATATGAAAACAATATCTTTCAAAATATCTTATGAAGATTCAAATCATTCTATTAAGAATGATGAAAGAATTTATTCATCTATTGTAAGATATTCATTAGAAAGATTTTATGAAAATAAAGATCAAACATCTATAAGAAGAGATTGTGTAAGTAAATTCAATTTTACATCATATCTTATTACATGTGCAGTTAAAGAAGCATATGGTATTTATAAAAAAGTTAAAGATCAAGAAAAGAAAGTTGTTTTTGGTGATTTTAAAAGATATTTAAAAGGATTGATTTCTAAAGATGAATATAAAAAATCTAAAAACAGAGGTGTGTATTCTGAAGGTGATTATATGCATTATGGAAATCAATTATTTCAAATAGATATTGAAAATTATTCTGTTGTTTATAAAAGAAAAAGAAATGAGCATATTGTTTTAAATTTATGTGAAAAGTTGTCACATAAAAGAAAAAGAATACTTGAATTACTTTATCTTACAATGAGAAATAAACAATCTCCTGTTTCATTTAGAATTAAAAATGATAATTTATATATCACTTATGATGAAACAGTTATAGAAAGTTTCAAAAAGTTTAAAGAATTAAAATCAAATAGAATCTTAGGTATTGACTTAAATCCAAATTATATTGGATTGAGTATATTGGAATTTGATGATAAAGATGAATTTAAAATTATTCATAAAAGGGTTTATGATTTGTCTAGTTTAAATGAAGACTGCTCAACCAACAAAGTTAGATATGAAATACAACAAATTAATAATGAAATACTTAAGTTATGTAAGCATTTTAAAGTTTCAAAGTTAGCAATTGAAGATTTAAAATTTAAAAAGAATAATAAATTCTGGAGTAAAAAATTAAATAGACTTTGTAAGAATAAATTTAGATATTCATCTATAAAACAACACTTACAAACACTTTGTAATGTTCATGGAGTAGAATTTATAGAAGTAAATGCTTGTTATTCAAGTTTTATTGGTAATTTTTGCTATGGATCAGATTCTACTCCAGATATGGTAGCAGCTTCAATTGAAATTGCTAGAAGAGGTTATAAAAAATTTCAAAAAGAATGGTTTTATCCACCAATAGTAACATTGGAAAGAATTAAAGAGGTTTTAAGAAATCAATGGAAGAAAGAATTAAAATTAGACTTTAAATTCTGGAAAAAACTATTTGAAAAAATAAAAGAATCTAAATTATCATATAGATTCCAGCTGATGGAAGTTGCAGCTGTCTTTAGACAAAACTATTATAAAAAGAAAGTAAAAGCATATATTTTTGCTTAATTTTATATAGGTTTGATATGATATTATATCCACCAGCTATCATTACAATAATCAAAAGGCAATAGCTGGTTTTTTTAATTTTCAACAAAAAGGAAGTAAAATGTTTGATGATATACATCATAGGCAAATTTCTAATTTTGATGTATTGCTTGATAGATCAGGCTTTGGCCATGGAAAGCAAATAAACAAACTTAGAAAAGAGACTGAGCATATTGCTCATGAATATATTGATGCAAAAATTCAAGTTACTAGAGACAAGCTCAAAGACTTAGAAAAAGCTATAGATGAAGTTGTTATGATTTTGGTAACAGCTGATAGTGATGCAGATATTATTGATGTTGAATATTATAAAAATAATCCAGATGAATTGAAAGATGTTGAAAGTTGTATAGATGAAATGTTTTCACTTTGGAAAAAGAAGAATAAAGTTTATAAAAAACTTCAGCAATTGGAAAAATTCAAACATTTTATGTTTGAGGAAGGTAAGTGGTTATTGAATTTTTAAGTTAAAAAATAAAATAACTCTTAGCTAAAATAATTAAAAACTTAAACAAAAGGTAAAAATATGAAAATTTTGATGGAAGTTGATTTAAGGGATTTTCCTTTTGAATCAGAAGCAGCAATTGAATTGGCTGATAAGATTTACAATGCAAATGCTTGGGATACTTTAGAGTATAATCTGTCTCAAATGTATCCAGAAGGCATTTCAGAAGTTGCTTTAGAAGATTTGTTTACACATGATGATGAAGCAGTTTTGAATTTGGCTGAAATTGAAAAAGAAGAGGAAGAAGAATAATGGAAAAGATACAAACCATTGAACAGTTGGATAAAGTTGGTTTGAAAATTTGTGAGATGCTGAATGTAAGTATTGACAAAGCTTCAACATTCATTCCTGAAACATTTCAGCAATATATTCAGTATGTTATTGCAACTGATGTATTTCTGTTGATGCTGTTTCCAATAATTATTTTTGTATGTTGGTTTACTAGACATAAGATTCTACACAGCAAAATAGTTATTGAGCTTGATGATCAAGAAGAAGTTACAGTATTGACAACATGTGGATGCATTGTTATAAGTTTTTTCTCAATACTAATTTGGGTAGTTTGTATACTTGATTTGATTGAAGCAATTCTTGCTCCAAACATGCTAATCATTGAAAAGCTTTCAGAATTGTCTAAAACTATTTCATAGTTATCTCCTTGGCAGCTATCAATTTAAACAGTTGACAGCTGCTTTTTAAAAACAAAGTTAAAAAATAAAATAACTCTTAGATAAAATAAATAAACAATTAAAAATTAAACAAAAGGAAATAATATGGAAAATAAAGTTGACATTGATACAGTTGTAGAAAATGGAGTTGACAATTATTCCAATAGCTTCAGTGAATGCATAGATGAGGCATTTGGAATAGCTGAAGAAAAACTTGTATGGTTGATTAATAACATTGGAGATATAACAGCTGATGCATTGGCAGATATACACAATAGATATGGTATTGAAGAATCAGATGAAAATTATGGAAAGGTAAAAGCTGGTGTTGTTGATTCAATCAAATACAATATGGATTATCTTATTGAAAAACTTATTGAAAGAATTTCATGTAAAATATGAGGTTAAAATGAAAGTATTAAATCCTACAGATTTCTGTAATGTTGAAGATTATTCTAAAATTTTCAAAGACAAAATAACAGACAGTTTTATAAGTCTTGAAAAATCAATTAACTATTTTCATGAGCATTGTTTTTCAGTAAATTTAGTAGATGATATATTGAAAGAATTGCATGATGAATATGGTGTTGAAGAAAATGATGAAAACTTCAAAAAACTGAAAAAAGAAATTTTTAATACTATTGCATGTGAGATGGAAAATCTTGCTGATGGTTTGTATATAATGGCTAAAGAGTATGAGGTAAAATAATGAATACAGACATTTTAGAATATACACTTGCAAAGTTTAGAGAAACAAATGACTCTGATAAACATTTTGATAGAATAGCTTTTCACCAATACTGTGTTGATGAAGCTACTAGCAACAAAGATGTAGAGGAAGTTAATAAATTTAAATATGTTTTGAGAAATTTTGCTCAAGTTGAATTGTCAGACATAGAAAATAACATTGTAAGAGGTGAAGATTAAAATGATTGAAATTGACAGTGGTGAAAAATTAGATAAATTTATTGAAACTATTGACTTTGCAAAGTATTGTATTCCAATGATTGCAGATGACAATGCTTCATTTATTCAATGTAAAAAAGTTGCAACTAAGATTGTAAATGATGCTTTGGAAACAAAGAAAATATCTATCAATGACAAAGATGAAAGTTACAATAAAGACTATGCAATACATATGATAAAATTGGAATGTAATTATTATATTCACAATAGTTATCTGGAAGAATGCATAGCAAGAATGAAAAAGAAAACAAAATTGTTTATTAACCTTCTTAGACAGTTTTCAACATCATTTAAGATAATTAGACAAGCTGATGTGGATGATGAGAAAAGTCAATTAAATGACAATTCATATATTATCAACTGCAAACTTGGTAAGATGAATGTGTTGATGACAATAGTTGATATTCCACACATGACATCTTCTTTTTATATTGTAAAGGTAGATGATATTAAATGTGATGAAGTGGCATATCACAATATTGCAATGGATTCACCAAATGCTTATGAAAACTTTATGAATTTTATCTTCTGGGTAAAAGCAGCAAAAATGGAATAAGATTATAGAAAATTAAGAGTTATGAAGCTTCAATAGAAATATTGAAGCTTTTATTTTGTTAGTTAAAAATTAAAATAACTCTTATATAAAATACATAAAAAGGAAAATAATATGAAAGTTTTAAATTACAATACAATTGTAAAATTCAAACATGAAAAGCATGGTTTGCTAGAAGGTAAGATATATTACCATGAAAAGGTAAATGGTGTAATGTATTATTATGTTGACATTGATCTTAATAAATTCAAACAAGTTAACTTAACACTTGATGATAATGTCATTACAATAGATCAGGTTTTGAATATTGATGAAATTAAAGATTCAGATTGGGTGGATGAATCAGAAATCTAATCTTTTGTAAATCTAGTAACAATTCCACCTGGTTTAGCATCTGCATCAGATACAATTTGCATATTATTCCAACTTGCTTTACATGGAATATATGCTGTTTGATTGATTAAATCTTTTAATTTGTATCTTTGCCTATATGTTTTACCATTCACAATGGTATTATCATTCATTAAAATTTTATCAGAAATTTCTTGACCTGTTTTAGCTAAATCAAAAGACACTGTTTTAATATCATCATAATTGATATTTTTTCTAGAAACTTCTTCACCTTTTGTTGGTATACCAGAAACAATAGTTTTAGCAACAATTTCAGCAACTTTTTCATTTGAATCATATTGAATCTCATAAGCAATCATAACACATTGATTTAATGGTATATCTTTATATCCAAATAGAAACAACAACCCATTTATTCTTCCATAACCTTGATTGAATTTTTGAATATTTTTAAAATAAGTTGACATACATTTCCATTGAATAAACATAGGAAATTTTTCTAATCTTTCATTTACTCTTATTTCAAAATGTTTTGTTGGTGTATAAAAAACTTTCCAATCTCCAATTTGCATGATTCTCATTTCATCATCAATACCTGCATATCTTAAATGTTTATAATGTCCTTGAGTTATTTCATTCAATAATTCCATTCCATGAAACATTTCTTCAAATGTATATTCCAACAACATATAAAATATTTATCTTAAAAAATAAAATGAACCCTAAATTCAAAAATATTGAAACCATTATCAATCATGGAGTTGAAAATTATTCCAGATATTATGAATCATATCTAAACACCTATATCAATCAAGCATTTGATGCATTAAACAACTTAACAATTGATATATCAGATGTTGCAGGTGTAGTTACAAATGATTTAGAAGAAAGATATAAATTCAAAGCAACAAATAAAGACTATTTAAAAATTAGACAATACATAATTTTCAAAAATGATAGTGAAATTAAAAAGTTGTTTAATCAATTCAAACATATGATATATGATAGAAATGAAAAGTATTATAAAACTGAAGATATTAAACCTTATTTCAATTTAAAAGTTAAAACTTAAAATAACTCTTATATAAAATACATAAAAAGGAAAATAATATGGAATACAATAGAAAAATCAAAACTAATCTTGAAGCAACAAATAAGAATTATGAAATTCTGAGAAGTGTCATTGGACAGATGTCAGATGGTATCTGGGAAAATTCTCCTAGAGCAGAAGGATATTGGAGATTTGCAACAATTGAAAAGTCTGATGATAACAAGATTGTTATTGCAGTTTCTACAATATATACTATATCCTATAGTAACATTTATGGTAAAAACTACCATGGTAATAAATGTCTGATAAATAGATTTGCAGATATGACTGATGATAAAGTCAAAGCTTATTTTGCAAACAAAATAAAACAGATTATCAAAAAAGAAGAATCTAATCTGAAAGAGTATTATAATGATACATCAAAAGATTTGAGATGGAAAAAAGACAATCAAGAAGAATGTGGTTACATGGGTTACAAAGAAACAATTACAGTTGCAGATGCTTATGCAGCATGCAAAACCCTTAAGAAAAGGTAACATATGATAAATAAAGAAAATTTCAAGTTCATAAGACAAAGCCAAGAAACAATTTATCAAAATCTATCAGTTATTTTTAATGAATATGTAGATGAAAGCATCATAATTGGTTGGTTTGATGGAAAGTCTGATTACAAAGAAGCAAACATGACTTTGTTACAAACAAGTGCAAAAAGCAAATATTTTGTTGTTAAGTATCACATACATGACAAATTACATTATAAAGTAATACCATTCAAATATATTGATTTGGAATCAATTGAAACTCTTAATGAAAATGAATTTAGTAAAATTCATTTACCATATTTGAAGTTTAAATTGCTTGTTAATTTTAATGAAATAAAAGGATAAAACATGACACAAAAAGAAAAAGAAACATTGAATAGACTACTTAATGATAAGCATATTGATGCAAAGGTTAAGTGGATTGCAATTGACAAAAATAAAAACATTCTGGGTTTTAGAAAACAACCTAGTTTTGATATAAAAAATAATGAATGGCATCCATCTGATAAAACTCAACCTGTGTGGTTTGGGATGGTTTCTTTTGAAAATATAGAAAGTGTAAAAGGGTATAGCATGGAAAAAGAAATGCTGATCAGTGTTAGTGAATTGAAAAAGTTTACTAAACCAAATTTCACTTGGGATGCTGATCTTTTTGACAGAGTTGATGTAGATTTGCAAGATGCTTATTATAATATCAGGCAATTATTAGAAACAATTCCAGATGATAAAACAGTTTACCTTTGTTGCAATTCTGGAAAAGTAATTGAAGGTAAAATTTTAGATACATTATGGGATGGATTTAATTTCATAGCTGATGATGCAAAGACATATTCATTCAAGTATTATGAGATGTTGTTGAATAAACCACCTTTTTCTATAAGTAAAAGTAATTCAATATGCATTCATATGAATGTTGAATGGGAATATTTTAAAAAGGCTTAAAAATATGACACAAGAAGAAAAAGCAGAATTGATTAACATACTCAAAAATCATTCAATTGAAGATGATATTAAATGGTTTGTAGTTGACAAGTATAAAAACATTCTTGGTTTCAAAACTAAACCTTATGTTGATAAGAAAGGTAAAGAATGGAAATCATTACCTGTTAATCAACACCCTGTATATTATGCAAATTTCAATCAAAAGGTTAGTGATTGGAAAACTATGATAATCAGCATTGATGATTTGCAATCAAAAAAGATAGTTACTTGGAGTAAGTGTTTGGATACTACTATCAATGAAAAATTGAATGATGTTTATGATGCTATTGCTGAGATGTTAAAAACAGTCTTAGGAGGAAAAGCAGTTTGTATTTGTGATTCATATGCTAATGTTATAAAAGGTTATGTATCAAATGTAAATAGAGAAGATAAGAGTTTTGATTTTACAACAGATGATGGTAAGATTATGAAATTGTATTTTTCTGATATGTGGCTAAGCAAATCACCTTTCTGTGACACTGATGATGGTGACTTGTATATTAGTATGAATGTTAGATTGTAATGAATCCAGACATTGAATACTTCAAACAGCAACTTAATCAAAAACTTTCTGAAATAGAAGTTGATGATTGGGTAAGATACATTGCAGTAGATAAAGATGGAGCAGTTTGGAGTTTCAGTGTCAAACCTTTTGTATTAGAATTAGATGGAATTTGTGATTGTTGGAATATTACTTGTAGAGGTTGTGACAGATGCAAATATCTGTTTAATCTAAACAGTGAATGTATCCTCTGTTGGAAAGATTTGATTATTGAGTGGAATGAAAATATTGAATCTCAATGATTTAATAAAAATTTAATATTTGAGATTCCTTTAAATATTATATGGAAAACAAATTTTATTTTTAAATCTATATATTGATATTTTTAAAAATAAAAATTAAATCTCCATTATTCTTTGCTGTAATTTTAAAACTGTTTCTATTGTAGTCTCATAGATTCTTATCAAATCTTTCCTGTTTCACAGATTAACTAAATAACCCAAAAGAGTTACTGAACTCTAATCTCCACAGGCTTATATTCCTGACTGAGCATCAGTATCAGAAAGCTTTCTCAAACCTTCTTTTAAAATATTCTTTGAAGCATTTATATCTCTATCTAATTCAGAATGACAAACTGGACAAATCCATTTTCTATCATTTAGAGACAATGCTTCATTTTTATATCCACAGTTATGACAAAGTTTAGAAGAAGGATAGAATTTATCTATCTTAAAGACATATTTATTTCTTTCTAAAGCTTTATAAGTCAACATATTAACAAATTGACTCCAAGCTATATCAGATACTTTTCTTCCCCATAATTTTTGCATACTTTGAATATTCAAATCTTCAATGAAAATAAAATCATAATTATCTAACAGTCTTTTACTTAAACAATCATTAAAATATTTTCTTTGATTTGATATTTTCTCATAACACTTAGCTAACTTTATTCTTGCTTTCTCTTTATTGCTTGAGAAGACTTTTTTACCATCAATAGAATTGGTTTTCTTCTTACTGAATGATTTATTTAGTCTTTTAAGTTTTCTAAGTGATTTCTTTAAACATTCTGGTGAGTTAATCTTCTCACCATTACTTAAAGTTATAAAATTCTTTAATCCAAAATCAATACCAATACTCTTGTCTAATTTAGCTTCATAAGTATTGATTGTCTTTGGTATTCTAAAATGAATAGCAGCAAAATAATTTCCAGCTGGGGTTTTCTTTATAGTAATTTTTTGGATTGATTTATAGTCAAAAGCTTCTCTTTCATCTCTGTATTTTATCCAAGACTTTAATTTGGGTATTTTGATTCTTTTATTTTCAAAGTCTATTTTGACATTAGAATTTATACAAGTAGATGTAAATGATTCTCTATGAATTTTCTTTGATTTAAATCTCAGATTATAATTTCTTTTTTCTTTTCTAGCTTGATAGAGATTTTTATAAGCTGTATCTAAATGCTTTAATGTTACTTTTAAACATTGGCTATCAACTTCTTTTAACCAACTATAATCTATTTGTTTAGAAAGTTTTGTTAACTCTCTTTCACTAGCTATACAACTGAAATATTTCTTCTCAGATTCATATTCTTTCTGTGATTTATCTAAGAAATAATTATATATGAATCTTGAGCATCCAAATGCTTTATGAAGATAAGATTTCTGTTCAAGATTAGGGTATATTCTAATCTTTAAAACATAATTCTTGTAATCTATATCTTCTGTAGTCATTTAATTTTTAACTCTTTTGTATAATATATAAAAAAGAAAATCTTAAACCTGCTCTCTACTTCAAGTTTAAGATTTAAGAATAATTTCTTAGTTAAAAATTATAATATCTTAAAAGTTTAAATCAATATTGTAGAGAGTGATTTAATCTTTTTATTTTATATAATTATTTATCTTAAAAAGCTATTAAAACAAGAAAAAAATAAAAATATTTTGAAAATAGTTAAAAATTAAAATAACTCTCAGATAAAATAAATAAAATTTAAAACAAAAAGGAGATAATATGGAAAAGAAAATATGGAATCAAAATCTTGTTGATAAGTATGATGATATAATGATGCAATTGTATGCTACAATTGGAGATATTCTCAGAGAAAAACTTGGAGAAGAAGTAACTATCAACTATGAAGGTGGAGAAGTTATAACTGGTAAATTGGAATATGTAGGAAGTAATTGTTTTGCAATTTCTTTTGGAAAAGATAATGATATTATCAAATACATAGATTTCGATCATATGCAAGCATTTCCTTTTTATGAAGGTAACAATATTAACATTGTAGCAGATGGGGATGAATGGTAATGCATTGGGAAAGAGTATGTAATACATGGCAGTTGATAACTGCTGATGGATATGGATTCTATCTTGTTCCAGATGACAAAGTTGATGAAACATTGTTATATAATGAAACATCATATGATGTTTATATATATTGTGTAATTCATTATGAAAAGCAACTTCTCTCAGATCATAGAATGCCAGTAGATGAAGCAAAAGGTATGGTTGAAACTATTATCAACAAAATTACAACATTGAAATAATATGACTCTCAATAACTTACTCATTCAATTAGAAAATGCTTCAGTAGATAGCTCAAATGAAATCTGTGAATGGTTAGAAAATCATCATATAGATAGAGATGAAGCTATTGCTTTGCATGATGAGATTGAGTTAGCTGGAAAAGTAGAGGAAGAATGGGAAGTTTATAATGCATTAGTGATGTATGTTAACTATAACAGAGAGTGGGATGATTGATATGAACAAGAGACAAGTAAACCCTGGTGATTGGGTTAAGGTAACTGATAAATTTGTTAATAAATCTTTTAAAGGTAGATTTTATGAAATTGACTTTGAAGTAGGTGGCTGGTGTCTTAGAATGGATTCTGGTAGATTGCAGGTGTTTAAATTTACACAATATGATATTGATTTTCTACATAGAGATTGGCAGGAAGTTAATCATGAAGGTGTTGTATGCAGAGTAGAATCAGAAGATGGTTTTGTTACTTTTGAAGTTAGAAAAACAGAAAATGTCTATGACTTGTATATGATTCTTGGTTATGATGGTAAGATGCTTCTAAAAGAATTTACTGATTTAGAAGAAGCAAAAGAATATGCTGAAAAGATAATTGATAGTATGAAACATATAAGTTAAAAATTAAAATAAGTAAAAAGGAGATAATATGAGATACAATCTTACCATTCTGGATATGAATCCAGCTTATAAAAACTGGAGCAAAAATGAAATTCTTTGGAATAATAGAGGTAAAAAAGCTGTTCTAGATGCACACCGCTATGCTAGCAAAGAAGATTTAGAAGAACATGCACAAACAATAGAAGTAAGCTGGGATCAAAGTGTTTTGTTAACTCATGGTGCAATATCTTTAGATAGAATAACTTTGGCTGATGTAGTTTATAAAGATGAAAATTACATTTACAAGGTTTATTGTGATGAAGATTTGCCAACTGAGCTAAAAAAGAATAATGTTTCAACACAAGATTTAATAAAATATGTGTATGAAAATGGTTTGTGGTTGAATATTTATGATGGTAGCTTTCATACAATTGCTAGTGTAGATGATGAAGGATTTACTGTAAACTTTTATGATAGTTATAATGATAAATCCTATTTTGGATTTGATGAAATAAAATTTATAAAATATAAGTTAAAAATTAAAATATAACTATCTTTTATAATAAAACAAAAGGAGATAATATGAAAAAAGCAAAATGGCAATTGATTAAAAATAATAATAGTAATGTCAAAACATATAAACTTAAAATAGACAAAATACAATCATTTTTAATTGATGAAGTAAATGATGGCTATAGCTTATTTCATCATCATACAATAAGAGGTAAAGAAGGAGATGCATTTTTCAATGCTGTTAAAATAGCTAATTACAAATCATTAGAATCAGCTAAAAAAGGTGTTAAGACATATATTAGACATATTGTAAAAGCTTGGAATGAATGTAATGAAGATTAAAGATAGTGAGGAATAATATGAAAAAGCAGCAAACAAAAACAATGAAGCTTGTTAAGTTGAAGAGAAGTATGATGCCTCCTCCAACAAAAGTCTTTGAAGATAAGGTAAAGAAAAGCTCAAAAAATTATTGCAGAAAATCAAAATCCCAGTAGAATAAATAATTGTATGAATAAATCAAAATACGATATTTCTGATGTTGATATTATCAACGAAGCATATAACAATAATGAAGTTGTTGTTAAATATTCCGATGAAGGAAGTGAACACGAAGATATAGTAAATATATCAACACAAGCCCAATTTGATAGAATAGTGGTTAAATATTTATACGGTTTTTATTATGATTTTGTCGATGCCATGACAGATGAAGCACAAAGTCTTCTTTTAGGTTTGTTACAAATAGATGATGTATTTGATATCGAAAATATATCAGATGATAAAATCAGACAAACATTGGAAGAAATTATTGATAGGGGTATTCCTATTTTTGATTTTTATTATGATATGCTATTAAAATACGGAACATCATATCTAGTAGATTACGAATATCTTGTTTTTATACGGAAAGATATTTTTGATAAGTTACCTGAAGATGTTAAAAAATGGAAAGCTTCTTGGTTGTATAATTGCGAAAAAACACGCAATTTATTCAAATAAACCATATTATTTTTAGGAAAAAACAAATCAAATTTAAAAATTGATTTTTATAAAAATTGCACTTAACATATTAAAAGTTAAATTTTTATCAACAAAATCTAAAAATATAAGTTAATCAACCCTTTCATATTATAGTCCTGAGAGCTAAATCATTGTATTTAGCTCTTTTATTTTATAACTCTATACTATAATAATATTATAAATTTAAAATAGAAAGCAAATAAATATGTCGAACATGAAATATATAATTTGTGCACATCAATTTGAAGATGAATGGAATTGTGGTGCAGATATCAATAAAATTAATATTGATTCTTTTGATGCAATAAAAAAATATCTTGAAGATTTTGAGATATTCGATCCCAAAGATATGGAAAGTTCTAATAATTCCTTAGATGATATGACACCACAAGAATATGAATGGATTGTTAATAAAATCCATAATGGGCAAGATTGTGATGTTCAGGGTGACGACTGCAGTAGAAGTTTTAAGTTTGTAAATATTGAAACAATCAATGAATACAAATAAAAAAATTTACGATATAATCAAGGAGAAATACAATAATATAATTTCTCCTTTGGAGTTAAAGATATCCCAAATAGTATATACATGGTTTATATATTTGTTTGGAATAATATTGCGCTAGTCGTGGGTATGGGCAAGAAAAATAGGGCTCGTGTTATAATAGATCCATATATTGTTCATTACAAAGCAACATTGATAAGATTATATCTTAAATATGAACAAAACGGAATATTTGAAAGATATGTTATTCCTTGTTCAACTAAAAAAGAAGCTCTAATCATAGAAAAAGATTTACATAAAACAATCGGTGGCGAAGGGATAATTCTTACAGATAAAATAAAAAAGAATATAACTTCCGATGATAATATTCAAAATATGATAATCAATATGGCTCTTTGTTCATCTTATGACGCAACAACAGATTTATTAAAATGGAGAAAAAATAAACTTATTGAAGATGATATTTGGAATAATATCAAAAACATACTTGATATAAAAGAAAAATAACCGTATAGTATAATAATCAAAAGAAAGAAATATTATGATACACAAAAATGATTTTAGTAAAATAGAAACAAGTTTTGATACAAGATACAATTATAATGGAAAAAACTTCAATATATACATAAAGTATAATAACAAAGATACATCAATTGCAAGTATCAATATCAATAATACATTCAACACACCTGGATACACAACCATCTGGAAGAAAAATTATAATGGCAACTTAACTGATGATATGGTAGATTATATTATATCTCAAGTAAATAAAGAATTAAAAACCAATATCATTCCAATGTATGATAGTATGATTGAAGATATGAAGAAAATTATTAAATAACTCTTTGCTATAATATATAAAAAGAAAGGATATTATATGAAATACAATACATTAAAATTTGAATTGAATAAAGAAGAAGGTATATATGTTTTGACAGATGTCATCTCATATCATACAATGTTTCAAGATTATCCCATCAACTCCATACCAGTGAATGACATCGCTGAACATGGTATAGAAGAATACACAACAGGGTATAATACAGATATTCACAATGAATACCAGTTCACAGTCTGTAAAGACTTCAAAGGTATGGATTGGTATATAAATGAAATAGCAATCCCTTATGAAGCAGATGTCTCCAAATGGAAAGAAATCATGCTTAAAGTATTGGAAGCTGATGAAGGTGTTTCCAAGAATGACTTGAAAGAATTGTTTGGTTAAAAGCATAGAAAGAAAGGATATACAATATGAATAAAACACTTCTCAAACAAGCAATTCACAACCTTATTGCAGCAGGTTCTGTATTGATTGGCATTACATTATGCAAAGTAATAATTGAACAAGATGTCAACATGGATTATGTCTATGCTTTGCTTAGCATCAATGCTGTTATAATGTTGTTTGAAATTATACTTAAAAGAGACTAATATGACTCTCAAATACTTTCTTATTAGATTAAAAGATGCTTGGTGCAAAACATCAATGGATGTATGGAGATGGTTAGAAATGCATGATATAACCAAAAAAGAAGCAATTGCTTTGAAATATGGGATTAAACATGCTGGTAAAGCAGATGAACTGTGGGAAGTGTATTATGGTTTGACTATGTATATCAAGTATAGTTAAAAAATACAATTTAAATTACAAAAGGATATAATATGAAAGAAGATGAAAATATAGATGAATTTGTAAAGAGAATCAAAAATCTCAAAGTAAGTATCTGGGATAACAATGAAATATATAAAGTAATTGAAAAGATATATCCAGTAGATACTAAACAAAAAGTTAAGGAATTGATCTATGACTTTGAATATACAGAAAGATATGACAAAATTGGAGAAGTTTATTATGCTTTAATAAAGTATATTGAAAGGAAATAATATGAATTTGATATTGAAATCAACTAGAAAATTTATAAAAGCTCCATGGGATCTTTATACTGAGTATAGAGATGACACTCTCACAAAAGAAGAGATAAAAGAATTGAAGGATAAGTATGCTGTTATCCAAAGAACTTGGTGGGATGAAGGTGACAGAATTAGCTATGATTATAATGTCTATATAAGATGTAATACTCCTTTTGAAACAAAGAAAGCAGCAAAAGAATTCTGTGAAAGGATGAATCTAAAGTCATTTGATAGAAGTCAGATTAGACAACAGGTAAAGATAGTGAAGCTGTCGAAGAAGATGGTATTGAAGCATTTCACAGCATGTGATTTGAATTGGAGATTTTATCTAGAAGATTTAGAAGATGATCGTGTCTAGAAGATTAAAGGATATAATATGATGTATGCAGAATTGATACTTAAGACAACTGGAAGAAATATACCTAGCCCTACTCATTTGCGGGTATATTATAGAGAAAAGACTCTCTCTGCAGAAGAATGGAATGAGATAAAAGGTAAGTATTTTGTGAGTGTGAGAGGTTGGAAACAAGATGCAGAAGGTATCACAGGTCAAAGTTATTGGAATTATATCTGGCTGAATGACAATTGTAGTTTCTTTGATACAAAAGAAGAAGCAAAAGCATTCTGTGAAAGAAATAATATCAAGAGCTATTATAGAAAAGGTAGAAGACTTAGATTTATGGATCGGTGCAGTTGAAAGAGTTAAAGCCGTTTGTAATAATGTTCATTTGATTTATCGCGGAACTTATATGACCAATGATAAACGAGCATGGCTTGAGTCAGAAAAAGTAGATTGTGCATATTATAGAAATGAATGTAATATGGGATTTGTAGAACAGATGAAATGCAAATTTCCAGATAGTGATTTGTTTATTGATCCTTCACATATTACCGGCAATCATAACTATGTAGAACCGTTCATAAATGAGATGATTAGAAACTATGATAATATAGTTGATGGGTTCATGATTGAGACTCATATCAATCGAGAAGATGCTATTACTGATAGAAAGCAGCAATTAGAATTAGACCAGCTCAAGGAATTATACTTTTCTGAAAGAAATCAATGTGAACAATACTAATTTAATGGTATTTGATTAGGAAGAAAGATAAGAAAATGATTAGAAATGTTTTAGTAATACACAACGGAAAACTTGAAGATGTTATCACAGAAGAAGAATTGTATAATAAGAAATTTGTAAATAAGACTTCACAAGATAATATCTGGAAATCGGAAATACCAACAAGTAATATGTTGTTTAATCCATACATATATGTTGTATGTAAAGATATAGAATATATGTGTAAGTTTATTGCATTGGATTGCGTTGCAGCAAATGTCGATGTATCTAAATTTGGTGATTTGCTTTATAAAGTAGTATGGGAATGATATATAAAAATTTATATAACTCTTTTATATAATAATAGTATGGAAAAGGATAAAGTAAAATTGCAAAAACTTCAGAAAGAACTTCATAATCTGTTGGATTATTATATGACACATTCTATGTCTGATTCTATGATTGTGAATGAACTAGAAAACATACTAGAAGAAAGTGAAGGAGAATAAAGAATATGAATTGGAAGATTTATCAAAGAATTTGAATAAGATAGTGGGATAAAGTTTGTGATGTTCTAATAATGATAGTAAATTAGGTTTTTATTATTTTTATTAAAAGAGGATTAGATATGTTTAATCCTCTTTTTAATTATAAAGTGATAATGAATAAATGCGAAATTTTTATATAGTGTAAAGTTATATCGTCGAAGCTTCAGTGAATTGGTCCAATACATCGTGTGTATCGGTGTTGACGTTTACTCATCGGGTATTTCATCCCTCAACAAATTTTTTTTATAAAAAATTCCCTTTCCTATATAACCCTTTCCCAACCCGGGGAAGGGTATTTTTTTGCTCATTTTTGTCAAAACACCTAAAGAAAATGACCCAAAACCATTCAATTTTATTCGATTTTTACCGCGCTTTTTGCGCATTTTTTATTCATTTTTATCAAAACCCATAAGTAGGGACTTTGCCCTTTTATCAAAAATCATTCATTTTTTCTTGCAAAAAATTTTCAAAAAAATCAAATATACAAAACCCTTTAAAAAGAGAATATTTCTCATAAATAATTTCATTATTAGATATAATAAGTTCTTTTATAAGTATTGTATATTATCAACTATAAGACGCGTTCAAGTGTTTAGACGGAGTATATCTTACGAATCCATACGTGCATGATTAAGATAATACAATACAAGTAATTGATACATTATATATAATAATAAAGGGTATATTAAAACACGAATAGAGAATAAGATTATAAAAGACCCTTATAACACTTTTATATATTGATTTCTCCACTGTATGATTATTACCGGATAAATAAACCGTTACAGTGAGCAAATAAGATAATAATCAGTTTTTTCGTTCATTTGTTTTATATTAAAAACATCAGTGGACTGGGACTCATTCAAATCACAATGGAAGGGGAATGAGAACAAATATTAGAGTTGTGATGTATCTTTATATATTGAAATAAAGGACAGTATTATTTCATTTTATGTTTTCTGAAAATAAGAGTATTTCCAGATAATTTTTTATTGTCGCATATAAAAGCGATATTGTTGTAAACAAAAGTAAATATCTATTATAGATTTTTATATAATATAATCTTTTTCTTATAATAGACTTGTTTTATTTTAAAAAACTTTTGGGGTAATATGGTTGTATTTAAAAATTACAAAAACCAAATTGATAATTTTACCAGCGGGTTACAAAAAAATTTTTTCCAAATTTTGATGTAGATTCAACCGGGGTCATTTCATATGCAACCTTGGTTGATATTACGGTTTTTATAAACCGGTAAAGAAAAATAAAAGCAAATATTCTAGAAAGAAATATTTGCTATGTAAATAAGAGTTTTATACATCAAAGTATATAACTATATACTTTTTAATTTAAACTCATTTTTAGATATGTTTTTGTATGAAATAGAAACATATGTATAAATACAGGAAGAGCCTTGAGTATTACTACTCAAGGCTCTTTTATTGTATCATAATATAATAGAAAGGTGTATTTTTGTGAAAGGACGAAAGAAGGAAAATACACAAACCTTATTTGAAAAACTTTGATGGAATTTACTTAAAGAGATTTGAACTCTTATAAATTCCAAAAGAAATAAATTCACTGCCACTCCTGGGCTCGAACCAGGGACCCAATGCTTAACAGGCATTTGCTGCTTCCGACTGAGCTAAGTGGCAATTTGTTTTAACTCTATTAGAAAATAGATATATTAAAGAACATTGCAGAGGTAGGATTTGCACCTACGACCTTCAGATTATGAGACTGACTGGCTAACTACTGCCACACTCTGCGATAGTGAAATTGATAGTATTCTTTTTGTTAAAGCTTGGTTTTCGCGAAGGAAAAAGAATACAATAGAAACCTATTAGAAATTTGAGAACTCGTTATCAGATTGGTTACTGATATCTTCCCACGTCTGAGGATGTTTTATTTTTAAATACTAAACGAGTTCTACTTTCTTTTTACTTACAGTGTGTGCACTATTGCAAGTGGTTTATTTTTAAGAGTTAACCTTCTCTTTTCTAGAAAATTCTTTTATACTTATATTATATAAAAGAGTTATTTAATGTAAAGAACATTTTTATTTAAATTTTATGGGCCCAGAGGGGATTGAACCCACGACCAAGCGATTATGAGTCGCCTGCTCTGACCGCTGAGCTACAGGCCCTTTTAAAGTTTATACCTGATGTCAATTTGTTTTTGTTTAGTTAATTGTTATTCGACTTAGTTGTGGGGTCAGGCAACTCCCAATGGAAATATAAAAGGATTCCAGGATTCCAAAACAGGGTTTTACGTTTAGCTTGGTTTTCGCATTTCAATCTGGATAACAATGAACACATTAGAAGGCTGTTCATCATTCACCTATAAGAAGATTTAATACTCAAAATGAATATTTGAATTATCTCTTATTTGGTATGTTTTAAAAGAACTATTATAATAAATGTTTTGATTGTTATAATGTTTTTGATTGAACTTATACCAATCTCTCATTTGTTTATCAAAAAAATCTACAATAATTTTATTCATATTTGGTTCTAACTCTCCTGTGAAAGGATTCATAGAAACCATGATATACTTAGCATCTGGATCATTTACATAAGCCCAATATGCTTTAGAGTTATCTTGTTTATCATTATAGATTTGTGGAACCCAAATAAAATCGGATTGTTTTGTTTCTTTTTGGGGTTCTATTATCTTTATAATAATTGGATTCTGTTTTGGTTCTTTAATTGTATTGTATTTATACTGAACAATACACCCAATAAAGAACCCAATTATTACAGAGGTTAATAATACACAAATATACTTTTTCATAATTTATAAAATTGGTAGTCTCGACCGGACTCGAACCGGTACTCCCTAAGGGAAGCGGATTTTAAGCAATATTTATATATTGGACTATCTCTTCATCTTCAACATTACTTGTTAAGATGGTGGTCGCTCTAAGCCTGTTATTAAGAAGATTTTACTTCTCAGGTAGTCTCTACACCTTCATTGAATATATTCAATGCTTGGCTCGCCCTCCACAGTAGGTTTTCTGTTTCAGCCGAATTCAACCACTACTATAAACCATATTTCTATGATTCGCGGACTAAATTTTGTTTCAAATTTTTCCGCTGCGTCTACCTATTCCACCACGAGACCATATTTAAAGTTTTTATTTCAAAGAACTTATTTATTATACAATAATAATTCTATTATTCAATCTTTTTTAATAACTTTTTAGATTATATAATAGAGTTATTATTTTATAATGAACAGTTTACTAACATGTTCAGGTTTTCAGTTTCCACTTACGTTTGAAACATTTAAGTAACGGTAAATGTATATCAGGAACATTTACAAATCCTATTTATCATATATCACTTATAACGAACGAAATTATATAATAACTACGACATTTTTTCAATCTTTCTTTTTAAATTATGTAATAATTTTATATAAGAGTTATTATATTGTTTTCATCTAAAATCAATTATATCCTAAATGAAATCATTTGAAGCTATAAGATATAACTTCTGGGTTCATAACTAACCCTCTATTGAGTAGACTTATAAAGTCATTCCTAATTACTTTTTAAGTTTATTTGAATTATATCAAATTTTTAATATAATTCAACTATTTTGATGATTTAAGTATAAATTTATTATACTTTTTTATTTATTATTTACACATTCGTATATACGAAATTCTTCTCAAAATAGTTCTTGCTGTTTACAAGATACCTTTGGAGTTCTGATGTCGAACGCATTCCCTTAATTTTGTCCTTCATATATTCAGCTGTATGTACTTGAATATAATGATTTTCAATAGCATCATCAAGAACTGATTTGCAAACTTCTTTTTGATCTTTAAGGGTATTAGCTTCCCATTCTCTCATTTTGACCCACATGACTCTAATAATGGATCGTGTATTCGAAGGTTCAAGTTCTTTAAAAGTTCGTTTCATATAATTTCCTTTCTAATATAATTGTTATGTTTTTATTATAAATAAGAGTTAATATTATTTGTTTCTTTTCTTTTGTTTTCTTACTTGTTTAAAAAATGTTTCAGGCGAAAATGTTTTTGGGTTAAATTTATCAAATTTGGAATAATCACCAATTGATTTTGTTTTGAGAACCAGATTTCTACTATTCATAAATTTATAATCGTTTTAGAATGTTATTCTTTATAAGGGGTTGATATAAATTATTATATATCAACCCCTTATTTATGTCTTATTTTTCTTTTGCTTCTCTTATAACCAGTTTTGCTTTCTGCTCTTGAAGCTTTTCAATCTGTTTGTTGATTCTCTGTTCTCTTTTGCAATCAGAACAAATTGCTTCTGAGAGCCACTTCTTGATCTCACCGCCATATTGTTTGTTTATTCGATTGATGGCGGTCTGACGTGTGACATGATATTCTCGACCACACACAGTGCAACGATACTTAGTTGGTACTACGAAGTCACCGTCCTTAAAATGTTCCTTCTTCGGTTCTCTTGGTGCTTTGTTGATAGAATTGAGATTTTGTTCTACTACTTCTGTATTCATATTATTTCCTTTGTTTGATTGTTTTGGTTATGTTGAAATTATATTTGAGAGTTATTATTTATAATCCGGTTATAAGGAGAGGGTTGCTCTCCTTATAACCTTTTGATTATTATTTACTTTCGTTTGTATTTGCAGCGATTTTTACTTTTTGAGCTTCGAGCTTTGCAATCAGCGCGTTGATCTTATCTGCTTTTCCGCAGTGTGAGCAAGTCGCTTCTTTCAAGAATCTCTGCATACTGTTACCGTATTTCTTTTCGATTCTTGCTATGAGAACTTCTTGTCTCACATGATACTTCTGACCGCACTTCGTGCATACATATTCTGTCGGCACTCTGTATTCACCGTCTGCGAATTTGTGAGTCTTGTATTCACGCGGTTTCTTCTCGAGAAGAGCGAGGTTTTGTTCAGCTGCGCTGAGAGTTTTGACTTCGGTGTTTTCAATGTTTTGTTCGTTCATATTATTATCCTTTCTTTATTTGTGTTTTGATTATGTTTAAATTATATATAAGAGTTATTTTATTAAATTCATTTTTTGATTTGTGTGAATCTAATCTTTTTTCTTATGATATTATTATAAATCAGAGTTAATTTATAATTTGATATAATCTAAATCTTATATTGTTTAAATATATTTGATTTAAATTATGATATTATTATAAATCAGAGTTATAAATCGATCGGGGGCACCTTTGAGTGTTTACAAAAAAGCCAAATACTTCCATTATAACATAGGGTTAGATTTACCGAGTCCCCTGATAGAAATATATCTAACCCTATATTATAATATGATAGGAGAAATACTATATGACATAAGGAATGATGTAAAAATAAATCATAGAGAGGGTTAAATATATCCTTTCGAAAAAATGATAAGAAAAATCTAGACCCCGGGGTGGGTATTATAAAATTCTAGATAAAAAGCGGGGCTGGGTTCAACCCGCGATCATATAGTGAAAATTTTTTTTCAAAAATTTTTCGCTTTTGTATACTGCTTTTGTATATCGCTCTTTTGTTCCGCTTTTTATATCACCATTATATTTACTCTTTTTATATTTTCTGATTTTTAAAAATTTTTTTGTAAAAATTTTACGATTTCTATATAGCGGCTTTATTTATGCAATAAAAAAGAGAAAGATAATAAACCTTTCTCCTTATAAATTAATTCTATTATAACGTTTTTATTTCATTAATTGTTTTAATACTTCTAATTTAGCTTTATCATCTGATAATTGTAAAGCATTAACTGAATTTATTATTGTATCTAATGTTGGCTTTACTTGTGGATTATTTGCTGATATATTATTCATATTATTAACAGCTGTATTATAATCAGGTGATGATTCAAAAACATTACCTAATTCATTTACTATATTACCAAATTGTGATTTTAATTGAGATAAAGCCGGTGCTATTTTTGCTCTTGTAGTATTAATAAATTGCATTACTTTTGGAGTTAATGTTTTTATTCCATTTAAAGCTGTTTTACCTATTTGTGAACCAACTTTAGCTATACCTGAAGCAATAGTTGCAATATTTTCATTATATATATTTTCATATGCTTCATTTATAATATCAGAATCTGTTATATCGTATTTTGATTTATTCATAAAAATATTTATATAAACGCTATATAATGAAAAAATATATACTAAATATTTGTATGTTATCAAAATACGATATTTCCGATGTTGATATAATAAATGAAGCGTATAATAATAATTTAGATATTACTTTGTTTACCACTCTTATTTCATATGAAAAAAATTTCGAAAAATTAATACAATATAATAATATCAATATTTTATCAACATGTGTACCTCCAAATGTTAAATATATAAAAGGTAACAAATATTATAACATTCCATATCCAACACAAACTGATATATTTAATCCATATGCATATTGGCAAGCTCCCAATTCTAATCCATTAGAAACAAATTTTATTATAATTAAATTTAAAAAACCATTGTCGGAAATATATTTGGATACTGATGCTGGGGATTTTTCTGAAATATTTGGAGATGAACCATATGATGAAACATATGATTATATTGATGAAAAAATATCGAAAGATAAAGATATAACAATTCAAGAATTAAATAATATACAACCTATTGATAATTCAACCTCATTTTATGGTACATTTGTAAAAGAAATAAAACCAGAAAATTATATTGATTGTCTTATATATAAAAATAACAGTGGTCGAGTTAAAACAAATATAAAAGAAGCTGATTATATTTTAAATATGTATGATAAAATTTTTAAAAATGCTTTTAATAATGATATTGATAGTATAAAAAATTTTGATAATAAACAAATATATTATCAAAATATTATTAATTTTATTAATCAACCCAAAATTGCAAATTATATTAAAAATTGCCCAAAAGAAGTATTCAATAAATTATATTCATATTAATTAATATTGATTTAAATTTACTAAGATCAAATTCATCGTGTATTATAATAGGTTTTTAGAAATTTTTAATGTTTCTAATTTTCTTTTTAATGCATTATATGTACTTAATTGACGTTCAAATATAATTATTCGATTGTTTGTAAATCCCAATTCGTTATATTGTTCGAGATGATGTTCTAATGCATCATCATTTCCAACAAAACCAATTATATATAATTGGTTATTATAGTTATATTGTGGTATACCATATTTTCGAAAAACGCGTTTTCTTTCTCATTTATTATACGTTTTTCTGATGTTGATGTTGAATGTTCGGCAAATGATATATTTTCTATAATATAAAACAATTTTCAAAATCTATATCAACATCTTCTTTTAATTTTACAAAATCTTTTACTTGTTTCTTTGTCATTGTTTTTTGAGCTTTTCCTGCTTTACCTTTTAATTTTTTACCAGCTTTATCCACTCCGTATATCATACCAAAGAAACGTTGTTGTTTTTTAGAAACACTAGGTATATGTAATTATTTAATAAAAAAGAGAAAGATAATAAACCTTTCTCCTTATAAATTAATTAAGTTTTTATATATTATAATTCCGCTTCTGACGTGGTTTCCAAATCACTATTTGCAGTTAGATTTGTATCCATTGATTCATCGTCTTCGTCATCATATTCAGTACTATCCCAATGGAATCCATCAAATTGCTTAAATTTACTTGCAACCATAATCTCTTGGGCTTCTCTTTCATCAAAAATTTCTGTTTTATCTTCATCAAACATATTATCTTTAATATATTCAGCTTGTTGTTCATAATCCCAATTACCAAAATCAGCTGGTACTTTCATATCAGCATATGGATAATCCCAATTCATAAGATGAATGATTTTGTATTCTTTATCTTCAGAAATATTATTATCTGATTCATAAGCTTCTAATATAATATCAACATCAGAAATATCGTATTTTGATTTTTTCATATACAATTATTTATATTAACACGAACTATAAACTTCCATCTTACCTTGTATCGTATATCCACATTTACTACAAGTAATAGGTGCAGGAGTAATACTGTTCCACCCCATATATGTGCTCATCTTACCTCCACATTTTGGACAAGTATAAATCCAAATTTGCCCTAATGGTGGTGGATCATCTTTTTCTGATGGATTAATTAGATCATCAGGAGGAAAGGGTAAATTATTATCTTGTCTGCATTTAGCTAACTTAAGTTTTTGTTCTGCTTTTTCCATAATATACATTGTATAATGTAATGTGTTTGTCTCCATAATTATATTATATATTTTAACTTAAACAAAGCAAGGGATGCTTTATTCAAACATCCCTCGATTTTTAATCACTAACAAATGATTAATCAATTTCTAATTCAGTATATTCTGAATTTGGACTACAATCATCAACAGTTACTGTTAACATACCATTTCCAATTGTAGTTTTTACATTTTCAGGTTTAACACCTTTAATATACCATTCAAAATAGACTTTACCTTTTTTAATACCTTTATGAATATACTTTTTAGGTATTTCATTTTTGGTTTCAGGTATCATTTCTATTTTGAGGTTATCATTTTTTACACTAACATGTACTTCATTTTTGAAGTAACCAGCAACAGGTACTTGAAACACTTGCTGTTTGATTTTGCCTGTTTTTTCATCTGTAACCATATAATGATCATATGGATAAGATGTTGAAGTGTTTTCAAAGACAGATGGCATAAGGCCCCTTCTGTCAAATATTGAAAACAATCTGTTAGTTAATGCATCAAAGGGATCATAAAATGCATCCTCTTTGACAATTTCTGTGTTATTATTTGTATTCATAGTTTTTATTTTGTTTAAGAAACCCATTATTGGCATTTCTTAAGATAATATTATAATAAAGAGTTAATTTATTTTCACTAATTATCTTTTAAAATTTTTAAAGTTGGAATATTTAATGTATAAAAATTAACATATTCATCAAATTTATCTTTGACTTCTATATTATTGCCATTTTTAATAATAGCCAAAATATCTAAATCATTATTTTGTAATTGTTTTCTTTTAGCAATATATAATTGTGCATTTTTTGTGTAATGATTAAACCAATATTCAGCATCTTCATCATCTGCTGATATACACCAATGAGCTATTCCATGACCTAACAAATAACATTCTTTTGATTTTTATCTTATAAATGTTATATTCATTATTAGAATCAAATATATTAATCATACAAATTATTTATTATCAAAAATTAAAAACTTATCCACCCAGAAAAATATACCTGCACCAACTAAATTACTAACCACAGCTGCTATTATAGCATTTCCAGGTAAGAAATAAATACAAGGAGCCAATACAATAGATGAAAGTTGCCACCTAAAAGCATATTTTAAAAATTGTTTCATAATGCTTTATAAAATTATTTGACTTTAAACTTAGATTTAATATATTCATCAAATAAACATTTATAATGCCATTTACTTTTAAAAATATTTTGTTTATTTGAAAATATATAATTAAAATAATATTTAATATCCTCCGTATTATAATTATTATCTTTCAATAAAATTAAATTTTTATAACACATAAATCGATTACATCTAGATGTTAATATTACCAATGAAATATCATATTTATCGCAATATTCGGTTATATTATCAATTTTTTCATATGATTCGGTTTCTAAATTACCAATATAATAAGTTCGTCTCATTTTAATTTTAGACTCTTTGGAATGATGTTTACCATAAAATGCATTATTAATACCTGAATGATTTTTTCCGTAAAAATAATTTTGTATACCTTTACACTTACCTTTTCGTGAATTACTTATTTTGTTTTTTACTTTTTGATTGGGTAATATACCACCTGTTCCGCCGTAATTTAAATTCATTAATGGACCACCATTTTCAAATATATCTAATTTTGCAATGCATTTAGTTTCTAAATCATATGCTGTTAATTCATCTATGTTATCGTAAATATGAACTATTTTAGGTATATTATTTTCTTTTACCATTTTTGATAATTTAGAATAAAACGGTGTTTGTTTATTGTGTAATTTTGCAAAATTCCAATGAAATATATCTCTGGTAGAAGTACCTTTACCTATGTAAAATGGTTTACCTTTATATATTTTTCCGTTTAATTCAAATTTATAATCAACATAAGTTTCATCAATATAACAATATACATAATATCTTTTTTCCTTATTATATATTGATATATTTGGATTATGTTTTAATTTTTCTAATTCCATAATTTAATAATTAAGTGGGTCATACACCCACTTAAAATATTTAATTATTGATTAAGACTGTTCATATTGGTAAAATGTCTTTTTGGAAATTCCCATTCACGTCGAACTTTATTCCAACTATCCACAGGTGTAAAGAATCCAACCACACGTGTCATATAAGCAAACTCTTCACTTCCACATTCGTGACAAGTCGTTTCTTTATAATTTACAACATGTCCACATTTTTTACATTTCGAAAATACTTTATTGATTGCAAAGTGTTCACAACCAACAGAACAAGCTTTTCTTATCAATGCTTCATTTTGTTGAGGTGTTGTATCTGATGCAACTTGAATGTGTACTATACCACCACCTGTAAGTAACTGATTATATTTTCCATCTGATTCAAGTTTTTCAAACAAACTAAAATCTTCATACAATGGGCAGAATTGATTTGCATATAGTTTATAATAATCATCACCATAACTATATATTAATTGATCAGCTTTTGCTAATCTTACAGCAAATGTTTCACCAGGTATCTGTTCGATATTACCTTTAATACCATATTGTTTACTTATTTCATTTACCCATTGATTGAATCTTACTAAAATTTCTTTTGTAATATCAACATCATCAGAAATATTAAATCTTTGCTGCAATGTCTTTTTAGCTTCATAAATACCAAGCATACCAAATGTACTAAATAATCTATTTGGATTAATATAACCATTTGATATAAATGATTCAAAACCTTGCTCAGTAAGTTTAAGAATCAACAATTTATGAGCTCTTAGAATTTTGGCAGCTTCTTCAACTCTTGTTCTAAGAATATTATAATAATCATCAACTGAATTACATTCTAAAGCAATTCTTTGGAAATTAATTGTACATACTCTGTGTGAACCCATTGATACTGATCCACCTCCACCAAAGGAATTAACCTGTGAAGCAAAATCAAGCATTTGAGTATCATTAATTAATCTACAGCAGCTGCATACTTTAGTGCCTTTTGAATTGAATATATTAAATCTACTAATATCCCTTTTACAAATGGATTTTAAAAATTTATCATCTTCAATTTTTAAATCTTCAGTTTTGGAAAGATTAATAGTTGATACTGGGAATCTATATGGAAGTCCATTATTTAGAGGATCACCTTTTTCAAAGAAATCCATATATAGATTTTGCAATTCCATAATATAATCAATAACATATTGTTGGAATTGTTCATTAGACATTTTATCTTTTAAATCATTATCTGTTGAAATTGCTTTGTGGTTTTCAAAATACCATCCATAATTATCTTCACCTATCATTCCTTTTAATTTAATGCTATCAAAAATAGATACATTTGTAAAAGGTGATTCAACACCATTTCTAGAAAGATGATTTACAGAATGAATAAATTGTTGTAATTCATTTTCAACATATTTTCTAAATCTTTTATCATTCTTTAGTTCATCTAATGTTCTTCTTTCTTTATAAATACAAATGTGAGCTAAATCTAAAAAGAAAGTACCTACAGCAATAGCACCAGCTAAATGACTAGACATTTGATGAATTGTTTCACAAAGCGCTGAGATATAAGAACTTACACGTTTACATGGTTTAGAAGGTAATACACCAAAATTACGTCCAATAGTTACTAATTTGGATGCATCTAAAGCCCAACAATATGGAATCATGATTGCTGTTGAATCACTTAACCCTAAAGATAAACTATACATTTCACCTGTAAGTTTTTTGGCTTCTTTTCTACCATACAAATCTTTCATGGTTCTGTATAACATATCCATACCAATCAACTTCTTACCAGGATTAAGAACTTCATTAAGATAACCAACCATCACCTTTTCATTCTTATTTGCATTTGCATCAATGGTATGGTCAACAATGGATGTATCTTTAACACCATCTTCAAAGTTCTTCATAAAGTCGAAATTGTCTTCATGCAAACCATGAATTTTTAATAACCCATCTGTTATTTTGGTTAATTGCTCTTTGTCTGTAATCCCATAATTTGCTTTGATAGTAGCTGATATATTCTTTCGAATATTTCTAATTGTTCTAGCTGTGTTAGATTCTGTTAAATGATCATGAGTGATCTTATCAAGATCTTTTTTAAATTCAGGATCAATAACACTTTCGACTTCAAAATCGGGATAGTTAATCTTTAATGCTGTTTTTGCCATAATATTAATAAATTAAAATTCCTTCTTTACTTATTTGACGATAATTAGAGTCGTAAAAATTTTGATTGGGTGACGCTAATATAAACTTATCTTCAAAATTACCGGATTTACGTTTTTGTGATTCGATATATTTTCCACATTTAATAAATTTAAAACCTGTAATTTCATTTTGTTTAACATAGTCTATTTCAAATCCGGTATATATACATATGTCATATAAATATCCATATGTGTGTAAAAAATATTTAGTATCTTTTATATTATTTGTAAATAAAGGATCACCACCAGAAAATACAATTTTATTTGTTTGATTTTTTTTACAAAGTGTTGATATTAAAGTATTTAAATTATCAGGAGTAATTTCTTTACCAACACCGTATTTTTGAAGTTCTTGATTTTGACATGATTTACAAAAATGATTACAACCGCTAAAATAAAATATATTAGCCCAAGATTTTGGGTCTGGATAATCTATAAACGTACAATCATAATTTACTAAAAACATAATAATATTATACTATGTTTAAATAAATTTAAAACTTAATTTTTAAATTTTTTATGTACATTCTCAACACCTCTCAATTTACACTCAATGTCATATCCTTTTAACTCCATATCAGTCAAAGCATCAGTTGCTGCTTCAGATATTCTTTTAAATTCTTCATCAGACATACATGTTGTGGTTGGTGGTGTTTGTGATTGATCAAGCAATTTTGTCATCTTCTATATCTTCTTCAATTACTATTCTAAGTTTCTTATTAAGAATCTTTGTAGTAAATGCACTTAACACATCTGTAGGTGGTTTGAGTCTATATTCCATTTTTTCAACACCTTTTAGCATATATTCTAATTTAATTATTGCATCTCCACACATAAATGTAAGAGCATTGGCATATAAACCTGGTTTACTTTCAACTAGCATAGCATTATTCAATACTACTGTTGAGTTATCTTTACTTACTTCTATCATTATACAAATTCCAAATATTAAATTGTTTACAAAGTATATTAAATACTCTTCTTTCCCTTACTTCATTTTCTGCAAAACCACTATACCATTTTTCTATAACCCATTTGTATAGTGCATGATGACAATATTTTAATATCATCCCAATTTTGAGTTGATCAATTCCACATATTGCATCTTGTGATATCAGATTAAGGAAAATATCCCATATAGGTTGTTTGGTGTTTTCAATATCTTTACATAATTCTTTATACACCAAATCTAATTCAGGTGAATCACTTTCAAGAATCTCATCAACCATTTTTTCTAATTCACTCTCTGACATCATCTCATTTCATCCTCACAAAAAATAATACCATAGAAATCAGTTTTTTCACTAATTGGTAAGCAAGTTTTTTGTTCAATAACTGTTATCAATTCATTGCATTTTAATTCTTTGATCTGTTTTGCAGTAAGTTTCATCTTTTCACCATCTACAATAACAGTGTGAAGTTTTCTGTTTCTATGGTTTATTTTTGATTTCATTATTTATTTTACAAACTGTTCAATCTCTTCTTTACTCATCAAACCAACATGTTTTTTCAACATTTCACCTGATTTGAAAAGCATGATAACTGGAATGTTTGTAATATCATATTCTTCACATAATTCCATATTTTCATCAACATCTACTTCATATGTTTTTGGTAAAGTATTCTGCATCTCATCAAGTAACTTTCCAACAAGTTTGCAAGGGTTACACCAATTTGAGCTAAACTTAACCAACACAGGTTCAGTGGAGTTAATTGTTTCTTTAAAATTTGTTTTATTTAGTTTTTGTGCCATATTCTTTTAAAATTCTTTCTAATAAAAAATTTACTGATTCTAATTCACATGCAATGTTATATGATTTACCTTTACTATTATAATTTAAATGATTAACTAATTCTGTAACTTTATCAGTATTTTTATTCAATGCTAATATATTTCTTTTTAGATTATATTGGATAATAATATTATTGATTGTTTCAAATGTCTCTTCACAAATTGTGAATGTATAATCTGAAAATTTATAATTTATATCTTCAACTTTGTGTAGTTTAATATTACCAGCAAGTGTATTGATATGTATATCAATTACTCTCAAGTTGTTTAATAACTGAGCTTCATCTGAATTACATAGATTAATATTCAAAGATTTCATTGCAAATTTAAACAAACCTTGCAAAAATACATCACCAATTCTGAATTGGTTATAATCTAATGAATTCTGAATAAATGTTTCAAGATGAATAACTGTTGATTCAGTTTTTTCTTCACCAGTTTTATTATTTTTAATTTTTACTTTGAGGTTTAAGTCTAACATAATCTTTTTGTATTTTAACTAAATTAACTAATTTTTCAACATTTTTATTATCAATGGTAAATATATAATTTACATTCAACTTATTATTTGTTTCACTTGCAATAATTATGTCAGTATCAATTTTGCCAGTTTTGAATAATTGAACAATAGGTGAAAATAATTTAATTAAAGCTGATTTAATCAACTCTTTATTATCATATCTTTCCCAGTCTCTATTATCATATGATGGAAATCTCCAATGTAATTCTTTTTCAATAATATCAGTGTGAATTGTAGCAAAATCATTAGCATCATAATCTGATAAAGAATTTAAATCATAAATCAAACTTGATGAAACTTTCATTTTTTCAACAACCTTTTCATACAGTGTATTCATATTGATATCAGCTAATTTAAAACTAATATCAATATAATCTACTGTATCATTAATATCTAAATGATTATGCATTTTCTTGTAAATGTAATGTGTTAGTTTTATCATCAAACCTAATAGCTTTAAGATCTAGATTTTTTGAATAGATATCAAATTCACAATCATCATTAGTAGAAACAAATTCAATTTTAAAAGATATTGTATTATTTTTAAGATTATGAATCATTTCACCTGATTGAATATATCCCTTTGATATGTAATTATCATTGTATTTGTATTCTACATCATACCCATGTTCAATACATTCTCTAATAACATTTGATAATCTTAATTCAATATCACACATACCTGTAGCTATACCTCTACATTCACACATGATAAAAGCATTTGGATTTTCTGATTTACAATCTAATTCTGATTCTGTTACTTTTTTCATTTTTCTAAGAAAACTTATTCTTGCATCTAATTTATCCAAAATATTATCTTCTTCAATTGACATTTTATAGTCATCTCTTACATTATGATTATAATAATTATCTGCACCAGATTTAATAAGTTTTAAATCATCTAAATCAAATTCAATTTCTGTTTTAGATTCTTCATCCAATGCTTCTTTAAATTTAGAATCTAATGATGGTTTTATTACTGCTCTATTATCATACCAAAACTTATACCATTTTAATTCTTCTAATGTGTATGTATTTACTTCTTTTAACTTTGTCATCTCTTTTTGATTAATTCTTCTTATTAGATTATTGTATATTATTTCATTAATATCTTGTTCTAGATGTTTAAATTGGGTTATTTGTATTAGATATATAACTACCAGTCAACATTGGTTTCATAGATTTTCCCATTCTTTTTGTATGTTACTAACTATTGTATCAAGTAAAGAATGCAATTCATATAATTCACCATCTCTATACAAATCTAAAGTAAGATTATTATCTGAATAATTTGCTTCAAATTTGTATTCATGATTATCAAAAAACCTATGATAATGCATTCCTAATCTGTAATTAACAATACTTACATATTCATCAATATCAGATGTTGATAGAAACTGTTCACTACTAAACAAATCATCTATTATTACCTTAGTGATTTCAATTTTATTTGGAAAGGTAACAATGTTTCTAATATCAAATGGAGGATATTCATTTAAATATATCATATAAATTTCTTTATTGTTGTGTTATTAGTTAAAGCATAAACAAGTTTAAAAGCTTTCTTTCTGAATACATCTAATCTATATACAGGTTTGTCAAAATTAAAAACTTTGCCTCTAAAATCACCAAGTTTTGAATCATTATAATATACTTCAAAACTATGATATTGTCTAATTATCTTACCTTGTTTATTTGGAAGATATTCAAAATAATATGTGATTTGAAAATCATAAAATTTCTTCTCTTGCAATGATAGTTTGTCAACAAATAAAAAACTTTCAACAACTTCTCTTTGATATTGCTCTCTAATCATTGCAAGATTTTCAGTATACCATCTTACAAAGCTTGCATTAGAATAGTATTCATTGAAATATTTTTCAAACTTATTCATCAGTAATTTCTTTTTTGTCTAAAACATACCCTGTTGCCATTGTTATCATTGCTGATTTTTCCCAAAGCTGTTTCAATACTCTATTTCTTATTTTTTCCAATCTGGTTGTAACCATATTTACTATTTCATCTTCACCAAATGCAGTTACTGCTTTAGCATACCAGTAATTCTTTTGATTGTTTTTATCTCTGATAAAATCATATATGATTGTAAAAATTGGATGATAAGTATCTTTACCTCCTTCATGAATTTCATGATCATCTGCAATGTGATAGAATTTTTCCATTACAAAGTCTTTATAAGAAATTCTAAACATTACAACTTGATCATTAAAATATCTTTTTGTTATTTTAGGCTTGTGCATTATTTTACCTTTTTAATATTTTACTTTTGTATATGATTTCTTTAAGTTAAAAACTTGACTTAAAGCAACTCTTAATACTTCTTTTCTTATTTTATCTAGTCTATTTGTAGATGGCAAATATTCTATTTCAAAATCACCAAATATTGTTGATGCTTTTGCAGAATGATATCTTTTCTTATTGTATCCATCTCTACCAAAAGCATAATATACTATCATATATGCTTTATCTGACTCATCATCAATAGTTTTATATTTATCTGTTTCATAATCATCTTCAGTATAATAAAATTTCTCTATTACATGATCATCATATGAGTATCTGAATATTACACTATCTCCAGAATACTTCTTTGTAAATTTACATTTTTCCATAGTTTTATTTTCTTATTTTAACTTGTGTATATATTATATGATTGTCAATTAAATTTCAAAATATTTTTAAAATTTTTCTTGTTTTAATAGCTTTTTAAGATAAATAATTATATACAAAAGATTAAATTTCTCACTACATTTAATTTAAACTTTTAAGATATTATAACTTTTAACTTTTAAAGAAATTATTTTCTTAAGTCTTAATTTGAAGTAGTGAGCAAATTAAGACTTTTCTTTTTATATATTTTACAAAAGAGTTAAAAATTAAATGGAAACAGAAGATATAGATTATAAGAATTATGTTTTAAAGATAAGGATTTATCCTAATCTTGAACAAAAGTCTTATCTTCATAAAGCATTTGGATGTAGTAGATTCATTTATAATTACTTTTTAGATAAATCACAAAAAGCTTGGAATGAAAATAAAGAGTATTTCAATTGTATAGCTAGTGAAAGAGAGTTAACAAAACTTTCTAAACAAATAGATTATAATTGGTTAAAAGAAGTTGATAGTCAGTGTTTAAAAGTAACATTAAAGCATTTAGATACAGCTTATAAAAATCTCTATCAAGCTAGAAAAGAAAAAAGAAATTATAATTTAAGATTCAAATCAAAGAAAATCATTTACATCTACTTGTATAAATTCCAATGTCAAAATAGACTTTGAAAATAAAAGAATTAAGATTCCAAAATTAAAATCTTGGATAAAATATAGAGATGAAAGAGAAGCATTTGAATACAAATCAATTCAGAAGATAACAATAAAACAAACACCAGCTGGTAATTACTATGCTACTATATTGTTTAGAATACCAAAGACTGTAAATACATATACTCCAGATTTAAAGAAATCTATTGGTATTGATTTTGGGTTAAAAAATTTTATTACACTTTCAAATGGTGAGAAAATCAACTCACCTGAATGCCTTAAAAAATCACTTAGAAAACTCAGAAAACTAAATAAATCTCATTCAAGGAAGAAAACCAATTCCAATAATAGAGAAAAAGCTAGAATAAAGTTAGCTAAGTGTCATGAAAAGATAGCAAATCAAAGAAAATATTTCAATAATTGTCTTTCTAAAAAGTTATTAGATAATTATGATTTTATTTTCATTGAAGATTTGAATATCCAAAGTATGCAAAAGTTATGGGGAAGAAAAGTATCAGATATAGCTTGGAGTCAATTTGTTAGTATGTTGACTTATAAAGCTTTAGAAAGAAACAAATATGTCTTTAAAATAGATAGATTCTTTCCAAGCAGTAAACTTTGCAATCATTGTTGATATAAAAATGAAGCATTAAATCTCTCAGATAGAAAATGGATTTGTCCAGTTTGTCATTCTGAATTAGATAGAGAT